AATGTTTGACTACTTGAAATTGCGGTTCCTGTTGTATAACCAACAGGGACTAATAATGAATATGGTGCGGTTGGTCCTTGTTTAATAACCCCAAATATATTACCACTTACTGATGTTTGAGACCCTCCTACTCCACCTGGTCCAAAATTAGGTGGTGTTGTTGTAAATCCGCTATATTGAGCGGCATTTATTCCATTTGTACCCATTAAGAATGTTGCGGTACTAACTCCTAGTCCACCAAAACCAAAAGGTCCTGCACTTGGATTAACAAGTGTTAAGTCATTTATGTTAAGTGAACCTGATGCCGACATTACAACATTACCACCCGACTCAACAATTGTCACACTAAATCCTGCAGGTGTGCTACTCGGTGTTGGTGTATTTGATGGAGTAACTGTTGGTGTTATTGTATTTGTAGGTGTTGGTGTAACTGTCTGTGTTGGAGTTGGAGTTGTTGTAGGTTCAGGTGTTGTAGTATTAGTTGGAGTTGTTGTGTTAGTTGGTGTAGGTGTTGGGGTAACTCCTGCATTAATTTCTACACTGATATAAACAGGTAATCCTACGGTCCAATTTGTAGTTGCTGATTGGATTAATATTGCATTTCCTGACGGAGTGCCCAAAGGAGGAACTCCTACTTGAGTACCAAACACAAATCCATCACCTGCAACACCTGGAGGTGTTCCTGTAGTTGCTGACCAATATTTGAATGCATTTGTATCACCAGAGTAAATCGCGGTACTTCCTGTTTGAGTCATTGTAATAGTAATACTTTGTCCAGTAAATTGAGAGAAGTAACTTTCCCTATCTATACCGTTAGAATCAATAGAATTGAAGTATATTCCTCTACCACTTATAGTCAATTCATTAGGGTTGGTAGTTCCTGTTTGGACTGCACCTTGGTTCATAATTGTATTACCTGTAGCTGGGAAGTTGTAAGGTAATACAATTAAATTAAATGAATATCCTGTTACAGGTTCAGGTGTTACTGAAGGTGTTGGCGTATTAGTTGGTGTTTGAGTTGGCGTATTAGTTGCGGTATTGGTTGGTGTTACTGTAGGTGTATTTGTTGCAGTATTGGTTGGTGTTACTGTAGGTGTATTTGTTATTGTATTAGTTGGTGTTTGAGTTGGCGTATTAGTTGCGGTATTGGTTGGTGTTTGAGTTGGCGTATTAGTTGCGGTATTGGTTGGCGTTGGTGTTGGAGTTTCTGTTGATGATGGTGTGTTTGTTGCAGTATTAGTTGGTGTTTGAGTTGGCGTATTAGTTGCGGTATTGGTTGGCGTTTGAGTTGGAGTGTTAGTTGCGGTATTGGTTGGTGTGTTTGTTGGTGTGTTTGTTGCTGTATTAGTTGGTGTGGAAGTAGGTGTGGAAGTTTGAGTTTGAGTTGGTGTTGGAGTAGGAGTTACATCCAAAAATCTTGTATACGTTGAGTTATAACTATCTAAAATATCAGATGATGACAATGCTTCACTATAAATTTTTACAATCGCTAAATCACCATCAATTAAGTTTCCTGATGATAGAGTTTCATCCCATCTTCTCATTAATCTGTTATTACCACCTGAAATTGGGTTTGCTGAGATGTTAATAGTTCCTCCTGATGCTTGACCATTAATGTATTGACGAAGTGATGTTCCATCATAAGTCCCAACGACTTGATACCAAACGTTTGTCTGAGGTACAAATCCTGTTGTATTATACCAAATGTTATCATAGAAACCTACGGAAAGATTATAATCGTTAGGTGAGTTATTGGTACCTATACTAAAATTAACTGCAGTACTTGAGTTATATTGGTTGGAAACAATCGAAGATACTTTTCCTGTTAAAGAACTTGTTAGTCTAAACCAAGCCTCAACTGTAAATTGACTTAAGTTACCTAAATCATTAAATGTTCCATATTCTAATGACACATCGTCAAACTGTAATACACCATCATAACTTGATGAATATGTTGGTGAATTTACTAATGTAGCGTTGTTACCATAACCACTTATATCATACCAAGTTGACCCTGTTCCTGAATATGAACTTGGATTACCTGAATCAAGACTTATAAGTAGAGTGCTCGCATAAGATGTCCAATATCCATTATTATTTAACCAAGTTTTCGCGTCATTACCATTTGTAAAGTTTTGTGGGTCATTGTCTTTGTTTGCGATATAATTTGCCAACTCAAGAAATGAACTTTCAGATTTAATTGGTGATTTGAAAAATCCAACATAACAAGGAATACTCAATGGGTTTGGATGATTTCCTGCGGGTACCGGATAAGCCACAGCATAATGTAAATCTAAGTCAGGTGTTGCCCAAAATGTATAACCATCAGGATATGCTCCGTAGTCTTGTGCAGTATCTGCAATTGATAAATCTCCGATTTGAGTAGTTCCAGGTATTGGTATACCTGAGTTATTGTAAGCTATTGGTATTATAGTTGGCATACTTGCGATTGTTTTTTATTAAATATTTTATACACTAATAATTGGTTGTGATACAATTTAATCTTGTCCCAATTAACTTACTTTAACATATCCGTAATCAACTATTTGTGGTGTACCACTGTTATTGGTTATACCAAATGTAAAGGTATTTGTATTTGAAACCGCTGGAGATGAGGTACTAATACTTCCCGCAGTTCCGACTATCTGACTTGGTATTGATGTTAAAACCAAAGCATTTCCATCAAGATAATACCAACCATACTGAACACCTATTACAGGTACATTATTGTTTGATAGTGTTACTGTTGCATTCCAATTAACAATACCGCTTGGAATATTTCCATTCACCCACATAACATATGATTGACCCTGAGGAACTGTAAAACTAACAGTATTTGTACCTGCAGATAAGGTCCAACTTCCTATTACGGGTGATATCGCATTTTGCGAATACCCGTTAAATAATGTTTCTTTGGTTACTTTAAATGATTCTGTGTTCCCACTATTGTTCATAACAAGAAAAGCACCATTTGTGTTTCCTGTGTATGTCGGTAAATTTGCTATTTGTACGTTTGCCATTTCTATAAATATTAGTTTTAATGTTGATATTCTATTCCACTACCATCTTGAGCGGTTAATATGTCACCACTTTGAATTAAAATAAAGAATGGTTCGGTTGGCGTTGGTGTTGGAGTTGGAGTTAAAGTATTAGTTGGTGTCACAGTTGGTGTGCTCGTTGTTGTTGGTGTTACTGTAGGGGTTGATGTATTAGTTGGTGTTGGGGTTATTTCCGCAAATCTTGGCGCTAAATAATTGTATTGTTGTGTTATTTCAGTAAGATTTAATTGTCTGTTATAGAAATACATGTTGGCAACATGACCCCAAGGTTGTACAACGATATCATTATTACCCCATCCCCAGTGTCTAGTTCCACCAGCACCCTCATTGATTGTACTTCCCACCTGTGAACCATTTATGTAGAATTTTTGAGATGAGTTAGTCCCGACTACGGCAAACTGAACCCAAACACCTGCCGAAGATGAAACATCATATCCTGAACTTACAAATCCTGTTGCCCAATATCCTAATGTGTTTGTTCCATTAGGTATAGTAATTGGTGTGATTTTAGGAGGACCCTTTGTATAAAGTACTGTTCTAAACCCAGCATTACTAGGTATCAATCTTGCCCAAGTAATATATGTGTATCCTGAATTTGGTAATAAAGGTCCTGTTAAGTTGTAATCAACTCTATTATTTCCTGTTGTACAATCAAAACATTTTATACCATTAAGAACTGTGTATGTTGCACCAATTAATGTGTGGTCATATCCACCTGTAATATCAAAAACAGTTGTTCCTGTTCCTGGATAACTTGAGCTTTCATATGCGTCAAGTTGAATAACCAAACCTGAAGTTACAATACTTGGTGTTGTAGATGGTGTTGGTGTGTTAGTATTTGTTGGAGTTAATGTAATGGTTGGTGTAGGAGTTGGTGTTCCTGTTTCAGTATTAGTTGGTGTTACTGTAGGTGTATTTGTTATTGTATTAGTTGGTGTTTGAGTTGGCGTATTAGTTGCGGTATTGGTTGGCGTTGGTGTTGGAGTTTCTGTTGATGATGGTGTGTTAGTTGCGGTATTGGTTGGTGTTTGAGTTGGCGTATTAGTTGCGGTATTAGTTGGTGTGTTTGTTGCTGTATTAGTTGGCGTGTTTGTTACGGTATTAGTTGGTGTTTGCGTTGGTGTGGAAGTAGGTGTGGAAGTTTGAGTTGGTGTTGGAGTAGGTGTTGATAACGGTAAAACATATGATGTCCAATAACCGTTACTATTTAACCAAGTTTTTGCGTCATCTGTCGTGGCAAATGTTTGAGGTGTACCATTTTCTCTTGAGATTACTTGTGATAATTGAATAAACGCTAAATCTGTAAAAACATCCGTTCTCCAAAAAGTAACGTCACCAAATGGGGGATTAATACCTGGTTCAGTTGGTTGGTCATTTGCAGGATTATCCGTAGCAATTACATAACCCAAATCTTCATCAGGTCCCATCCACCATCTTACACCACCATAGTTTTGTGAAAAATCTCTATCATTTTGAGCAATGGATAAATTACCAATTTGTTCTGTCCCTGATATTGTTGAGCCTGTATTATATGCAAAAGGTCTTGTAGTCGGCATACGTTTTTAAGTATAAATAGTCCTTGTGAATAATGTTGTTTGAGATTTTATTTGACCAAAACTTTAATTTTATGTATGTTTGAAAAAAATACTTCATACGATGGCTAGAATTAAAGATTTTAAAGAGAACGGACCTGATTGGTTAAATATGAGTTTGTTAGACTTCATAACAAATATGGATAACACCAAAACCAAAAAGTATGTCCCAATGATGATTAATGTTTTTGGGAAAATGATGACCAAAAATTACGGTAAAAATGAGATTAAAGAAATCCGAGAAGAGTTATTAATTGGAAGGAAAATTGTCAAACCTGAACAAATAAATAATTTATCTGATATTGCAGTCGTATTATATTGGAGATTTCTGGATTTATTTTCACACGCTGATGTAAGAATGGTTGTTGATTTTATGGAGCAATGTGAAAGATATAATCCAAAAGGATTGGACACCACACACATCACTGATATTGAGGAGCTCAATTCATATCTGTCATTACTTTCATTGAAAGATGAAAAAAAAGAGTTTGAGAAACAAATTGTTCGAGAATTTGAAAATGACACTTGGTTGGTAATTAGACCTTTAACTTGGGAGTCATCTTGTAAGTATGGAGCATCAACCAAATGGTGTACCGCAGCATCTTCAGAAGCTGAACATTTTTACAGATATGGTAAAAAAGGTTCATTACTTTATATTATCAATAAAAACACAGGATACAAAGTTGCTTGGTTTTATGATAAAGACGTTAGAGATAGAGGTGAGGTGATTTCATCATTTTGGAACTCAGCAGATAATAGAGTTGATTTTACCGACACTCAGTTAGATTTGGATATTTTTATGTGGATAAAAAGTAAGATTGATAACAATCAAATTATCACCAATTTAGAATCTAATTCTGAAGTCTTCAATGAAGGGTTTAATCGAATAGTAAAAATTGAGAAACAACCATATGAGGGAGAAATAATGGAGGAAGTACCAATGGTTAATGTGGATTTACGTGATATCCCTGAAATCTCAATGGAAAATATTCTTGAAAGAGTAAGGGGTTTGAGAAACACCGATGAAATGGTAATTCCCGACGCTGCCTGGAACAATGAAGCTTTACCTGAAGAAATTGAGTATGCTCCATATGAAGAACAGTAAAAACACGTTTTTTTAATAAAAAAAAAAGTTTTTTTGATTTTTACAAAATATGTATTATCTTTGTAAAGTCATTTAGGTCTCATAGTTAAACGGCTATAATGCAGCCCTGTCACGGCTGAGTTCGGGGTTCGATTCCCCGTGGGACCGCAACATAGCGGGGTGGACTGGAGAAGGTTCCAGCTCAGTCTCATAAGCTGAATCACGTGGGTTCGAATCCCACCCCCGCAACAAAGAACCTTGAAAAGGGCCCTTCCTGAAAGATTGGCACGCTGGGCCCGGGTTCTCTTTTCGGGCTGTTAGCTCAGTTGGCTAGAGCACCTGCCTTGCACGCAGGGGGTCGGGAGTTCGAGTCTCCCACGGTCCACAACTTATCTTAATTTGGCCCGGTCGTCTATCGGTCAGGACACGTCCCTTTCACGGACGAGAGCGGGGTTCGATTCCCCGTCGGGCTACAAATCATATCTTCAGGTACCCGTACAGCGGTGGAGAAGGGCTAAGTTAGATACAATTCCTCGGAGCTGGGAGTAGAATGCCTGTACGATGTGATTATTAAAAACTACAAATATGAAACACCGTATCTATCTTGATGATGTTAGAACTCCTGTGAGTCCGAATAATGAGTGGGTTAATGGAATCCCTGAATGGACTGTTGTTCGTTCTTATGATGAGTTTGTCCAAACAATTAACAAAATTGGTTTAGAAAACATCGAACTTATTTCTTTGGACCACGATTTAGGTGATAGTGCAATGAGTGAGTGGTTATATGGTGTAACAAAAAACTACGCAATCAATTACGACAATATCACTGAAAAAACTGGTATGGATTGTACAAAGTGGTTGGTTAACCAATGGTTGGACGGAAAACCTGTTGTTGATGTGGTTGTTCACTCGGCAAATGCTGTTGGTTCGGCAAATATGATGGGGTACATTAATAATTATAGACATCTAAACCGTCTCCCACAAAATTGTGTGAGAGTTCAATGGGAACATACAGTATGAAAAAAGAAGAATGGAACCCTGAAGATTGGCAAGGTAAAACAAAAGACCAAGTTGAATTTAGTCTAGCAATGGCTTTTTTGGGACTATTGGTGATTGGAATTGTTGCCGTATTTTTGGTATTAACACAACCATAATGAAACGTAACGACATTAGAAACGAAGGTCCTTGGGTGATTATTGACCCCAAGGACTATTCTATTTTACAAAAAGGTCTTTTTTGTGATTTAGTAGGCAAACAAAGTGGCCATCTTATGACAGAATCATTGTACCTTCAAATATTAGATGAAAGAGACCAATAATACTATTTAATAGTATGAAGTATATTATCACCGAAAGTCAGTACAACTTAATTAATGAAGCTTTAGGGGTTCCTGAATCTATTTTGGAAGCCGCCGAAGAAGTTTATGGAATGATTTTAAACGACTTAAAAAGTATTCGTCAAAAAAAAGATGAATACGAATTTTATGGTGACATTGATATAACATTAGGTTATAAACAAAAAATATATCTTGATAGTTATAAACTCATCGTTGAGGTTAACGAGATTGATGAATTCAAAGAGGACCCGAAAATCGCCTCTATGGGTATGTCACAAACTTTTAGATTTGATAGAGACATTAAGTTAAAAACTATTAAACCATCATCAAAAGCAACATTTACTTTAACTTATATTGTAAACTCTGAATGGGAACCGCAACAATTAGCCCAAGAGTTTGAATCTGATAGAGATGAATATATCGGGTCAATTGCTCACGAATTAAAACACAAATACGATAAACAAGTTAGTCGAAAGGGTTTAATTGGGCACGATGCTGAATATAATGCTATCGGTGATATGCCACCATTTAGGATTGATGTACTTGACGAAAAATTTATACACTTTTTATATTTTACTACCGTTGCTGAAAATTTGGTTAGACCTAGTGAAGTCGCATCTAACATAAGAACGAAAAATATTACAAAATCACAGTTTTTAGACTTTTTGAAAAAGGATAAGACATTCCAAAAATTACAGGAAATTAAAAATTTCACGTATGAAGATTTAGTCTCAGGGATTAAAGATAATATGGAAAGAGTTGATTTTTTTATATCTGAAATTATGGAAGAGGACCCTACCACAATGACTGATGATGAAAAAGTTGAAAAAGTTTTACGTTTATTCTTTATAAACTTATCAAATAGAAAACTTGAAAAGTTTAACAGATACGTAGATGGACCAATGGGTTCAGACCCTCTATTATCTATGTTAGCATCAATGCTTGGACAATCTTTAGGGGATTCTGAGGAACTTGATAAAATCAAAGAAAACTTTCAAAAATTTGTTCTTAGATTTGAAAACAACCCAATCAAATTTTTTAAATACGAAATCAAAAAGTTTAATATGATTGCCGATAAAATGATTAGAAAAATTGCCAAACTTTATGATATGGCGAAAGATGATGGACAAACAAACGAATCCATTATCAATTGGGAACTTCACCGTTTATTGATGGAGAAAAAATACGGACCATTCAAAATCCACAAAGAAATTATTTACAAGAAAAAATAGGAATTACTACAAGATTGTATTATCTTTGTTCTATGAAAGTAATATTCCTAGATAACGATGGTGTAATTTGTCTTGCAAACAATTGGGGTGGTAGGATGAAGAAACAAAAAAAATGGGGTGGTAGAAAAATGTCTATGACCAATAGAGAAATTCCTATTCAATATCGATTTGACGATTTTGATGATAAAGCAATTAAAGTCCTAAATTCTATTTTAGAAGAGACTGGTGCTGAAATAGTTGTATCTTCAGATTGGAGATTTCACGCCACGTTGGAGGAACTTGGTGAATACTACCTATCTCAAGGTATCCTAAAAGCTCCAATTGCAACAACACCAAGAACTGAAGATATCGCACCTGAAAAATGGAACATACTACGATTCCGTGCCGATTTAGAATTGGAACGTTCAATTGAAATCCAACATTATTTAGAAACTCATCCTGAAATTACTCATTGGGTGTCAATTGATGATTTGGATATGTCTGTAGATTTTTTATCAAATCATTTTACACATAAAGATGGTCTTGACGAAAAACCTGGTTTAACTAATTTCGTACATACACCACAACAATACGAGGGTATTAAACAATCAGGAGTAAAAGAGAAAGTTTTAAAATTCTTACAATAATGAAATACGTTTCTTACACTTTAGTTGCCTTGGCATATCTCGCACTTGTCGGATATGTTGTTTATTTAACACAAAGTCCTTGGTGGATTTTAATGTCTTTATTTGTCGGAGCATTACCAACAAATCAAAATGATAAGGAGGAAGAAGAATGAAAACAATTGCGTTTTTGATTGTTATCTCATTGGTTTCTGTGGGAAAAGAATATAACTCATATATGTGTAAAACAGATGAGGGTTTAAAAGGCGTTGTATACTCTAAAGGTGAATATAAAAAGGGTGATACAATTTGGTTAAACAATTCTAATTTTAAATAAAATGGCTAAATATAAATTATTGGTTAATGGTTTTGGTATGGAGGCATCTGCCCATAACCTAACTTCTGAAGAAGTTGAAATTATTCTTAATGCTAAAGAAGAAGGTAATCACGAAGAACTCAGTGAGATGTATTCAATGATACCTGACTTAATTGAGAATTATGACCACTATGATACTAACTGGTGGGTGGCATCTCGACCATATGTTAACGATAGACTTATGTTTGTTTTGATTGACGAAAATGGAAATGTTATATGGGAAAAAGGGTGGGAAGAACTCACAGACATATACGATTTACAAGACAAATATGGTGAAATACCAAATTTAGAAGAAGTTGGTCAGGTTATCGACGCATACCCTCACGAAGGTCACGAAAACATTCTTTGTTTGATTGAGGATGTTAAAGGGACAATTTGTAATTATCATATTGAGTCTGATGAGGTACCTAAATTTGAAGACTTTGGCTTTACTGCTCAGAGTTTAGAATCACCAATTTTTGATTATGAGGTTATGGATAAAATGTTTTACAAGAACCAAGAACTTGAAAAAGACTTTGAGGATGAATGGTTTACTGGTAAATCATTAGAAATTCATCTATTTACTCTTGACGATTTGGAGTCAGGTGTTTATGATGATGAAGAGTAATCTTTGGTGGGTTACCCAAGTTGGTGAAGGGGTCAGTTTGCTAAACTGATAGGTCGGGTAACCGGCGCGAGGGTTCGAGCCCCTCACCCACCGCATAAAAAAAGGGACCTAAGTCCCTTTTTTTTATTTCATTAATTTTTTCATTATTTCCATTTCTTCTTTAAGACTTTTACCTCTGGTTTTTGCACCTGATTTAGTTGATGCGTATCCTATTCTTTTTAAATAATCCATTTTTGGTTTAGAATCTTTACTACGTGTTGTTGCAAGACCACCCTGATGTACTTTAACAGGTTTGCCTGTTTCTGAGTCTATAGCGTATCTACTGGTTAAAGGGTTTAAATTTTGAAATAGGTTATAAAAAGAGTCTGCAAACGTTTCACCTGTACTTCCAGAATCATCTTGAAATATTTTTAATCCTTTTGATTTTACAGAATCTGTAGGTTTTTCATCGTCTATTTCTTCAGGCTCAGTTTTAGGTGAGCTAATAATGTCTTTATTAATTTTGTCACCTTTATAGTTAAAATAACTTAAATAAACAGTATCTGAGGATTCACCTAATTTATCGCCAACGTATACATTTTCACCTGTAGATTTATAAGTTTTTTCTAAATTACAGTATTCTACATAGTATGTACTATTATTCATCCTAAACCTGATTACTAATGAATCATCACAGTTTTTCTTTATAAGTGTGTTAGGAACTATTTTTCCCTGATGTTTAGATTTAACCAAACCTACACCAGAAACTCTTTCACTATCATCAAACTGCTCTTTTATACCTGCATTTACCGATGCTCTATTAAGAGTAGATTTAAGTGTGTCAGCCATTTTAAATATTGCTTCAAAATCACCAGTTTTTTTCTCCTGATTGGAAACACCCTGTGCAATTTTTTTCAATTCTTCCTCTCTTTCAGGTGTAATTTCAAAATTATCGTCACTTTCTTTAGATGATTCGCCAGTTGTGTTTGAAACGTGTACGTGATTAAAATGATTACCACCTGAATTAGTTTGCCAAAAAACTGCCTTTGGGTTTTGGGGTCCTTCAGCATTTCTCGTATAACCCATACTTTCAAGAGCGGCGACTAATTTATCTCCACCTGATTTAAATTTAGGGTTACCATTAGTTGCATTAGTCGCTCCACCTGAACCAACACCATCAATCATCGCAATATCGACGGCTTGATTAGTATTATGTCTACTTAAGGTGCCGGATTTAGTTCTCATATTGTGACCTGAATTAGCAGTTGTGATAGTTACTTTTACACCAGCCTTTTTAGCTGCTCTACTAATATCTTTAAGAAGCGCACGATTTATTTTATCAGACTTTGTTGAATCATTATCTGTTGTGATGTTATCAAATCCAACTGAAGAAACAGTAACAAAGTCTTCATTAATTTTCATTAATGATTTCATTGAATTTATTTCTTCTCTTAAAACTCGTTTCATATTGTTATAAATAGTTTAAAGCATAAAAAAAGGGACACGAGGTCCCTTTTAAGTCCGTGTTACCTCTGTAATTACTTAGCAGGTGCAACTTCAACTTCAGGAGTAACTGTTGAATCAACTACAGTGCTGTCAACAACAACTTCAGTTGTGTCAACTGAAGATGGTTCAACGGCAGGAGTCGCCTCGTTACCACAAGAAGCCAAAAGAACTAAAGAAAACAATAAAAATACTACTTTTTTCATTTTGGTTTTTAAATTTGGTTTACTCTGTGTTTTAATTCAGATTGAGCGAGAGACGAGATTCGAACTCGCGACCCCAACCTTGGCAAGGTTGTGCTCTACCAACTGAGCTACTCTCGCTTGTGTGGTGGAAGGGACCTCCATCACAAGACTTATGGTTTCGAGTTCTTTAAAGACAATCTCTGAATGTCATCCGCCAGCGTGTCCTTCACCATAAAGCCGGATTCCCTTATGGAGCGGGAGACGAGACTCGAACTCGCGACTTTCAGCTTGGAAGGCTGAAGCTCTACCAACTGAGCTACTCCCGCTTTTTTATCTAAAGTGAATTACATCACCGTGGACATTATCCCATTCACATTTCCACGGATTATCTTTATTTTCATCTTTAGATATATCTTTACGACCTTTTAGTTTACCCTCAGCAACAATACGAAAATCGTTTTCAGTGGTTTTCACCTTTTTATCAGTTGTTTTTGGATTCTTGTTTGTCATAATGATTTTTTTTTTGAGCCTCCAGACGGACTCGAACCGCCAACCCCCTGATTACAAGTCAGGTGCTCTACCGATTAAAGCTATAGAGGCTTGTGTTACAGAAATATAACAAAGATAATTATTCTGTCAAATGATTTTCTTCGAATTCCAAATCAATTAAATCGATTTCATTATTCTTCCATTTTTTCCATATTTCAAAGTCACGTAGCTTATCCAAAGCTTCTTCTGATACAAGAACAAAACCTTCGGGATTTACCCCTTGGTATCGTTTCTTTCGGATTTCTTTTGAATCTAAATACAAGTCTGTCATTTTGTACACCCGACAGGATTCGAACCTGTGACCCACTGCTTAGAAGGCAGTTGCTCTATCCATCTGAGCTACGGGTGCATATTGTTTTTAACTCTACAAATATACGACTGATTTTCTTATTTCCAAAACAATTGAATGCAAATTATTAAGAAACATAAAAAAAGTAATACACCTGTTTTTAATGATAAGGGTTCTTTAAGGTAAACCCAAGCCATAATAGTAAATACTATTACTCCAAGAGTAAAACCTAAAATTCGATTTGGCCAAGTTTGACCGTCACACAGTGCAACCATCTTACGAGACCCTAATATAACCAAATATCCAAGTGGTAGTCCAAAGAGTGCCATAAGAAATGGGTGGTCTTTAATCCATTTGTTCCAAAGATGACCTTGGAGTTGGTAGAATACGAATATTTGAGAAATTAAATAAACAAAGAATATAAAGATAGCGTCTTGTAGTTTCGTCATAGAGTTGTTTGAGTTTTTGGTTTCACCCATTTTTGTTTGTAATCAATTGTGGATGATGCGTATCGTGCGTAACCATTAACTTGTGGATAACCTGTATTGTAATATCCAAGAGCCAAATCCCATCGCCCATACATACCGTGTAATTTTTTGAGCATCTTACAAGAAATGTCGATATTAAGTTTCAGATTATTTTTTAATTCGGTCTCTTTAACTCGTCTACCCGCATATGAATGCGAGTATCTTGTAATGATTTGCATCGGTCCCACTGCTCCGGCATAAGACCTTTGATGTGGGTTGTAGTTGACGTGAAAAGGACCACAATAACGTGTCTCCAAATAAGCGACATTGTATAAGATATGTTTGGGGATACCGTATTCTTCGGACTTGTCCTCAAGTAGATTATACATATACAATGACGTTGGCAAAGTGGACTCATACCCCATTTCTTCAATACCATTAGGTTGATAAACGAATTTATTCTTGGCTAATTGGTATCCTACTGTTAACACCATAATGGTGATTAGGAGATAAACTGTTGTAATGGTCCTTTTTACTGTCATAACATTTTTTTTAAACAAAGATTAAATACCCCACCGCAATACCTGCTAACAGGTGGAGAATTCGGTTATACCAAACACTCATCATTTCTCTACAGGTTTTGGTGTTTGGTGTTGTCCCCACATATTTCGTGCTTTGATATCAAAGAACTTGGTCACCAATTCAGCGTCCAATACAATGTAGGTACCTCTACGATTTTCAATAATGATGCCATTATTGTTTTCGTCGATTGCCAACGTGTGGTCAATTGCCTTATAAATTTTAGGTTTACCAATCTTGTTGAAATCACGTAATGCGTTGTAATAGTATCCAATGGTAAAGCATCCCACCATACCCAGGATAATGAAAAAGTAGTTAACAACGATTCTAAGACCACTTTTCACTTTTGTCCAAAATTCTTTTAATAGTTCCATAGTTCAAAGTTAAAGATTTAAAATGGATTTGTCAAACAAAAAAAAAATCTTGGGATGATGTCCCAAGATTTCTTAGCGGAGGCTCAGGGATTCGAACCCCGGTTACAGTTTCCCGTAAAGCAGTTTTCAAGACTGCCGCATTCGACCGCTCTGCCAAACCTCCGATTATGATTACTAATATAATTATACTTCACCATTCATCAATAGTTCTCTTTCTAAATAATCACAAAAATAATTTACACAAGTTTCAGGTCTAATGTCATACACCATACAACTTCTTAAGTGTCTATTATAGTTGATACAATATTTGTTTTCTGTTGAGAAATCTACTTTAAATGCTGGATAACTACGGAAATCTTGCCAAACAGGTCTATCAGGAAATACCTTAGACCCCGTTTCATAGTTATAAAAAACCTCATCAAACTTTACTTCACGACCAAGTTTTTTAGAAAGGTTTTTTAGAAATGTTTGATAGTCTTCTATTGGACCCATAATGTAGTTCCTATCTTCCAAAGAACAACAACTGGCGTGATGGTCATCTCGACCCCAACATTTAAAACTACAAACTTGACAATGATTACCCACAGGTAAAATATAAAAAAAAGAGATATGGGAGTCAACTAAAACTCCCACATCTAACTTGGTGGAGGTGGGGGGAGTCGAACCCCCGTCTTGCTCGCCCTAACCATTAGGGACTACACGTTTAGGTCAAGGTTTTTCATACCTTCCGAAATATCTGAGTTCTCACACCGCTCAGCGACGGTGACAGTTCTTACGGGGAACCATACCCGTTTTGTTCCTTTTTGGATAGAAACCACACCTTAAAGGACTTCTGTTGCTAGGTTAATGTCCATCGACCCCGTGTTGTGTATACCTCTTAGGCTACAGCAACTTTTTCTTCTCTCATAAGACCGAGAGCAGAAAGTTTAGCAAAAGTATTGCCAGTTAAAAATCGCCTCCGTAGATTATAGTGATAGGAAACTTCTCACTACGTGCCCCCGATGCCCAGCAACGCCAATCAATACCAAGGCACCCCCATATTTCAAAGAACAATACAAATATAAGTATTTATTAGTATATGCCAAAGTTTGACAAGAAAATATTTGAATCTTTTAACGATACAATCGTTCTATATTACAATATGGAAGCACTATGTAATAACTTCCAAGATAACACAAATTGGTGTCAGAACGATGAAACTGTAGAAGATTTGGAAAAATCTTTTTCCCTTGGAGGTGCTTATGTTATCAATGAAAGTGGGAAGTATTATTTATTAACTCGTACTGAGAGTGACTACAAAATTGTTGATTCTAAATCTTCAGAGGTTAATTTGAAAAATTTCACAACAAATGGTACATTGGAAGACTTTATTGAGACTCTTACAAAACCAGGTCCATTCTTCCCAATTGCGTTAAGAAAATACATCTATGGTAGAGTCGATGCTGATTATTTAGATAGATTTCCAAAAGTTTCTGAAGTAATAGAAAGAGGTAGTAGAAAGGGTGAAACAAAAATTGTCTTCAAATTAAGCGAGAATGATTATGAAAATATGTTTAACTTGGTTGAGGATGACATTTATATTATTAATGCTGTTACATCAAGTTATGGTGGTTATGATGGTTTTCAGTTTGTTGATGAATGGAGTACACGAGAAAATTTTTCAGAGGGATATTGGTATCAAAGTCAATATAATGATGAAAACAAAGAAAAAATGAAGAAAATATTTTCTTTGTTGCATCCTGATTGGAATGAGGAAGATATCAGTATTGATAACTCTAGTAACGAAGAAGTTTTGGCAAAACTGTATAGAGACTTCAATAAACTTGTTCCGGGTATTTTGGGTGATATGATGGATAGTGCCAATTATTATGCCAATGAGGAAGTAAGAGATGGTGTTAGAGAAAGTGTTTATAAAGAGTTAAACAATGTTTTCTCAAAAAATGGTTTTAGTTGGGACTCGAGAGATAACGAATTAACCGCAACAGTTGCCGTTCTTTATACTTGGGCAGTCCAACTTAATATGGAATCTGCAACACCAAAACAATTATTGGAAGGGATTTTTAATGAAGTTGGTGGTATAAATGGAGGTTGGTACGAAGAGTATTGGAACTACCAAGGAGATTTTGATAGTCACGGTTTTAATGTTGATTTGGGACGAAACCTTGATAAGATACTTGAGAAGTTTGAGGAAGATTATCAAATTGAAGAATGGTCCAGAATATCCAAAGAAATTTTTAGTAAGTTTAAACAGGGGTATAGTCTTCCGTTCCCAAATTACCCTGATTTAAGATTGGTTGTTGATAGTGTCAACCCTGAAACTTTAAAAGTTGAGTTTAAAGTCCAAAAAGGATTACAACAGAGAAATTTTTCAATGGACTATGAAAAATTTAATGATTTTATTTACAATAAAAAGTTATTTAACTTTGAAAATCTGTTAGGTTTTTAGTATATTTGTATACAAATAATATACAATGACAATCAACACAAACCTACTTAAGGAAGTTCTATCAGTTCCCACAGTATCAAGACACGAAGGTATTATGGTAGAATACCTCACAAACTACCTAACCAACAAAGGTTACAACTTTCAGGTTGATGAACATATGAACGTTTATGTTACAAAACAGACTTCTGAAGTTGTTGAATATTTTCCTTGTGTTGTTGCTCATACGGACACGGTCCACTCATTGACAAATATTAATGTTCGTGAAGAAATGAAAGAAAATGCTCAAGGTGAAATGAAACTTTCCTTGAAAGCTTATGACGACCACGGAAATCCAACAGGTATTGGTGGTGATGACAAGGCGGGTGTTTTTGCCTGTTTGACTTTATTGGAAGAACTACCTGACTTGAAAGTTGCGTTTTTTGTTAGTGAGGAAATTGGTTGTATTGGTTCATCTCACGCTGACCCTGAGTTCTTCAAAAATGTCGGATATGCGATTCAGTTTGATGCACCTGAGAACTGGATGGTTACAGAATATTGTTTTGGTGAAAGATTGTTTGACCGAAACTCTGATTTCTTCAAGTCTTGTGATGTTGTATTGAAAGAGTCTATGACAGACGATATGAAGTACCAACGACACCCATTTACTGATGTATACGCTTTGAGAAAGAAATTTGATTTCTCTTGTATTAACCTATCAATTGGTTATTATGACTACCACTCAAAATATGAATATGTTGTAATTGAAGATGTCGAGAACGGTATTAACATTGGTAAAAAAATTATCGAATCAATTGGTAACAATTATCACCACACTAACAGAGTAGATAAAAACTCACATCAGTTTTTACTTTTCTAAAACAAAAAAGAGGACATTAGTCCTCTTTTTTTATTCCCTTTGGTTCAAGTGGTGGGTCTAATAAAAATCTTTTATTAACCCAATTTCTTAATTCGTTTTCTACAAAAAACTCTGGCACTGGTTCATCGTCTGGCATTCTGTTAGCAATTTCTGCAATATGACGAGCAAATTTAACTTTACTCTCATCGTCCATTAAGCTCATTAAACCATCTGATATAAAAAATATTTTACTAAATGGGTCTGAAAGAGGAAGGTCACCCTCAACTGCATCCATAAGTCTTAAAATTGTTTTACCCCACCAAGTCTTGTAATTTTGGGTTTCAGTTAATGAAGGTTTAATAATTTTATTTGCAGCTCTCATAATTGCAGCACCAAATCCCGCAACCGCTAATTGTGGTAAAAACCAAGGTAATAATCTTAATGTTGCTTTAAACCCACCCTCGCCAATATGTTTACCCAATCGTTCCTTTATTGCCGATTCGATAATAGTTCTTAATTGACCAAATGTTATAGGTCCTTGAGCATCACAAAATTTCTTAGCATCACAAATACTACGTACAACTCTATCTGAAGGTTCAACTTCAATACCTATTTTTTTAAGGTCGATTTGTTCTTGTAAAATTTGTTTAATTCTATCACGCATATAATATAAATATAAAAGGGAGGACTTTCATCCCCCCTTTTGTTACTTACCAATTTTTACTGTCTCATCTTGGACGGTAAGATTGATTTTTTTACCTTCCTTGATTTTACCTGTCAGGACCATCTCAGAGATAAAATCTTCGACCTTATCTTGAATAGCCCTTTTGATAGGACGTGCTCCATATATTTCATCAAACCCAACTTTTGAGATAAATTCAATCAACGAAGGACTATATGTAATTTGATAATTCATATCAGTCAAACGAGTCACCAATTTATCCAATTCAAGTTTGGTGATTTTATCGATATTTTCTTTCGATAAAGTTTGGAACACGATGGTGTCATCTACACGGTTCAAAAACTCAGGTGAGAAGAAAGTTTTGAGTTCTTTCATCAACATCTGTTTTTTGGCTTCTTCGTTTGAGTATTTGTTTGATGAGAAACCAATACCTGAACCAAAATCAGACAATTTTTTAACACCCAAGTTTGTGGTCATAATAATCAAGGTATTCTTGAAGTTAATCTTACGACCCAATGAATCAGTAACGTGACCATCATCAAGGATTTGAAGTAGGATTGAGAAGATGTCTCGGTGAGCCTTTTCAACCTCATCAAATAGGATTACTGAGTATGGTTTGTTTTTGACTTGTTCTGTCAACATACCACCTTCATCATAACCAACGTATCCTGGAGGTGCTCCGACCAATCGAGATACCGTGTGTTTTTCTTGATACTCGGACATATCCACACGAATCATCGAATCTTCTGAACCAAACATTTCTTTGGCGATTTGTTTAGCCAAGTGAGTTTTACCAACACCAGTAGAACCCAAGAAAATAAATGAACCAATTGGACGATTAGGGTCTTTGATACCAATTCGGTTTCTACGGATTGATTTAACAATCTTTTCTACCGCCTCATCCTGACCGATTACCTTAGACTTAATAACACTATCCATATTGATAAGTGCGTTAGTGTCATCGATTGTCATTTTGTTTACAGGAATTTTTGTCATAGACGAAACCACATCATAAACATTATCAACAGTAATCGAGGTACGATTGGTTGATGACTCCTCTTCAAACTTTTTCTTTTCAGATTCAAGTTTTGCCAAGATTTTACGTTCCTTGTCACGTAATTCGGCTGCTTGTTCAAAGTTTTGACGTTTTACAACATCAAGTTTTTGTTGTTTGATTTCAGCCGCTTTACGTTTCAGGTCCTCAATTGCTTCAGGTATTTTAACCTCAGTTTGAGCACGAGCCCCAACCTCATCCAGAATATCAAAGGCTTTGTCAGGGAATTGACGGTCTGTGATGTAACGGTCAGCCAACTTTACACACAATTCAATTACCTCATCTGAATAGGTTACCTTATGGTAAGACTCATACTTATCCTTGACATTGTTAAGGATAATTACAGTTTCTGCAGGTGTTGATGCGTCAACCATAATTTTTTGAAAACGACGTTCCAACGCCCCATCTTTCTCAAACGACTTACGATACTCATCCAAAGTAGTCGCTCCGATACATTGGAGTTCTCCACGAGCAAGAGCTGGTTTAAAGATGTTGGAACCATCAAGAGAACCTGATGAGTTACCTGAACCAATCAACGTATGAATCTCATCAATGAACACGATGATATTCGGGTTGTTTTGAAGTTCTTCCAAGATAACCTTTAGTCGTTCTTCAAACTGACCACGATACTTGGTTCCTGCAACCACAGATGTCAAATCCAAAGTAACAATTCGTTTATCCAACAAATTCTTTGGACACTCACCTTTGTGAATCAACATTGCCAATCCTTCGACAATCGCGGTTTTACCACAACCAGGTTCCCCCAAGATAATTGGGTTGTTTTTCTTCCTACGTGATAAAACTTGTGCAATTCGTAGAATCTCTTGTTCACGACCAACAACAGGGTCAAGTTTACCATCTTCAGCTAACTTAATAAGGTCTCTACTGAAATTGTCCAACACAGGTGTTGAAGAATCAGAAGATTTACGTTGGCTTAGAGGTTTTTCGTCATCATCCATTAATCCATTCATAGTTTTCTATTTTTTTACAAAGGTATAACAATTTTCATACAAATCCAAACAACTGAAAAATTGTCAGTTAAGTTTTTTGTGATACTGACAAAATGTCATATATTTCCATTTGGCATTCAAATTGACTATTGTCTCTACAAAAATAAACATTTATATTTAATAAAAAAAATACTATGAGAAGATTTAATTTTGACGACCTAAACGAAATGTTTGAATCAATGTTCGGTGGAGACCCTTTTAAAGACTTTAAAAAAGATTTTAAAACGGGTAAAGATGAAGAAGGTGAATGGACCAGTGAAAGTTACACATCACCAGATGGTACTTGGAAATCAACCGTAATTTATAAGTCCTACTTTGGAAGTGACAAAGATGGTCTTAAATCTAAATTGAGAAAACCAAAACAATCTGAGAATAAAGTTGAAAGACTAAAAGCAGAACTCGAAAGAGCGGTTGAGACTGAAGATTTCTTATTGGCAATTAAACTTCGTGATATGATTAAATCAATTGAAGAGAATAAAGACAAGGTAGAAGAACTACAGTCTAAATTGAAATCGGCAATCGAAACACAAGATTTTGAATCAGCGATTGAGATACGAAACGAGTTGAGAAAATATGAATAATTTGAAGACCCCCGACTAAGTTGGGGGTTTTTTATATTTATCTTATATGGAAAAGATAGTGAACAAATATCTTGATGGTTCTTTTAACTATTCATCACTTTTTGATGCCTATATTAGAATTAGAAAAGAATTAAAAAGACTTGGTTATACAGAGGAAACCGCGGCTAAGGTTTCGAATATGACCGTAGAATTATTTAAAGCTCACGATGAGTTTAATTATTATTTACATATGTTAAAGAAGGAATTGTCTGATATGTTTAATTTGGAAGAAAATGATTTAAATTTAATTATCCACAAAAGATTGGAGAAGATAAATGAGTTATTCCCTTTAAACGATGGCAATTAAAAGAGAAATTATAGACGGAACAAAAATACTCAACGAGATTGAGTCAAGTAATATTACAAGAACAGAATATGATACTGCAACCAAAAAAATGATTGCAGAGTTCAAAAATGGCGTGAGATACGAATATGAAGATGTACCACACGCAACATACACAAAATTCAGAATGTCCGAATCACAGGGTAAATTCTTCAATTCTGAGATATCAAAAAAATTCAAGTATAAGAAAGTAGAATAACTATCTATTTATTAATAATGGAGAAAGTTAACGACATTATTGATAGTTTTTCACTTAGAGAAACCTTAAACCCTAAAGTTTGGGAAAATCCTGAGGAAGCTAAAGATGCAAAAATGAAGTCAAAAGTAAAAAGGGCTTTATTAAAAATTGCGGATGCTTTTATCGATAGTCTTGGTGATGATATTAAAGTTGAAGATATTATATTAACAGGTTCGTTGGCAAATTATAACTGGTCAAAATTTTCAGACTTTGATTTACACGTTGTAATTGATTTCTCACAATTCAAAAAACAAGAAGATTTACACAAAGAATTGTTTAACCTTAAAAAACAACTTTTTAATGAAAAACACGACATCGTAATTTTTGGTTACGAGGTTGAGTTGTACGCCCAAGATGCCAAAGAAGCTCATTATTCTTCAGGTGTTTATTCAATTTCAGATGATAAATGGTTAAATGTTCCCGAAAGAGAAAATTCAAAAATAGATAGAGATTTATTGGAAACAAAAATTCTTTCTTGGAAACAGAAACTTCAAAATTTGATTCTCCAAATTAAAAAGGATGGTGTTGAAAAAACTGAATCTAAAATTTTGGCTCTTAAGGATAAATTGAAAGAATATAGAACTTCAGGTTTGGAGAAAGAAGGTGAATACTCGTATGAGAATTTGGTTTTCAAATATCTAAGAAGGTCAGGTCTTATTGAAAAATTGTATGATACTATCAACAATCAAATGGATAAAGAACTTTCCGTTGAAGTAAAAAATATCGACTAATTATTGCAGGTCCAAGTATTTAGAAAATTATTCTACCCAAATGTATATTTATTAAGAAAAATTAAATGTCAATATTAATTACTATACTTGAAGTTGGAGCCGACGTTGTAATGTCTGGTGGAGGTACTGCTAACACTTCATCATTAACATCAGGTGTTACTTTAACTTTAGGGTCAACAATTTACCCATCTGAGGACAGGGTTTCTTTATTAAGCACCGGTATTACCCAAGTAAGAGCGTGGACTGGTTTGGCGTTACAAAACTATGATATGGGTGCTGGTAGTTTTACAAATTCATTTAATAGGTCAGGTAGTGGTCTTAGTTTTGGTGTTGGTGAATGTTGTACGCCAAGAACAGCAACCTTATATCTTGATGAATCATATGTTTCTGGAAATGAAATAGGACCAACAATTGCAACTTTTACTAATAAAAGTTTTGCAACTTTGGGAATAAATACTGGTTCATATACTTGGACTTGGGGTTCAGGACCAACCGCAGATTCAATTACTGTACAAGTTGGGCCTTTGCCAACCCCAACACCTACTGCAACACCAACACAAACACCAACAAATACTTCTACAACAACACCAACTCCAACATCTACTGACCCATATACAGGTACGACCGCAACTCCAACATCAACCCCAACTAATACACCTACAAATACAGCAACACAGACTAACACTCCTACAAATACTGCGACAGTAACTCCAACTAATACTGCGACAGTAACTCCAACTAATACTGCAACAGTAACTCCAACTAACACACCTACCATAACATCAACTAATACTCCGACTGTCACATCAACTAACACACCAACTACTACCGCAACAAATACACCGACAGGAACACCAGCGGTCACACCAACTAATACACCAACAATAACTTCAACAAATACTCCTACGGTTACAAATACACCAACACCTTCAATTACACCTTCAATTACACCAAGTGAAAGTCCTGAAGCTTTAGTGAAATATTTTGTACAGGAATGTACGTCATCTAGTACGTATACATTAGCATTAAACGACTCAAGTTTAGCGACAGGAAAAATTTATAAACTAAATGTTGTAGGTTCAGGTGAATTATGTTTAACAATTATTGGTGGTTCATCATCAAGTCTTTATAACTTGGCAACAGTTGTAACAGGTCCTTGGCAAAATTGTATCGAGTGTTTAACAAATGCCACTCCAACACCTACACCAACAAATACCAAAACTCCTACACCTACACCGTCTAACACTACAACAACAACTCCAACTCCAACTAAAACACCAACACAGACCGCAACTCAAACAGTAACACCTTCAAATACACCATCAACAACACCGGCACAAACTTCAACACCAACTCCAACAAAAACTCCAACTAACACACCTACTAAAACACCAACACCAACACCATCAATTACAGCATCTAACACACCTACACCAACTGTTACAAATAGTAACACACCCACACCATCAACAACTGCTGACGTAACACCGTCACCAACAACAACAAACACCGCAACTCCAACACCAACTCCAACTCCATTTGGTTTTGGTTTAGATGTTAACGACCAATATGCGTATACTGCGGATATTTTAGGAAGCTTTAGTGGTGGTACTTGGGAGTCACCGCCATTCCCCGACCAACCTCCTCACCCAGTTGATTGGAACCCACAAAATAAAAAGGGTGTTGTTATAGATTTAAGTGCTATTAGAATCGGAGGATTCGATGGAATTAACAGCTAAAAATGAAAATTAAATAAATAAAACTATGTCAAAACTAAAACCTATCGGTAGTGAAAAGTTACAAGGAACTGATAAAATAAAAAGAATTATGGAGATTGCTAAATACAATACTCCTAACAGTACCTTGACTGAATCAACACAAGATTATTCTATTAACTTAGTTGATGGAATGACTTATCACATTGTTAAAGAAAAACAAGGTTATATTATTAAAAAAGGACTAACTGAGTCTACGTCTGATTATATTGAGCCAATGAAGAATAGAAAATATTATTCTTCATATTCACAAGCTTTGAAAAGACTAAACTTAGTTATCAAAGAAGTTAACACTTTAAATGGTAATGATGAAGGTACTGAATTGTTTGGTGAACAAAAAAAGTTTGTTTTCAAAACTAAAAAGGCTGAGGTAGATGTACCGGCAGCTCCTTCAGTTCCTGCTGAACCACCTATGGTTCCTGAACCAGCTTTACCAGCAGCACCTGCTGACGATGTTCCAATGGATGATATGCCCGCAGATGATATGGCGGGAGAAGATTTACCACCAATGGATGATGAAATGGAGGTTGACGCTGAGATGGATGTTGAAGAGCCTGCTGACGACGAGGAGGTTACATTCAAGACAATCCAAAAATTAACTGGTAAGTTAACTCAAAAAATGAGAACTTTTGATAACGCTGAAGGTATGACTTCTGAAGACATCAAATACGTTATCAATATGGTTTTATCTGCAGTTGATTTAACAGAACTAAGTGAAGAAGACTTGGAAGACATTATGTCCAAACTTGAGGGTGCCGAAGAAGAAGGTGCTGATATGGGTATGGAAGATGAAATTGATGTTGAAGAACCTGCAATGGGGGATGATATGGAAGGTGAGGTAGAAATTGAAGAACCTACAGAATCATATTCATTTGAAAATGCGATGTCTGAATCTAAAATTGACAAAGTTTTAAGTAAGTATTTTGAAGTTTCTGACTCTGAAGTTAAACAATCTAAATTGATGTATGAGTCAAGAAAGAATGAGGTTAAGACTAACGCCAAAAAAAGTGTTACTCAAATCGAAAGATTGTCTGAAACTATCGAACAAGAACTTTCAGCTAAGAAATTTTTAGAAGAAAATAATTTTTATAATTTTATAGGAAAAACAAACAAGAATAACTTGGTGTTTGAATATAAAAATAAACAAGTTAGAATATCTGAAGAAGGTCTATTGTTATGAGTTATCTAATTTATGTGAATGGACTTGGTCCTGACTATAAAGGTGATAATTTATACGAGTTTATTTTTTCTGATACTTTAAACGTTGAGGGAGATTCTTGGGATAGTTCACCAGCAAATGGTTATCCCTCTCCACCAAACTTAGAGTTTATCAAAAAAGTAGGTGTTCTTAAAGGTACTGATACAAAATTTGAACTAATCCAAAACTCAGATTATTTCTCAATGCACGATTCAGTTGACGGAGTAATTGCATTGGCTTGGGAAGTAGATTATTTGGGTGATACAAGATTAGTTTTTTCTTTTGGTGAAGAAGAGACTTCAGTAAAAGATAAACTTTATGAAAAAGATTTAATTCTTGCATTTGAAAAAGAATTTGTTTATGAAAACTAATAAAAAAGCTCTCAAGTTAATTGAAATGGGACTTAGTCCTAAAACAGTTCTTAATTTACAAGAATCTGAAATTACTACATTATTTAAAAAATTCGGGTTATCTGAACAGGGACTTGTTGTTGTTAAAAAGGGTACTGACCCTACAGAAATCAAAAAGATGACCTCGCAAGGAATCAATGTTAAAGTTGAAACTGAAATGACTGAAGACGAAGAGGACCCTATGGATTTTGAAAAAGGTGCAAGGACTCAAGACCCACATCAAGTAGGGCCATCTACCGATGACGGATATAATGATTATGGCGACGGAATGCCAACCGAAAGTCAAATGACTGAAGGAAATAAAAAAACAAAAGATAACGCTTGGGCTATTTGTACATCACAATTAGGGAAACAATTTAAAACAACTGAAAGAAGTGAGTGGAGTGCAAAACAAAAGAACAAGTATGAAAGGTGTGTTAAAGATGTAAAACAATCTTTGAAAGAAGGAAAAGACCCTTACATTTCTTTAATTGAAAAAGAAATTGTATCTTTGGTGGAGAGAAATCTACAACCAAAAATGACAAAAGGAGATTTTATGAAAATGTTATCTGAACAACCAACAACCGCACCTACAAAACCGGATGTTAAACCTGGTGTTAAACCTGGTACAAAACCAAGAACAAGACCTGCTCACCCAGGAAAAAACCCTAATCCGGGTGAAAATCCTGCACCTAAAGCATCTGACAAAGAGAAAGCTAAAGAGGATGTTATCCAAGTAATTATGAAACTTTTGAAAAATGGCAAATAAGAGAATTAAAGAACAGATTGATTATGGGAATTACCCTGAAAGAATGGACCCAAGTCTTGAAAGAAAACTTGGTGACCCTGAAAGTCCATATGCAAAAAATCCTGCATTAAGACGTTCTGAAAAAGACGTTCAAAAACTCGTTACTAACCGTTTTAAACAAGTTGTTGATAAATTACGTACAGTTACAGGTAAAGATACTTTGGTAACTCCACGTAACTTATTTCAAATGTTACAAGCAGAGTCATTTAGAATGGTTCCTCAAGTTTGGAGAATAGAACAACAACATATTGATGAGTTAAAAAACTTAGCCCTACAAGCGTGTCTTGAGGAGTCTGAAATGCCAATGGATTGGTTTAACTTCGATTTACACTTAGGTGAACAAATCAATGTGAATAACTTCCGTATGGAGGCCGAAGAAATTGATGATGAGGTTGAAGAAGAAATTGAGCAAAAATTAGAAATGTCTTCTTTCGATGCAGATGTAATGACTGATGAAGAATTACTTGAACTTGAAACTCACAAAAGAAACATCATCAATGCTGTTATTCAAGGGGCGGCTAAAAAAGGTCACTATATTTTCCAAAAACCATCTGTAAGAAGAGCACTTAACGCTATCAACCCACAACTATACGATGCATATTTGTTAATTATGTCTGTAAATGACTTTAACTACTTTACAGATGAAAGAGCTATCGAAATGATGAGTCAAACAGGACAAGGTGTTGGTGGAAAAGTTGAATTACAAGATAATAGTGATGATGATGGTGGTGGAGATGAAGGTGGTGAAGAAAAACCTGATACTACAATCTCGGCTTGGGGTATGTTATTCCCAATCCTTTGTCACGAAATTTTAAAAGGTCTTGAAGAAGCTAAAGGTCGTTATGGATTACCACAAGACCCTGTTATGAGAGAAAAAGTTTTGGGTCAAACTGATACACTTCCTATGGAGGCGTGGTCATTAAGAATTGGTCCTCAAGTTATTGAAAAGATAAGATTTTCACTCCCTGATGAAGTATTTGAGGAGGAGAATAAAGGTATCATAAACTGGTTCCAAATGGAACTTTACAAACTTCCTGCTGACGAATTCCTTAGACTTATTGGAGATGTAATTTCAGAGGATAAAGACAGAAATAAGAAAGCCACTGATAAATTCCGTGATTTGATGAACACTGCCTTCAAAGTAAAAGAAGAATACGAAAGTTACGATGAAAATGAAGATGGTGGTTCAGATGACAATGACGATGATGATTTTGATGATTTCTTAGCAGGACTTGGCTTAAGCCGTCCTAAATAATGAGTTTAACAAAAGAACAAGTTTTAATAGAGTATAAGAAGTGTATGAAAAGCACTCCTTATGCTCTTAAAACATATCTACAAACATACGATAACACAGTATCAAAGTATGTTCCCTTAGAATTATTTAAAGACCAAGTAACACTTGTTAACGATTACGAAATGTATAATGAAAACATTGCATTGAAGTATCGTCAGGCGGGTGTATCTACGGTTACTGCAGGTTGGGCAAGTAAACGATTAGCGTTTGCTCGAAAAGAAAAACCTGAAAAGATTCTTATTATTGCCAATAAATTAGAAACATCTGTAGAATTTGCTAATAAAATTAGAGCTTTTACGGAACAATGGCCGAACTGGGTTGGTATTGGGTTCTCAGGTGAAAAAAACTCTGCCAGACACTTTAAATTAACTAATGGATGTGAAGTTAAGGCGGTTGCCACATCTAAAGATGCCTTACGTGGTTATACCCCCACGATATTAATATTTGACGAGGCGGCGTTTATTGAAGCTGACAGTGATTTCTGGGCGGCTTGTATGGCCTCACTATCTACGGGTGGTAAAGTTGTTGTAATATCAACACCTAACGGATACGACCCGATTTACTACGAAATTTACGACCAAGCACAAAGAGGTATGAACGACTTCAAAATCACGCCAATGTATTGGTTCCGTGACCCTCGTTATACCAAAGATTTGTATATGGTTAAATGTGAGGATATTGTTCATTATTTGTTAAATAAGGAAGAATACCCCAAAGACGTTGTAAGACAATTACCCGATGAAAATCCATACGACAGAGATATTGAACTAATTCAAACATATATGGAACAAGGATATAAACCTTGTTCAAGTTGGTTTGAGAGTATGGTTAAAAAACTCAAGTACGACAAACGAAAAGTTGCTCAGGAATTGGAATGTAATTTCTTGGGTTCAGGTGATAACGTATTTGATTCTTTATTAACCCAAAAAATTTCTGAGAATGATGTAAAAGAACCAACAGCCAAATTAATGGGTAACCAACTTTGGATATGGAAAGAACCTGAAAATAATCACAAATATGTGATGGGTGTTGATGTATCAAGGGGAGATTCAGAAGACTTCTCGTGTATTGAAATCATTGATTTTGACTCAAGAGAACAGGTTTTAGAATTTGTTGGTAAAATACCACCCGATGTATTAGCAGAGATTGCGTACAAGTGGGGAACAATGTATAATGCTTTATGTATTGTTGACTTAACGGGGGGTATGGGTGTTGCGACATCAAGAAGATTACAAGAATTAGGGTATAAAAATTTCTATTATGATGGTGTTGACTTAACCAACAAATGGAAATATGACCCTAAACAAAATGAAAAAATACCTGGTATTAATTTTAATTCAAAAAGAGTTCAAATCATTGCATCATTTGAGGAGGCAATTAGACACGACTTTAAAGTCAGGTCAAGTAGATTATTAGGTGAAATGGGAACATTTGTATACATAAATGGTAGACCTGACCACCAAAGAGGACATCACGATGATTGTATTATGTCAATTTCAATGGCGTTGTATGCTGCTGAAGCGGCGTTCCCTTCATTGACTAAGGTGGTTAATCACACTAAAGCAATGATTGATTCTTGGTCCACAACTGTAAATGAACATAAAGATAGTTCACAATATTTTAATCCGTCAATACCACAATTTCCGAATCAACAACAACATAGTAGGAATTATGAACCCTCTAAAAATGATTATGAGAAATATAAATGGCTGTTTGGTTCTCGATAGTATTTATATTCAGACTAGTTTGAATAATTTTATAGAGTATGGCAGAAAATAAGCAATTTACAGTTTGGCAAAGATTAGGTAGAGCCTTAGGTCCTGACGCGTTAATGAATCAGGATTTTCCTGTATTTAAGTTTGATAAAAAAGAACTTTTAAGAACTACCGATAAAGCCGAATATGAAAAGGAAAAACTCCAAGCAAGACAAACCGCTTACTTGGCAGGACAATTTGCTAAGGTAGAGAATAATTTATACACTCAAGCAGTATACTACCAACCAAATAGATTATCATCTTATTATGACTATGAGTCTATGGAGTATACTCCAGAAATTTCTGCAGCCTTAGACATTTACGCTGAAGAATCTACAACACCTAATGAAGATGGTTTTGTATTACAGATTTATTCAGAATCAAAAAGGATTAAATCTGTATTAGCGGATTTATTCAATAATAACTTAGATATTAACACTAACTTACCTATGTGGACTAGAAACACTTGTAAGTATGGTGACAATTTTGTTTATCTAAGATTGGACCCTGAAAAGGGTGTTGTTGGTTGTGTTCAGTTACCAAACATTGAAGTTGAAAGGGTTGAAAGTGGACTTATGGATGGTTCAGTATCTCCAAACATAGGTAACGATTACACTAAAAATAAAGGATTGAAATTCTATTGGAAAGAAAAGAATATGGAATTCCAACCTTGGGAAATTGCTCACTTTAGATTATTGGGTGATGACCGTAAATTGCCGTATGGTACATCTATGTTGGAAAAGTCCCGTAGAATTTGGAAACAACTTCTATTATCGGAGGACGCGATGTTGATATACCGTACTTCAAGAGCCCCTGAACGTAGGGTCTTCAAAGTATATGTCGGAAATATGAACGACGATGATGTTGAGGCTTACGTACAACGTGTTGCCAACAAGTTTAAAAGAGAACAAATTGTTGATTCTAAAACAGGTAACGTAGATATGAGATTTAACCAAATGGCGGTTGACCAAGATTATTTTATTCCTGTAAGAGACCCTGCAGCGCCAAGTCCAATTGACACATTACCTGGTGCACAGAACTTATCTGAAATTGCAGATATTGAATATATTCAAAAGAAACTTGTTACAGCACTTCGTATACCAAAAGCATTTTTAGGATTTGAAGAAACCGTAGGTGATGGTAAAAGCTTGGCACTGATGGATATCAGATTTGCAAGAACCATTAATAGAATTCAAAAATCTATGGTTCAAGAAATGAATAAAATTGCAATTATTCACTTGTTCCTTTTAGGTTTTGAAGAAGAGATATCTAATTTTGAATTGGGATTAACAAACCCATCAACACAAGCAGACCTTCTTAAGATTGACATTTGGAAAGAAAAAATGTTATTGTATAAAGATATGGTTACTGACCCAGGAAATGGTATTCAACCAACCTCATCAACTTGGGCCAAAAAACATATATTCCAATGGTCTGATGAAGAAATTAGAGTTGACCTACTACAACAAAGACTTGAAAAGGCTGTGGGTGAAGAGCTTAAAAATACACCAACAGTTATTTCTAAAACAGGTATCTTTGATACAATTGATAAACTTTATGGTAACAAACAAGGTAATCTACCAGCAACAGGTCAAGAACCCGCAGGCGAGACTACAACGCCACCTCCAGGTGAAGATATATTCGCAGGTGGAGGCGGTGGTTTTGAGACCGCGCCAGAAGCGGGTGGAGAGGTTCCTCCACCACCGGCACCTGAAGCTGGCGCGCCAGAGTTAGCGCCAGAATCCAAAATGGATAGAGATATGAATATCCTTTTAGAGAGTGATATGTATGGTAACAAATTTTTAGATTTAGGTGTTGGACAACAAAGTTTAGGAAAAATGGGTGAAGAACTTGATAAGTTGCTGAATTCGTAATATTTATATGAAAACCCCTAAAAATGACATTTGGACAAATAAAATCGGCAATTGAAAAGAGTCTTGTAGAATCCTACAAGAACCAATCAGACTTTAAAAAAACTTTAAGAGAATTCAAACACAATATTCTTGAAAATAAATCATTTTCAAAATTATATTCTATCTACGATGACCTTTATAAACCACAAGGATTATCTAAAGAAGATGCTGAGTTATTCTTAAATGAAGGTATTGAGATTGTTAGACATTTGGTTACCAAAACTCAGTTACCAAATGGGGTTGGGGTATCTGAAAACGTATATTCAGATTTGGATAATTTAGTTTATTTCAAAAACGTAAATCTATCTGAAAGAGTATTGTCCAAAAAACGTATCATAGAAACTTTAATGAAGAACAAAACTAACGTGAGTGAAACTGTAAAAATTCCATTAAAGTCTATGGTCAATATTGCCAATCAAACAGTTCAATCATATTTGGAAACATTAGACGAATCTACAAAAGTAGAAGTCTTTCATTTAATGGCAACATCTAAAGATGATTTAGAAAAAGAATTCCAAACAATTAAAGAATCTACAATAGAGAGACTAGTTGTCATTTCAGAAAAAGAATCTGAAAAAGATATGAAGACTAAGTTAAATGAAACTATTGAAAAGATTAAATCTGAAAATTTTGATTTAATGAATTATATCAGATTAAAACAATTAAAGGATTCTATTCACCAAGAGTCCTAAGATATTGTTTGTGTTTTGCAGATTCTTTCTGACTTCTCTTAACTACAGATTTCTTTTTAAATTCTTTCAATTCAACTAATCTTTGCATTTGTTTTGTTCTAATAACTTTGGATTTCAAAGTCTTTAGTGCCTTTTCAATATTTGAGTCTACTTTTACTATTAACATACAATATTAAATATATTTGTTTTGTTGATAATTTTTTAGTATATTTTAAAAAAATAAACGAGACAATAATAGTTGACCTTAATGAAGAAGGGCAAAACAATTACTCTAAATCAATACGACAGTATTAAAAGCTTTTACGGGACAGTTGACGCTAAAGAACTAAAATCAATTTATTTGAATATTCAAACTTGGGTAACCCCAATAAATGAAGATGATAATTGGAATAGGATAGTGTCCATTATGTCAAGAGAGGTAAAACATTCAGTTTTACATTCAATAAACACAGAATTATTCAAACAACATTTTATTGTAGATTTAGACTTACGAACAAGTGGTATTAGATACAATAAAAAATCATTTATGAATCTTGAAATAAATCTTTTCACCAAACAAGACGGTGATTTCAAATGTAATGAAATTAAAGATTCAGTCAAAAAAATCCTTAAAAGAGTCTATAAGGATAACATTTTAAACAACAATCATTTTAACTTTTCCTCCACCAAAAACTCAGATTTACTCCAAACAATCTATTAATGTATATTTATTTGAAAAAGAATAGATGAAAAATTATTCAGTACTTGGAGCAGGCCAAACAGGAAAAGGAATTCTTATTGAAATGGATGCGGGATATATCTCCCCAACTGACCGTCTCAATGAAGCTATAATGAGGGAACAAAAAGAACTTGATTATAGAAATCCTTTTGAGTTTTACGCCGTTTTACAAAAATATGGTGTACCAAATAGAAATGGTAGAGTTTATCCTGAAAGGATTTTAAAAAGAGAAGCTGAGAGATATAAGACAGCAATTAAGAAAGGTTTATCAACATCTGAATTAAATCACCCTGAATCATCACTTATCGATTTAGATAGAGTTGCGCATATTATTACTGATATATGGTGGGACAATAATATTTTGATGGGTAAGCTAAAATTATTGACATCACCAGGTTTCCACGAAAGAGGTATCGTATCTACAAAAGGAGATATTGCTGCCAATCTAATGAGACAAGGTGTTACTATGGGTGTTTCATCTCGTGGTGTCGGCTCTCTTAAAAAAGTTGGTGAACAAAATGAAGTTCAAGACGATTTTGAATTAATTTGTTTTGACTTGGTATCTTCACCATCTACACCAGGTGCTTACTTATTCAGTAATCCTGAAGATAGAAATAACTACGAAGAAAACTTAGAAGAAGAAAGAAAGATGAAAGACTCAGATTCTTTGGGTAAGTCTGTTGACTTAATGAAAAAATTAAACGATTATTTAACAAGATAAAAAACTTACAATTATGGATGAAAAATATTTTGTTGCAAAAATCGTTTATGAACTCCCCGATGAAAACTCAGGAAGAATTAAAAAAATTAGAGAAGAGAAATTAGTGAGGGGATTTTCAGTTACAGATGTCGAAGCTAAAGTAACAGGGAAATACCAAGGCTTTCAACACGATTGGAGAATCGTTTCAGTATCTGAAAGTAAAATAGACGAAGTAATAGATTAAAAACAAAAAAAAATAAAGTGGTCAAATCGACCACTTTTTTTTTGCTTTAAATTCTTTAATGGGACAAAAATTAAATTTTTTGTTTTATTGCAGTATTTATAGTAAAAAAATATATGTCCGAAAATAAAAATTTGGTTCAAGAGGCTTTAATTCAAATGAAAAACGTCGAAGACGTTATAGCCGAAAACGCAAAAGGAATACTTGCTTCAACTATGAAGGAAGAAATCAGTCAGTTAGTAAAAGAATCTCTCAACGAGCAAGAAGATGAGGAGATTGAATTAGATGCGGAGTTTGACACTGATGAAGTGGAAGATGAAGCTGATAACCTTGAGGATATGGATTCTGAAGAATCTGAAGACGAAATGGAATTCGGTGACGAAGACGAAATGGAGTTTGAAGATGACGAAGAAACTATTGACCTTACTAACGCTTCAGCAGAAGACATCTTAACAATCTTTAAACGTATGTCTGATGAGGATGGAATCATTGTTCAAAAAGACGGTGATGAAATCTCAATCAAAGACAGCGGTGATGACGTTGAGTATCTTGTTAAAATGAATGAACAAGAAGAAGACGAAGAACTTGACGAACAATACGATGAAGAAGAAGATTATTTCGGATTTGACGGAATTGGTGAAGAAGATGAAATGATGGAACAGGATGTTGAAGATTCTGATTTGGATGCAGTTTTAGACGCACTTTATAACGAACAAGAAGAAGTAGATGAAGAAGATGAAGTAGTCTATGAAATTGTTATGGATGAAGAAGATATGGATATGTCTGAAATGGACGATATGGATATGTCTGAAATGTATGAAGAAGATGAAGACAATGAAGGTTACAACCTTGAGGAAGCTAAAATGACTGTTAAACCTAAAGGCGTTGGAATGGGAAATCCTAAATTTAAATACGGTAGTTCATTACCTAAAAAAGGATTCTCTGACGACAAGAAAGAAGGACCTAAAACTATGGGTACTGGTAAAGCAAAATTTGAGTTTAAAGAGGGTCAAGGATACGATGACAAGGAAGACGAAAGAGAAGGTATGAAGCACGGTAAAATTGCTAAGAAAGACCTTAAGTCAACTAAGTCTCGTAGAGATGATGCTCACTTCGAAACTCGTAAGAAAAAAGAAGAAACCAAAGAAGCTGCTAGAACTTATGGTATGGGTTCAAAAGAAGGTAGAGGTTTAAGAAAAGGAATTACAAACAATCGTAACTATACTTATGAATCTGTTGAAACTGAAATGAATGTACTTAGAGAGAAAAACGAAGAGTATAGAAAAGCATTGAATGTTTTCAGAGAAAAACTTAATGAAGTTGCGGTTTTTAATTCTAACCTAGCTTACGCTACAAGATTGTTCACGGAACATTCTACTACCAAGAAAGAAAAAATAAATATCTTGAGAAGATTTGATTCTGTTGAATCACTAAAAGAATCAAAACAACTCTACAAGACTGTTAAAGATGAATTGAGTAAAGTTGAGGGTAAGAGTATCAACGAAAGTGTTGAAACTAAACTTAACAACCAAATGAGCTCAGGCTCTTCAACAAGTCTAATTGAATCTAAGACATACGAAAATCCACAATTCTTAAGAATTAAAGATTTGATGGCGAAGATGTAAAAATAAAAATAAACTAAAAACAAAATCCAAATACTAAAATGGGAGCATTATTAGAATCAGGTCTTGTTGGTAACATTGGTCTTAAGCACCTTAAAGTTATCAAAGAAGATACAATCAACAAATGGGACAAATTAGGGTTCCTTGAAGGTCTTAAAGGCCACCTAAAAGAGAACGTTGCTCAGTTATATGAAAACCAAGCATCATATCTCATTAACGAAGCTGCATCAACTGCTGACTCAGGTTCATTTGAAACAGTTGTTTTCCCAATCGTAAGAAGAGTTTTCTCTAAACTTTTGGCTAACGACATCGTTTCAGTACAAGCTATGAACCTTCCTATCGGTAAATTGTTCTACTTCGTACCTAACATTCAGTCTTACGAAACTGAAACATCAACATTTGGTGAACACTGGGCACCTTATGGTTCACCTAACGCGGCTGCTAACCAACAACCAAATAGTGGTTATGATTACAACGCAACTAAAGACCTTTACGATAGATTCTACGAAGGTAACGAACCAGCTCTTGACCCTCCAGGTCTTTACGACTACTCAAAAGGTAGCTTCTCGTCAATCACAGCTGGTAACTCTACTGTAGTATGGGTTGGTGATGAGTTAGTTGCTTCAGGTTATGGTTTAGATAACTACAGAAAAGTTCTTTTGGTTATGACAGGATTTGCTTCAGCAGGTGCTGGTCAATTAATCGGACCTAACGGTCAACCAATGGATACTGAAGAATTCTTATCTGACTTGACTATTAGAGGTAAGGCTGGTAACTACACAACAGCTGCTAACGTAAACAATAACTACTTATTCAGAGTTGTTACTCAAAGATATGGTAAAGGTATTGTTGAGTACGGTTCAGACGTAACTCTTGAGTTCCCTAACTCTAGAACTGACGGTGGTACATATTACAACGTATGTGACGCAGAAGGTAAAATCTACTTGGAAGTTGACCTTCAGGTTCCTGTTTGTATCTCTTGTGGAGATGCTAACTCAATCGATGGTTACACAGGTTCAACATTCTACTCTTCATTGTCAGCAGCTTCACAAGCATTCTCTACAACTTATAGAATCTACAAGAATCTTGAATTTGAAGATAGAATCGGTGAAGTTTCTTTCGACCTTCAGTCAGTGACTGTATCGGTTACAGAAAGAAAATTAAGAGCACAATGGTCACCTGAAATGGCTCAAGACGTAGCGGCATTCCACAACATCGACGCTGAAGCTGAATTAACAGCTTTATTGTCTGAGCAAGTTGCGGCTGAAATCGACCGTGAAATCTTAAGAGACCTTAGAAAAGGTGCGGCTTGGAACTTACGTTGGGACTACAACGGATGGAAGAGATTAGGTTCAAGTGCAGTTCCTTACACACAAAAGGACTGGAACCAAACTCTTATCACAGCAATCAACCAAATCTCAGCTCAAATCCACAAATCTACTTTAAGAGGTGGAGCTAACTGGATTGTAGTATCTTCTGAGGTATCTGCTATCTTTGATGACTTGGAATACTTCCACGTATCAAATGCGGCTCCTGAGCAAGACCAATACAATATGGGTATTGAGAGAGTTGGTACATTGGCTGGTAGATATCAAGTTTACCGTGACCCTTACTTCCCAGCAAACCAAGTGTTGTTAGGACATAAAGGAACATCGTTACTTGACACAGGTTACATTTACGCACCGTATGTACCTCTACAATTAACACCAACAATGTATAACCCATTCAACTTCACACCAATCAAAGGTATTATGACAAGATACGCTAAGAAAATGGTGAACAACAGATTCTATGGTAGAATCACAGTTGATGGTGTTAGAACATTCGACTTGAGAGAATTGAGATAATCAAACTCAAATCTAACAGAAAGGGGACCAATGGTCCCCTTTTTTTTTTATCCTAACTTATGTGTTTTCCGTAAAGATTTAAGTAGTATTTCGGTTTCGGGTAATGTAAAGATACCCGCGTATAACGCCTTTTCACAGGCAAACTTCATCATAATGTATGCCTGCTCTTCATCCAAATTATCAATTAAATCATTTAATTGTTCATTGGTTCTGTATAAAACATTACCAAACAATTCCCCAATAGGTTCTGTATTTTCGAAATTATCTTCCATAGTGATATTTATAATAATAAGATATTTTTTATGAAATTACAAGCGGGAAGAGATTCTAATTACGAAAAAATGTTAAACGAAGATTTAGCGGTTTGGTTTGGTACTAAGAAAAAACCAAAAGGTTCTAAGCAACCTAAAGGTCCTTGGGTTAATATTTGTAGAAAAAAAGAAGGTGGAGGTCATCCACCTTGTGGTAGACCTGATGCTGACCCTAAAGGATATCCAAAATGTCGTGCGGCGGGAGTAGCGTCTAAAATGACAGATGCACAGAAAAAAGCTGCCTGTGCACAAAAAAGACGTGCGGAAAAAAAGGACCCAAAAGTTGGTAAGGGTAATAAACCAACTATGGTGTCCTATAAGACTAAAAAAAATGAAAGTCTTAGAAATACTATTTTAAATGTTCTTAAGGAGTCTTTAAAGAATCGACAGGGTTAACAATACTATCATTACTTTCTTTAAAGGAATCTTTGACTTGTGGGACAACTTGCGGAATAACTTTAGGTGTTTGTTTTTGAATTTTGACAGTATTATTACTATCATTTTTTAATGGTTTTTTAGATTCATCATCAAAAACATAAGGTTTTTCCTCAATAGTTTTAGTGATAGGTTTTCTACCACCTTTACCAAAATAAAGTAATACGTTATACGTAAGTAGAATAACTATTGATGAGATAAATAGATATCCAATCAAACCATATACAAATAAACTTTTAAACTGTTTCATTTTATATTCTTATAAATTGTTTGGAGTGAATGACGAATATTTGCAGTTATCTCCTTTTCAAATTCCTCTCTACGGCTTTCAACTTCATTATCAAACAATGAAGTTAACTGATTCCAAGATTTGTCTTCTAAAAATACTACGTAAGAGTATACGTGATTTATTACTTTGATACTTCGACCTTCTAAAATTACAAAGATACCTGAGGCATCGTTTTTAATATATCTTTTAGACGATATTGGGGTTAGTAATAACAAACTTTCAGGTTTTGCTATTAGTCTTTTACAAATATTAATAGCATCTCTCTCATATTCAGATTTCTCTTGTGGTGGTGTAGAAACCCGAATTGCTTTAATTGCACTCTTTTGGATGAAACGTTTTAGTTTGTGTAGTAATGTACTCATAGTCTCGTTTATTGACTACAAATATAATGAAAGTTTTTGAATAAAAAAATTAACAGTAGGTTCCTGAACATCTTTTTTTACCGTCAAGTCCAGGTTGTTTTCCCTTACAGACTTGGACCGCGTATCCATTAGCGTATGCTGAAGGGTAAACATCAAATTTTGATTTGGCAGCAGCTTTACCACGAGCACATAACTTAGTCCCTGTCTTTTTACGACCTTCGTTAACATATTCATACTCGTCGTATTCCATATCTTCCCCCTCACCATTGATTTCATTCATCATAAAATCAAAAACTTGGTCTAAATTGTTTTTGGATTCTGTTATATGGTCATCAGCCCAGTCGTGTCCATTGTTAAGAATTTCTGTGATAGTGTCTTCGTCTAGCTCCAAAAGAAGCTCACATTGTCTTTTCATTTGTTCTAAATTAGAAAAGAACATATATCTGTTACTTCTCATATCCTTATCTTCACCTAAAACTTTTTTTATTAGGTTAGTTAGTTCTGTTTCTGAAAGTCTTACTGTTTTCATTTTTTGTTTACTATTTGGAATTGTAATGTGTCTTTATAAATATCTTTCTCACCACTTGTGTTTACCCTTATGTCCACAAAATATTCATTTGGTATTTTGTCTCTCATATCAAAGATGAAATAATATTCGTTAGGGGTTCTATTTACAGGAGTCCAATCTTGGACGATAACCTCAGTGGTACCTTCTTTTACGTAAACTCTATAGTAAACATCAATGTCCATCAATAAAGTCTGTGACGACCAAAGTTTTTTGGCGATTACACCAATTTTTCTAATTTCAGTATTAAGTATTTTTTCATTTTGTAAAATACCATAATAACTAAACCCAAATTTTTCAGGTTCTTTGGATAGGGTTCCTATCTGAATTCCTGACGTATAAGGTCTTAAAACAAATTCATTGGTTATGTTTGGAATGGGTTGTCCATTAATTGTTAAGTTAGACCACACATCATAGAACATACAAGGTGTTGTGTATGCTGAAAAGGCGTTAGGAACCGTGACTTCATAAATACCCTTTGTAATCAAACAAGTTGACAATCCTGTAACAACTAAATCTCCTGCAGAGTCCTCAATAGATACTGTTGGTAAATTATCTAAGTTTACAAAATCACCGTTTTGATAAACATATAAGTATAACTTATTTGTCTGATTTTGTAAGAATAAATTTCTATCATCCTTAATCAAATCATTATAGGTTGTTTGAAGATATGGTTGGTAGAATGTTTGTGTGTATTTTGAAAAGAACGCAACACTATAACTCTCAGTTAAACCTGTAATATTCTCAATATCAGGGACATAAGCAATTCCCCATCCTGTGACACCTGTCAACGTACCATTTAAAATACTGTTGATTTCATTAGTCATATCAAAACTTGCATCTTCATTACCCAATTCAAAGTGTTGTACGTCAACGATTGTTAACGCAGAGTAGTTACACCCCGTCAAACTTGTTAAAGTGTTTCTATTGTCATATAAACCAGGTACTGACCAATTCTTAAGTGTACTTCTTTGATACCAGTTTGTTGGTCTTGTTGAAAAGGCTGAGTTATTGTTTTGTTGGATGACAGATAATTGACCACTAACACCATTCTTAGTTAATGCGTAATCATTATAATCAAACCCAACACCTTCATCCCATACTTGAGGTTCACCTGTACTTCCTGAGTATTTTGGTATTCTAAAAAGAATTAAATCAAATGATGTTGCTCTTTTTCTACCATTTGTCATATTGGTATTAATCAAGTCATCTTCAAACGATGAAGTATTAACCATATTTAAAACGTGAGTCATACCTGTGGTACAACCTGTTGATATAACACCTGAAGCAATTTGTTCTTCAAGATAAGTTAAATCAAGGTCAAATAAAAAACGTGTAAAACCAAAGTTGGGTACAATTAAATCCGAAGCACCAAAGTTTAATTCAGCAACTGGGTTACGAGCAGTATTGGTATAAAGATTTGATATTATAGTATCGTTCTTTGAGAAATATGACCTTAAGATAGACATTTAAATAAGTATTTTATTATAAATATCAATTCAGTCGAATATTCTGGTTAAGAACTTTGGATGGAGCTTCATTATTTGCTGTAAGAACTGCAGAAACAGTAGAACCGTCTTCTGTAACAACACAAGGTGGTTCACCAGGATAAGCGTGAGTATGTGAAATTAAGAACCTAACAATTTGATTCAAAAACTCTAATAACTCTTCACCCCTAACTAAACTTGAGGTATTTGGGTCAATCTCAGTAACAAACTTAGTTTCATCAATACCATAGAGACTATTATCAAAATTGATTTTCTTTTTACCCGGTATTTGAGAGGTTTGAGACAATAGATAAATTTTGTTCCCCCCTAATGCCGCGAATGTTGATGGTAATCCTGTAGTTTTAAAACCTTCAACAACATTTTTGATTAATTTAATAGGAACACCAACTTTAGACTGTTCGTATATTAAACCATAACCACCAACTGAGTTGTTTTGATTCAACTTAATCTTTTGATATATGGTTGATAAAGTTCTTTGAGTCTGAAAATTACCGGCACTCATTTGAGTATAGAAAAATGGTGCGGGTCTAAAGTAGATTGGAAATCTTTGTTCTAAAACACCAAACAATTCAACACCACTTGCGGTTTTTCTTTTAGAGTTACAAGTTTGAATGAATAAGTTAATAAAATCAATCACTTGTTGTGTTCCTTCTAAATTGGTAAACTTTTCTTGGGCAACAAGAACCTTTAAATCCTCAATATTTGAATCAACCTTTAATGCCTTTGCTAACGTTCTTTCTGAAGGGACTAATTTGTAAAGTCGACAAACACCATTATAAATCGGGTTTGGTAATGAGTTTTCGGGGTTATTAATAATATACTCAATAAGATACTTAACTTGGGGGTTAGATTCCTTAATCTCGAAGAATGTTTTTTGAGCCTCTTTAATCTTTGATGTGTCAAATTTTGATAGTTGTAAAAAGGCTCTGTTTTTATTACCGACAGGGTCTTTATCACCAACTAATTCTCCTTTGTATTTCCCGGCTCTAAGTAATAATTCGTTTTCTTTTAAAACTAAATCTGTTGACCCTCTACCCATAACTGCAACATCTCCTGGGTCGGGGAATACTCCATTTGGGTCAGGATTCTTAAAACTACCATCCGTGTTTCTAATAAACTTTGACCCATTTAATCTGATACCTCTAATATCTCCATATCTTTCAGATTGAGCGTAATTTTCTAAAACAATATTTTGAATTCTTGAGAAAGGACCTTGTATGTAGTACGCGTTTAAAAACTGAGAGTCATCAGTATCGTGGTAGTAAATTTGTAGAAGTTCATCTACTTTTGGAACGGACCAAATGTATATTGGTAATAAACTGTTAAAAACAAATGGGTCTTTTTCTGACCAAGCATCCGTTACAACATTAAAATCTTCTACAGATTGTCTAATCGCTTCCGTATCATCTGTTAAAATTTGTGCACGTACACGACCAAGATTTAAAGGGTCTTGATTGTCAACAACTTTAGCGTAATACCATAACCTTGCCATTATCCGTTTCTTTTCTTGTGTTCTTTTAACATAACGTCATAAAGTTGCTCAACTCTATCTAAGTAGTATGTCATATTAATAATGTTTTTTTTAGTATCTTCAAACTCTGTTGCAAGTTTGTCCATATTAGTTTCTAAAGACTTATTGGATAATTTATCAACGTCTTTAGAACTTTCAATCATAATTTTAAATTCTTCTTCTGTCATCGAGATTTTCCAATTGGTAGTCCTGTTATTACACTAATACCAATATCAACAACACCATTTTTAGCGTCCTCAACGCTTAAACCTTTTTGTGTTGCAATTTGGTAAAATGTCATTTTATTTGGTTGACCATCTGGTGTTGGTCCTGTTCGTAATCCATATCCCTGCATAGATTCTATAGCATTTATTGCCGCCCTTTCAGGTGAGAAACCTGGTAACGCATCCGCAAAAGCTAGAAGTGCTTTATTAATTCCTGTACCTGGTAACTTTTTATTAATCAGTTTTAATATTTTTTGAATCGCACCAACTAATGATTTACATTCTCGGTAATTAACAACTGTTTGAACAATAAATTCGCCCGCTTCTAACAATGATTGAATAATCAAAACTCTTTTATCTTTAGTTGTTCGATATATGTCTTTGAGTATTAACTTAACTATTCTAAGTAGATTCTTTTTTAGTTCCTCAAATAATATTTCTAAGAATTTTTCGGCAACTGCGGCAACAACTCCGAACACAAATTTTTTAAATTTTCTTGCAAAATCAACACCACTTGCAACTTGTGAACTTACAATATCATTGATTGTATTTGCAGACGCGATTGATGAGTTTCCTGAAATTACAATACTGTTTCCTGATTGAATAATTTCATTTGCAAACCCTAAAATTTGATTTTCTAGTACAGATTTAAATGTAAAAAGAGGGAGTAAAACTTTTGGTGTAAAAATTGACGCTAATAACGCAACAGGAAGTTTCTGTAAAATATTTTGTAACCAAGCCTCATTTAACCCTACTCCTGGAAAAGTATTTTCCCAATTGTCTACAATTGAATCTAAAATACCTTCAAGTAAATCAACTTGTTCATTAACACTTAAGTCATCATTTATTTGAGTTAATTGTTCTAAAATAACCTGATTGTTTACAGGAACATTGATATTATTACATTCTACGAATGTCACGACACCATTTAAGGCGTCATTAACAAACTGATTAATATTGTTATTATCTACCTCATTAAATTCAAAAAACTCATCACCAATATTATCGTATTCAGATATTTTTGATGTTCCTGCAACATCAATTTCTTTAGGACCCGACTCACATAAACCAAAAATCCTATTTAAAATTAATATAAATTTAGATTGCTCCTCAACCTGAGTTGATGTTAAATCTACGGAAAGAGAACCCGTTAATAAATTTATTAAGTTTGCAGCAAAAACCCTACTATCAAATACCTTGATAGATTGGTAATAATCACCCAAAGAATCAACTATCGTATTTGCCGAGTATTTTAATGTACTTCCTGTTGTTGGAGGGGGAACATACTGTCCACTCTTATCAGGTCTCTGTAATAAAAACATCCTAAGATAATCTCCAGTTGCCCCAATATCATTTTGTTTAACGTATTCAAAATCCCAAAGATTTGTATTTGATTTACCGTAATAAGGTAAGTCATATTCATACTTAAAAGTTTGATTTAAATTTTGAGTTCTATTTTGTAGCTCAAAATTCATTGGGAACTTTTTAGCTCCACTATAGTTTATGTATGGTGATAGTTGTGTAAATCCTGTTGTTTCGTAATATATTCGACCAACTAATGAATTTGGTTTAACCTTCAAACTACCAAAAAAATCAATTTCTTCTAAGTTAACATAAATTGATTCGTTTGCCGGTAATGTAGATAAGCTTGGTAAGGAATCTAATACTGTCTGTGAAATAGATGGGTAAGTTTGTTGTTGTGCACAACCTAAAGCTTTAAACGCTTCATCTGCAATAACTTTTGCAACATACGGTTCCATCTTGAATACCGCATCCAATAATATTTTTCTTAGTGCTCTAGTTGTTTCAAGACCACCCTGACCTTGTGAATTTGCGTTTGCCGAACTTTTAATTAATTTTAAGAGTTGGTCGTAACTTGTTGGTACGTTTCTTTGAAACGCTTTCTGTCCTTCAGTGACACTATTGAGTTGTTGTGCAATTGCATTAGTCCCTTGTGCATCTGAATTACCTTTCGTAGATGAAACTTCTTTTTGTGATGTAGTTGCTTGTGTATATGCCCCAAAAGCACCTATTTGTGATTGGATACTTTTGTACCCATCAGTTAAATCTGGTGATATATTTGAAACGTCATACGGCATATTATTTCATTTTGTATGTGGGTTCATCATCATCGATGTCAGAATCTCTATCAATAAGTGAACGCATCAATTCATCGTCCATATCAGATAAAGAAAATGATTCTTGATTTGATGACGACTTCTCCCAAATTCCTGCTTGTAGTTTTGAAAGTGTTAACTTTTTTTCTACACAGTCGTTTATAATTTTTTGTTGTTTTTCAATGACAGGACCTAATTTTTGCATATCTGATGCTTCCTTCATCATTGATAACATTTTATTTTGTATCCTAATTGCTGTGTTACGTTGCTCAACAATTTCGTTATAAATTTCTTGCATAAGAGACAACATTGACTCTTTTGTAAGATTAATCTCTTTTTTTTGTGGTCTTGGCATACCTATAAATATTTTTCTTAAGTTTTTATTCTACCTTGCACCACAACATAAAGTTTTTTAAACTTTTTCATTGAGTTTCTAATCTCTTTTGTTGAAAGATTTGTCATCTCTCTTAAAGAGAGTAAAATAATGTTTTTATTGAATTTATTATTGTCTGTACCTGAAAATATCTCTTCATAGTTTTCAAATAAATCAATAAGGGCGTAACCTAGTTTAACCTCACTATGACTTAAAGAATCTTCTTCAATAAATCCTCTAAGTTCGTCCAAATATTTTTTTATCACAAAATCAGTTTCAACGACTTCGGTATCAATATGATATATCATATCAGCTCTTTCTTCTAATGAGGTTGATATGTCTTCATAAGAAACTTTACGATTAGTTTCTTTTTGGTCTTTAATTATTTGACCCATCAAATAATTCTTACAAATAGTCCCAAAATATGAATAAGCCTTCTTATTTTTAGAAGGCTTAAACTTATCAACTTTTGTCATTAAGAATGAATGAGTATCGTTATGGATTTCCCTGAAATCCATATCTTTTCTATAAAGTTTGTATCTACGTATAATTGAGGATATCATTTTATCCAATGGCATACGTAGAAATTCGTTATAAATTCTATTTTTTTCTTCTTGCGTTTCCGCTAAAAGAAAACTTTTAACAGCCTCTTCTTCCCTTACGTCAAAATAATTCGTAGTTTGACCTGTAGATTTCCTACCGCGTTTTTTTGCGGTGGACTCTTCTGTTGTAGCTGATAGAACCTCTAGCATTATCCATTTTGACTCTCATACTTTATGGTTCTATCATTTGAGAAGAAATATTCTTTTTTAGCTGTTTGGACCCAAAACTTAACCTCATCCTCAACCATTTTCTCATCACTAAACTTGTAGTTCCAAAACAATGAACCTGTTCTCATATTTGTATGTTTGTATCCTAATCTTGGGATTGTCATAATAGATACCGAATTGTATGTCATTCTAAGTAAAAATTCGTATACGAATGTAAGTTTGATTGAAGATTTAAAACCACCAAACTCTTCGACAACGCTCTTTTTAATTACCATACCTGAGCTTTGGAAGTTTTGATAATCTTGTAGAATATCATTTGTCAAATATCCCATTTCTTGTGAGAAGTTTGCGGCAAATACCGCTTCATTTGTGAAACCAGCAAAAACTTCTTTATCATCAACATCAACAACTACAGGTAAGAAAGCTTGTACTTCAGGATATGATTTTGAATACTTTAAAACATTTTTAAACCAAATTGATGCGTATTCGTCATCAAATTCAAAAAATGAAATCCATTCACCCTTGGCTTGTGATACACCATAATTAATTTGTGATGAATAATTTGGTTCACCATCGTAATTTAATTTTACAACATTCAAGTCACCAAAATCAAATGATTCTAAGTAAGACTTTAGTTGTTCTTCATTTGAACTAACAATGATTAATTCTTCAAAACCAACCATTTGGTTTTTTAATGAAGTAATTGCTTTATTAAAATACTCATCAAAATTTAATGCTAATGATGATTTGATGGGTAGGATTACTGATAAATTTAATTTTTCTTCCATATTATTCTGCGAATTTTGAGATTTGTTCTTCCATAGATTCTGCTCTGGTATTAAGGTATCCCGAGAACACTTCTATCACTTTATTTTGAAACGACTCTTTATTTGGTAAAGGTTCGATTGTTATATCTAAATTTTTAAGGACATCTTCTGAAATGTCATCTTCTAACCAATGTTGAGACCAATCGGCAATTAATTCAGGTAGTAAAGTTTCGTCCTTAATCCACACACCATTAGTTTCATTCATCCACTCAGGTTTCAAGTTTGGTTGGATACCAATTGTTGGAACACCACATTTCATACTCTCCAATGGGAAGGTACCGTAAGCACTGTTTCTATCAATCCAAACTGTTAAGAAACATTCTGAGATTGCCTTAGCGAATTGTTCTTGACTCAATCCACGTAAATCTCTAAACGTAAACCATCTAAACTGAGGGAATCTCAAATAGAAAGTTTTGATTAGGTTAATTGTATCTTCTTGTTCTCTTGAGTGAACACCGATAATTGGCATCGGAAGTCTTTCAGACTTTTTGAAGTAATCCTCAATAAATGGTTCGATAACATCAAAAGTTTGACCTCTCATAACTTTTTGAATGTAGTCTTTTTGAACTTCACTTGTGGTGATACATTTTAAGAAACCAAACTGATTCCAAGTTTGACCTGGTTGTAATGTTTCCAACATATATGAATAACCCTGAGTTAATACAATTTTACCACAAGGTAAGTTTTTAACTTGGTCCATCATAAACCCAAAGATTTCAGGGATTACCAAAAAGTCTTCAGGTGCAATTTCAATATTCTCACCTTCAATAACTTTATGAGGGATTTCATTCATATACTCCTCATTCAACCATCCTGAAACTCCTGTGTAATCTTTCTTCTCGTGAAGAATGATTGCGTTGTAACCCCCTCTTTTAAGAGTCAACGCCATATCATAAATGTATTTTATTGATGCTTTCGCATTTCCTTTTGTGTCGTGCACAAAGAAATAAATTTTAGACGACTTATCTCTAAGTTTGTCTATAGATTGTTTTACCTTGTCAATTTGTAATTGGTCCATATTAATAATGATTTATTATATTTTTGTTTAATAATGAGTTAAATGCTAATCTAAATGGTATGGATATTTCTGAACTTTTAAGTCCTAATTTATTGTCTCCCATATCCATTTCACTAAAAATAACATCTAACATTAATTTAATTAGCTCGTATTTTACAACATTAATTTTCATTTCCGTCCCACCTGAAAGATTTAAACTTTCGTCACCGATAGTATCAATGTATGATTCGATTTTATCGAAATCCACATAATAGTTTTGTCCAAATACTTCTATCATAATTTTTCTATAATTTCTTTAAGTTCTTTAATAGTATTAATATTGTGTGTTATATCAATATCTGTATTATAGACAGTGTTGAATTTTATCACAATTTTATCAGTAGGGTGATTTAATAATAAGTTAGGATTAGCCGTAAGTAAAACATCTATTTCATCCCACATAGAATTAGTGGTGATTTCTGAGTAGAATTTTATCTTTTCTACTAAACATCCAAACTTAGATAAGAAGAATAATGTTGCGGGTTTTGATTTACCAATCTCATCAGATACAATAATAATTTCGTTATTATCTCTGTGGTCAGTATAAAACTCGTTGAAGTCGTTAAATGATGTCATTTCTACGGACGGAGCGTGACCAAATATTTCCATAGTATGTTCTCTATACAAGAAGTCATAAACCTCATCCTCATCTTTGAATTTCAGGTGTTTTGAAATATCTAAAGTTTCTACGGGTGATAACACTTCATAAGGTTCTTTTTCCTCATCAGTGATAAATGGATTATCAACATAGAACTTAGTATAGACCTGTTCAATTCTTAAAAGAGTGTCTCTAAGAACTCCGTTAACATCAATTGCGATTCTCATTTTAATCTTCGTATCTTTTTAGTATTTTGGTAATCAAAGGATTTCTCACAACATCAGTATCTTTGAACTCGTGAGTTCCGATGTTATCTAAATCTGAGAATCTTTTCATCGCGTCCCACAAACCTGAGTGTGTTTTATCTTTGTATCGGTCAGTTTGTTCTAAGTCACCTGAGATAAAGAATTTGGAGTTAAACCCAATTCTTGTCAAAAGCAATTTCATTTGATTGGGGGTTGCGTTCTGAGCTTCTTCAAAGATTAGAATTGAGTTGTCAATATTCATACCTCTCATATAAGCCAATGCGAATACTTCAATCGCTTCAATATCTTTTAATTTTTCACGTGCGTCTTTACCGATAATTTTGTTTAAAAGGTAATAACTTGGGAAGATATATGGGTCAAGTTTCTCTTCAACATTACCCGGTAAAGAACCCAGTTTTTCTTCAGCTTCAACCGCTGGTCTAACAATGATTATCTTTTCGTAAGGTGTACTAGGGTCAGCTAATAGGTCAATAGCCGCTTTCATTGCTATGTAACTTTTACCCACACCTGCAGGACCCGAACAAATTGTGATTTCAGATGTTTTTAATTTTTCGTAATACAACTTCTGACTTTCACTTAGAAATTTTTCTTTTGTTTGTCTTTTTATGATTGTTGAAATCAGTTCCTTTTTAGTTCTTGGTGAACCACCATACTCAGGAGTTGGTGTTGGGTTGTTTGTTTTTTTCTTCATCCTCATTATTTTATACGTTCTCGTTCAATCGGGTATTCACCTAATTTTCTTTTGTAGATAGTTTTTCCTTTATCAGGACTTTCATAAATGTATGGTTTGTCCTCGGTTTGTTTTTCCGGTTTTTTTGGTTTTTTTTCTGACATTATAGTTGTTTTGAAAAATGGTTATACCAATATTCAACCATTTCATCTAACATTGACTCAAATGTATATTCAGGTTTCCAACCAAGTATTGTTCTAGCCTTTGTAGAATCTCCCTTAAGATATTTTAATTCTTCAGGTCTGATGAAAATTGGATTTTGTGTTACATAGTCTTCATAGTTCATATTCATACTATCAAAAACATATTTTGTCATATCTCTTACAGAGTGGGTTTGCATTGTTGATACAACAAAGTCTTCAGGTGTTTCGTGATTCATAATTAAATGCATTGCTTTAACATAATCTTTTGAGTGACCCCAATCTCTGTATGAGTCTAAATTCCCTAATTCTAATTTTTTCTCAAGACCAAGTTTAATTTGTACTGCGGTTTTAACAACTTTGTTAGTTACAAAATTTGAACCTCGTCTTGGTGACTCGTGATTAAATAATATTCCGTTAGTTGCGTGTAATCCGTATGCCTTTCTATAGTTTCTAACGATAGAATAACCAAACAATTTTGAACATCCATAAGGTGATACTGGATGCATCGGGGTGGTTTCTCTTTGAAACCCATCCTCATCAACACTATTACCAAACATTTCAGAAGATGACGCTTGATAAAATTTAGCGTTTGGTACAACTCTTCTGTATGACTCTAAAACATTCAATACACCAAGAGCATTTGTTTTAACCGTAAATTGTGGCATATCAAAAGATATTCTTACGTGACTTTGTGCACCAATGTTATAAATTTCATCAGGTCTTACTTTTTCTAAAATTCTATCAATAGAACTTTCATCCAATAAGTCTCCATAATGTGTTGTTATTTGGTCTGTTAAGTGATAAACTCTTGAATCTTGGTTCTCGGACATAGAATTTCTTCTAACCATACCGTGAACTTCATAACCCATAGTTAATAAGTGTTCCGCCAAGTAACTACCGTCTTGACCATTAATTCCTGTTATAAAAGCTACTTTACTCATTTTTTAAAAATATCCATTTCTGTTAAATCTGGCCAATCTGTAACCACCCATTTTTTTGGTTCTGTGTTGATTGCGTCCTCTAGTTTTGATAAACCCAATTTTGCGGTTTCTGGCGTCATATAATAGTGATAACCAAAAGTGTCGATGTTTTGGTCTCTCCAAGGTATCATAGGTAATCTACCGTCGTATGACATTTTTTTAATTTGATTTTTATCGTGTTCGTTATCTAATAATATAACCCCACCTCTACCTAAAGATAAGTGTTTTTGGTATTGAAAACTAATTCCCATAAATGTATCTGGGATATAAGAATCTTTTTTCCATAAAACAGCGGCATCAATTACTCTGTCTGTAATGTAGTAGTAATCTTGCCAAGCTTCGATTCTCCATTCTAAACCAATGTTTAATTTATTAGCTAAAAATGGGATGGATAAGTATGTTCTTGTTGGCACTGAAATTTCTTTAGTTTCCAAATATCTAAGAACAACTTCAATCCCGTGTGTGCAACTATCAAAAGCAACTGCGAACGGTGCTCCAAAAAACTCCGCAACTTTACTTTCAAATTCCTGAACAATTTCAAATGTTGGTGTCATATTACTTTTTTTTACATTCTACGTTTAAACTAATTAAAGTTCCGTGTTCTTTATCCATATGTGGTAGATATGCTTGAGAATGGTCATCAATGTGTGAATGTTCAGTCTCCCTCCAATCATACACTGATACATCCGTAAAACCATTGTTTTCTAACAAAGTCTTTAATGATTTAAAGTCATAACAAGTTCTATGATATATTTTGGTGTCACCCATATCCATTCTACCGTATAGAGGGCCTAAAAATGATTCTAATTCACCACCAACAATATAGAGATGAACCATTGATTCAAAATCAGGAACCGCCAATCTTAAAACGCCATTTGGTTTTAAAACTCTTAACCATTCTTTCAATACCTCAATAACTTCAATTCTATCAAAGTATTCCAAAGTGTGTGATGAATAAATTAAATCAACTGTATTTTCTTCAAAATCTAATTTTGTAATATCGTGACTTTTAATGTGTGGGAAGTCCGCCCCATCGATGTGAATCCATTCAGGACCAAAATCTCTTTTACCGCAACCAAGATGTAATTTCATATTATTCAATAAATGTTTTATCTAATTTTTGACCTTCATATGGACCTGTTTTATATTCATAAACCAAAGTGTTGTCTTCCAAAATATAGTAATTATGTCCACCTTCTAAAGTGAAACTGGCATCACCCACATTTAATATTGGTTCGGCAATTATAGTGTCATCAATATCATAAAAAATACATTTTACAGAGCCTTGGATTACAATCCAACTTTCTTGGGCGATTACATTACGAGTTCTTTCTTTCCAAATGTGTTTATGTGGTTTAAATGTTTTACCTTCCTCCATATTCAAGATTGAACATTGGATAAAGTTTTCTTCAGAGATTACATCTTGTCTTCCTGGAGTGATGTCATCTTTTCTAACAATTAAATGAAGAAGTTTAGATGGGTCTACTTTTGAATATATTTTTTCCATTATAATACTTTTTTATTGTCAATCGCCATTTTTATTGTTGGCCAAATATTATATTTGTTTAGGACTAAGTGTCTTGCTTCTTTTAGATTTTCAATATTTTCTTCTCTATAGTTTGAATTTGCAATTTCAAGTATTTGACTAATTGCATAATCGATACCTTTAGAATCATCAAATTCGATATAACTACCTTTTGGAAAAAACTTACTAATTTGTTTACAACCTGAATAAATTGGCATTGTAAGTAATAAAATTGGGTCAACAAATTTTTCACTGAAATAAAAATCAGTTTTACCGTTTTCAATAACTAAGTTGTAATTGTAATCAATTAAACCTTGTTTTTTATCTCTAGGAGGTAGGGCGTGACCTGGTCTGATATGTCCGTAAACATCAACATCTTGTGAATAATTCGTCATCAATTTTGTAACCAATTCTTTTCTAAAATGATGATATTCTGTCATAATTCTACCAGAATCTATTGCGGATAGTTTTTTAGTCTTTGTTGGGTTTAAATCAAACAACTCATTAAATGGGTGTTTAACCCACCAAGTCGATGGTAACCAACAATTACCTGCTTCGTGATGATAGTTCCCATATGAATTTCTTTTCCATTCATAATACGCAACTGTTACGTGTTTAGGTTCTCTACCAAAATAAATTACTTTGGAGTCATCAACATCCTCAGGGGTCCCATCTTGCACGATAATAAAATCCGACTCTGATTTATTTAATGTGTATGTAACATCTTCCCAAACACCTAAACTATTTGGGGTTTGGTCAATAATGTTTCTTACTAATGATTCTGAGTCTCCCCAAGAAGTATTTGCAAAATATATTTTTTTCATTTTAAAAATATAAAAGGTTTTATTTTAAAAAAAAGAATTACTTGTTCAAGTATGTTACTAAATCCTCCGGTGTCCCAAGACCCCACATTTTGTCTATACGGTAATTTATCACTTTTTTACCGTCAGGTATTGCCTCATTAAAGACAGGACACACATAAAATTCATTATTAACTCTTACGTTCTTACTAATCATTTGTTCTGCATATTTTACATAATCAGAACCTTTCTTCCAGTAATATATTCCTACAGTTGCTATGTCAGAAATTGGATTCTTTTCGGCAACTTCACTAACAAAACCAAATTCATTTAATTTTGCAAAAGACCATTTTGGGTGGGTAGATTCGAATGTTACAATACCTCCATCAACATCAGTTTCTTTCATTTTATACATAAACTCGTTAGAGTCCCACTCAATAAATTGGTCTGAGTTTGCAAGGATTAACGAATCGTCATTATTGATGAATTCTTTGGCTAAAAGGGTGGTACACGCAGCACCTTCCGTAACACCGTCAACTTCAACTATTTTACAGTTTGGACTGATTAAATTTAATAATGTGTCTAAATTGTATTTTTCTCTGTGTGATTTTTGAACTATGTAAATAAAGTTCGCATCAAGGTTTAAGTTTTCACTTACAACCTTAATCATTGGTTCACCCTTAACATCTATTAGGGGTTTTGGAAAACTATATCCGGCCTTTTCAAAACGAGAACCGGCACCCGCCATAGGTATAAGAACATTTAATTTTTTGTCTGACCACTTTGGGCTTTTCATTGTAATATGATTAATCTCACTTAATTTATTGTATACATTTTTTGTATTAACTTCATCTGGTGATGACACTCTCATAATTTTTGAATGGGACCTTGATGCTGCTAATAACCCGTATGGAGAGTCCTCAATAATTAATGTTTGTTCCGGTAAGCATTTCATTTTCGAAATGCAAGTCCAATACATTTCAGGGTGTGGTTTACTATTAATCACATCTTCATTTGATATGATAATATCGAAAAACTCAATTATTTGAAGTTTCGATAATACAGTTAAAACCGTCTTTCTAATTGAGTTACTGCAACAGGCGATTTTATACCCATCTTTAGATAAGTTTTTAAATAACTCGACAATATGTTTTGATGGAACCGTTTCAGTTAATTTCTCGATGGTTAATTTTTGTTTTTCTAACCATATTAAATTATGCAGGTTAGAATCAAGATTTTTTTCCTTAGTTAAAATATCCAACTTTTGATTTGTTTTTAACCCATCAAATTTACCCAAATGTTCTTCCCAAGGAATTACACATTCAGGTTGATATTTTACGATTGCGTCATTTAATGATTCAAAATGAATATTTTTTGTATCTATTAATACACCATCCAAATCAAAAATTATTAACTTTATCATTTGTATTGTTGAATATAATCTGAACAGACCCCATAACAATCTCCCATATCAAAAGAATTTAGTTCAGGTAAAACACAGATTGATTTTTTTGTTAATTCTTTATTTGGATAGGTCCAAATAAAACCTTTCGATGTTAAAGTAACATCATCATTTTGATGCCAAAAACAATGTATTTTTTTATTCTTTAACATCTTTTCGAGAGCTTGAATATTTTTAGCGTGACACCATAATAAATTGCTTTCTAAAAATGTCTCCTCAATTTTGTATTGAGCTTTGTCGTGACCTAAAAAATATTCATCATTAACCACCCAAACATCAATCTCACAATTATAACCAAGAGATAAAGACTCAACAATATAATCAGGTGAGTTTTCTCTCTCAGGAATACGACCATTTAAATTACCTCTATGTGAAATTTTTTTCATAATTAAAATTTAACCATCCAAATGTTATTTGTACCGATGATTACATTAGGAAAAAGTTCATCAACTGCTTGTTTAACACCACAAGTATGATTCCAATAATCGTGACCTGACATAATTCCACCTTCTCTCATTTTTGGTAACCAAGAAAGAATGTCTTTTTTTACTGACTCATAATTATGGTCTGCATCAATAAACACAAAATCCACACTACCATCTTCAAATTGAGCTGCGGCGTCCCAAGTATTACCTTTAATGTCTTTAACAACATCTCTAACACCGGCATCAATTAAATTTTGATTATAAACATCATAAATATATTTCATTTGTGGTGTTAAATATTCGTTTCCTTCTTTGGTGTGAATGTACGAATCATCAAATAAATCAACTCCGTATAGTTCAAATTTGTAAGTTTGTTCTAATAATTTTTTTGCCAAATAAGATAGTGAGTGACCTTTCCAAGTACCTAACTCAACTAAAGTTTCATATTTTTTACTAGCAATTTCATTGTAAAATTCTTGGTAATTAAACCAATTTTCAGAATGTTGTATATCTTTAATTTCCATCTTTTTTTTCTATCAACCCAAATTTTATGTATTTGTACCAAACTCTTTCGTGTAAAAAGTAGATTACTGGTTTAAATAATAATTCACCAACACCCATTAAGGAAGCTAATTTTATATCCGCTCCAAAAGAATATGCTACTAACACTGTTGTAAGTGTCCCAATCAAACGGTAACTTATAGTTTTACCAATATGTCTTTTAACGTTTACCATTACTTAACAATTACAACATCACCCTTCCAAATAACTTCAGATGCCATACAAGAGATATGGTGTTTTGTTACCATTTTTTCTCTTGATGGGTCATACACCGTATCAATAGTTGTGTGCATGGGTGTTTCTATTAAGATATTTGAACAAGTATGTTCAACACCGTTTATTAAAATTCTCCAATACATGTGATTATCATCACAAACCGTATTGTATCTAATTTTTACATCAATCATAATTTACCTTCTTTTTTCATTTGTTCACGAATTTTAGTTGCTGAAATATCTGCAATTTGCTGTGGTGGTATACGCTCAATAATATCGTAACCAACTCCTCTTCCAAATTCTATTGAGCAGATATCTGGAATAACCATAACTTTTACCTTTCCTTCCTCACATTCATTTGAGTAATGTTCCATAATATTTTGTCTAACCTCTTCGGCAGCAAATGGATTTTTTTCGTCAGGGGCAATGTCTCTAATACAAATTAAAACATTCTTACCTTCATCCATTGCTTGTTTAAAAAGTTCTTGGTGTCCAGGATGGAGTGGTTGCCATCTACCAACAAACATTGCGTATTGTCCATCTTTAGCGGGTAAGGACGACCCTACGTGAATTTTTTTAGTCCAATTTTCCATTTTATTCAAATCCTTTATCTCTATTTAAGTTTATACCAATTGCTCTTTCACCTTCTTTATCAGGGTCCATATCATTTATTAGATATCTTGGACCTCTTTCGATACCCATAACCAATTGATTGTATTTTATATTATTATCTTTTAATTCAAATTCAGTGTGGCTTCTCAAATTTTCAGGTCTTGCGGTAGTTAAAACAATATGATGACCTTCATAAAACCATTCATTTAATTTTTCAGCAACTGATGTTATTACTTCAGGTTTTGTGACTGGTATATCAGTAAACTTTCTATACTTAAAAATTGTGCCATCTATGTCACAAAAATAGGTGTTAAATTTCTTCATATATCTAATTCATTAATAATGTAAACCAATGAACCTTCTGGTGATTCATCTGTTGTATCAACATCAACATAATTTTCAGTTGGTGCTTCGTAATCTGCGACGTGGTAATTTTCACGTCCTCTTTCCTCAGTTGTGTGTACATATAATTCTACCATATTTTCACCCATTCTTTCCTTAAAAGAATCTCGAACTTCTTTATATGGTGCAACAACACTAACAACAACGTCAAATCCTTTGTGACTACAAAAATGTGCCAAGTTTTGTGCGAATGTTATGTTTTTAATTCTACCTTCCCTTGAATAGTCTTTATTCTGAAAGATTTCTCTAATGTCATCACCATCAATGTGAATGACATTTTTTTTGTAATTTGATTCTAAATAACCTTTTAAATGGTTAGATAAAACCGTTTTTCCGTGGCCTGGCTGGCCTGTAAACCAATAAATCATAATTTAGTATTTGAATTTAAATAAATTTATATCATATTCATAAATCTCTGACACCTTACGTATCAAATCTTCAGTATAATAATCTTTGTAATTGTTGCTTTTTCTATCACTAAAGTTTACCTTTTCTAAATCAGGAATTAACTTATTAAACTCCTCATCAGTTTCTAAAGTTTCGTGATAAAAAACTTTATCAACTAAAATATTTTTTTCATTATCAGATATCCACACATATTGAGGTGCCCAACCTTGATGTTTTAAAGACGACCTGTCTTCATACAACATATTAACACACTCCTCAAATGTTTTATCTTTCAATGTATGGTAATCGAAATGAGCCGCGCCAACATTCGTGTCACTTACGTGGTGCCAATAACTTTTTTCCATACGAGCATACTCATAATTGGAAACGACCCTATCCCAAGGATTTCTAATGACGGCAAATTTGAAATATTCGTCCCATTTTTTAGGTTCTTTATTTTTAATTTCTTTTGCCGAATCGTGACCACCCATATAAAATCTTGCAATTTTACTATTAGTAATTGCAGTACCAGCGTTTTTTGGTATATGGACAAAAATTGTTTTTAGGTTATCTGATATTGGCATATTTTACAATATACTATTTAATAGGTTTATATCGTTAATATCTTTCGGTTCGTTCCTCTTTTCTTTCATATCTTTTATTATTTTTGGGGAAACAAATTTGACCCCTCTCGAATAGAAATGATTAACTGGATTGTGAATTATTTCATCATAATTAAGTTCATATCTACCAATACCATATGAATTATGAGATTGTATATCATCACTTACTTTAATTAACGGTGCTGATTTTGTGTGGATATAATCTAAGTCTTTACCTTCTCTAAGACCATAGATTGATAGTATTGAACTTGCGGTTACCGCATATTCATCAATATCTAAATTATTATCCTCAATATATTTTTTAAAACTATTTAATAAACCATCAAATTTTCTGTAATCTGATGGGGTACTATCACACATAAATTTTATTGAGTTCTGATTAAATACACATTGTGAAAGTCTGATAGTTTGGTCGTGAGTGTCATTTATATGAACAGAATGTTTTCCTATATTAAAACGATTCCTAATTTCTTCTTTAGCTCTTACAGACTGCTCAACACTATCAAATTCAACTAAGAAGATTGTTACAGGTGCGTTTTGTGTAAAACACAAACCTTCTTTCTGTCTATAACCAATGTAATTGTTTTGATGATTACCAGCCCATTGTTCACCGGCATATAACTCTCTCATAAAGTTTAGAGGACCGTTCTTTTCTAATTTTATTTGTTTGTAATAAAATACAGAACCGTATTTTTTTAGAATAGAAAGAGGTACTTCGATATTCCCTCCTGTTGATGGAAAAACGCTAACAATATAAGTGTTATTTTTTAATTTTGCGTATTCAAGAGCAACTCTATCACATAGAGTTTCACTTAAATTTAATTTTTTGAATTCACCCTCCCAAGAACAAATTAGTTGACCGTCTTTAATACTTGTAGATTCTTCAGTAAAAACATTCTTATTTAAAGCTAAACTCGCGGCCAATCTGTGAGCACCATTAACAATATATTTATCATTCACCACAGGGATTTTTGATATTTGTGGGTCAAATCCATTCTCACTTATATTAGTGATAATATCTTTAAAAGTATTGTCAAATACCTCGAATGAATTTTTTGATGGGTTTGAAATTTCAAAACAATTATTCCATTTTATTAAATGTTCTTTGTATAAATTTTTGTACGTATCTGTCTGATAATTTTTAATTATAGATTGTGCGTAAAGATATTTAACAATCACATCAAATCTTTGATTTGTAATTAAATCGTGTGGGTTTGTTGATTCGGAACCTGATAATCTTTTGTATGGTTTCTTATTCCTAATTATTGACGTTGTATTATTCACAACTGACATATTAACTTTATGGTCATTTAACGGGTTTGATTCGTTATAGACGTATAAAATTTCAGGTATGAACTTAAAGTGTTTTTCGCCTGACATCTCAACCATTGGAAACATAAATGATAAATCCCCAGCAACCGACCAATATTCGCCATTAGAATCCATTAAATCAGACTGCTCAATTTTTTTCCATAACCAAGATTTCCAAGTTCTTAAATGCGTTAGGGTAAAAGTTTGTTTTCTAATGTCTAATAAATTATGTGGTTTTTTTGCAAAACCAAGTCTACCATCGTGATACTTAAATGAACCACTTGTCATCCAAATATCAGGGTTTTTATAAACATCGTCAATAAACCCTAATACATTTGAATTAGGTAACCAATCATCACCATCTACTTCAACACAAACCTCATCATCAGGTATGTTTAAACCTCTGATTACTTGGTCGTAATTTCCTGGTTGATACATCTTTTTTGTATTTTCAATCAATACAAATCTATCGTCACCCTTAATAGTCTCTTTGATTATTGACACTGTATTGTCGGTAGACATATCATCAGTAATATAACAAGTAAAGTTTTTAAAACGTTGACTCATTATACTCAGTAAAGACCTTTCTACAAAATTTTCACAATTATATGTTGTTGTAAGAACTATCATATTAATTTTTATACTAAAATAATAATTTTTTAGTAAAAATAAATAAGGACTTTAAACTACCGAATAAAGATATTCATCAATTACTTGTTTAGTAACATTTTCCGAATAGTATTTATCCACATCAGTTGGGGGTTCGTGATACTCAATATCCATTATATTCCCTTGAGCATCGACTTTATAAATCCAACCTGGTTTACCTGAAATCCAACCTTCAATAGTTGTTCTCCCTAATTGAATACCTGCAGTTTCTTTACACTTTGAAACATATTTCTCAACCGACCAAGTCGCAGGATAATATTCTACGTGAGAGTGACTTTTTAATTCGTTTAAATAAATTGATTTATCTTCACCAACAACCACTAATTTCAAACCCCTTTCTTTAGTTTTCTCAACTAAATCAAAAATTGTATTTTTTCTCAAATAATCTAAAGTACCGACAAACAGAACATAATCCTCACTTGTTGTCGATGATTTAAATTTTGTATTATCAATTGGGTTGTAAATTACTTTAATTTTTTCCTCGTCGATTGAGTGTTCAGTAATCAAATAATCTTTAATTTCAGGTCTGATTGCAATGTATTTTTTAATAGATTCGTGAACATATGGAATTTCCAAATCAATTACTTCAGAATGTATTGTGGATATTTTTGGTATGTTTGGATAAAGTCTACAAATATGTTCTGTGATTGGTTTGTGTTGAGTGTGAATTAAATCTACCATCAATTCTCCAACAGGGTATAGGACATTTGGTTGTGAAATTTCACCATTTTGAAAACTCCACTTTCCATCTCCTAATTTATAGCCCAAAGGTTCTCTAATTGAATAAACTTTGATACCATCTTTTTTTGCCATATCAGTTAAAGGACCACCAATTTCTGACATAACAGAAACATCGTGTCCCATTTTCTTAAGTGACTTGGCTAATTGGTATACATAAAGTTCAGAACCTGTCAATGTTTTAAATGATAAACAAGTAAACAAAATCTTTAATTTTGTCTTAGGGTCTAATGCCAATTTTTGTGGTAGATGTTGATTGTATTTTTCCTCGAATTTTTTTCGATTTATCTCCCATTGTTCGTTAGTCATACCAACTGATTTGTGAGTAATTCTTACGTTATACATAACACCAAGTTTTACACCACTTAAAAAGTTCTCAAAACAAAATGGAATATCGTAGAAGTGAAATCCCTCAAATTCTTCGACAAAGTTATGATTAATTCTATTCTTATGAACCACTAAAAAAACACCGTCAAGAACAACAACATCATCGATACCGTTTCCTAATGATGTGGAGTATTTTGATTCCCATTTTTTACCCCCACTTTCGTGATTAACAACACCATACATCTTTCTTCTGTCGGACCACCAAGTACCATTTTCACTCATAAATTTGGTACCAGCAACACCTAAAATTCCGTAATCTGTTTTTTCAAAATGTTTTAGTATTTTATGATACCATCCAGTACTATCAAAATAGATATCATCGTGACAAAAGATTACAATATCAGTTTCACTTTCATTTAAAATTTCATTATAAACTTGTGATAGTGATTTTTCACCATTATTAACTTTCTCAATAACCCTAACATTTTTGGCATAACCTGATGAGGTTTTTAAGTATTCAATAAACTCAGGTTTACTTTCTCGGGTAGAATATCCAATAGTAATCATATCTTATTTTTTAAATTCCTGTTGAACCAAATCCATTTGAACCACGTTCTTTATCCTCAAATTCATCTTCCACCAAAGAAACTTTTTTACCTGATTCTACAGGACATAAAACGCCTTGAGCAACCTTCTGTCCTTTTTCAACGGTAACCGCCATATTATTCATATTCATTAGAATAACTTTGACCTCACCTGTGTATCCTTGGTCTACAGTTCCAGGACTATTCAAAACCATAAGTCCTTGTTTAATTGCCAACCCACTTTTAGTTCTTACTTGAATTTCAAAACCTTCAGGAATATCAAATGATAATCCTGTTGGAACTAACTTACGTTCAAATGGTAAGAAATGGATTTCTTCTACACTGTGTAAATCAAAACCTGAATCGGTTTCATATGCGTACTTTGGGTCTACAGCATCTTCGTGTAGTTTTTTATAGAACAATGGTTTTTTTGTTAAGGCGTCCCCTAATAACTTTTCAAATTCGTCAAAAGGTAAACCTAAACGGGATTCAATTTCGGACATCAAATCCTCATCATCATTCTCGTCTTTAAAATTTTTAATTTCGTCGAAGAGTCTTTTAATCTCATCGTTTAATTCTGGGTCTGATTCAAAATCAATCATATAAGTGCTTTTAATTTTTGAACAACATCAATTAATACCTGAACATCTCTTTCACAATATTCGGCAATTTCTTTTAACATACCTTTATTCCAATACGCGTCGTGAACCTTAGCCCCTGTAACCTCACCTTCTTTAGGAGATGGAACGTCCATACAGGTACACATAAGGTCCAAAGAACCAATTGCTGTGTATGCACCGTATTGCCAAATTTCTTTGGTGTCAATCGCTCTAATCTCCCAAGGTTTTGTGTCATAAGACGGTAAGATTGATGGTGGCATTAATCCGTTGATAATCATTCTTTTTGCCATCATAGGAATATCAAAGTTCTTAAGGTTATGTCCACACAACCAAAATTCTAATCTACCACAACGGTCAAGTAACTTTTGACAATCCACCAACAAGTGTTGTTCATTATCGTTGTGGAATGTTTGTTTCTTAATATCACCATTTTCCATAACAAACGCAACACTGATACAAACAATCTTTGCAAATTCAGGAACCAAAGCTGCTCGTGAAGAAAACACAAGATTTTTTTGTTCATCTTCGTTTTTACCAATCAGTTGGTCTTCAGGGAACCTTTTCAAAAACCAATCAAAATACTTATCAAATTGTTCGGCAATTTTTGGGTATTCCTTTTTGCAATGGTCATAGTCTTTTGTTAGTCCGACAGTCTCAATGTCAAGAAAAAGAATTTTAGGTAATGGAATCTTAATCATATTATTTAATTAAACTTTTGTACAATTCTGCTCGGTCTTTAGTGACATTTTTCAAATCATATTTGTCTTTAACAGACTCATACAATCTCTCACCCAAGTCAGTAGCAAAATTACGGTTTTTGATTAATTTCTCCAAATATTTAGCCCAATCGTGAGCGTTTGAGTATTCACTAACTAGTAGCGCGTTACCATCTGTAAACTTACCGTGTTTGTCTAATGAGTGTGTCAAATCAAGTGTGTAGGGACCCAAATCAGACGCCACAACAGCTTTTTTATAGAATCCCGCCTCAATAACTTTAAGTTGAGACTTCATTCTGTTAAACATATGGTTTTTGATTGGGGCCAATGAAACGTCCATCTTAGAATAATTTTTAGCATATGATGTAACAGGAAGTGTCCAAACACGACGGTAACCCTCCCCTAAAAACTCAGGTTTTTCACCTTGTTCAAACTTCATCAAATGATTTTTAAAATCTTCTGAAACAACTTTATAGTTTTGTGTAAAGATTTCTTCGTATCTAGCCCACACAGTTTCGTGAGGAAGAATTTGTCTTTTCTTCTGTTCACCTGTTTGACCGTTAATTTCAGTAATCGTACCTCTTGTGTCAAACCCACAAAGAACATATTGAACTTTATCTTTGAATTGGAGTAATTTATTAAATGAGTTGTCTAACAACTTCAAATCACCCATATGTGATGAACCACCTAACCAACCAATTCTGAGTCTATCAGATTCGGGTGTTACTTCTTTGAATTGTGGTTCTTCGGGATTAACTGCGTTTGGTAATACAAACACATTTTTATTAATCTTTTTAATTTCATCTGCGAATAAAGTGGTGGTTGTTGTTACGTATTGTGCCCCTTTAAGACTTTCAACAATTCTTTCATTGATTTTATTATACATAATAACATCGTGAATTGGGTGGTCTTTGCTTGGCATCCAATAGTCATCGATATCACAAATTGTGATAACACCCATTTTATTTAGTTCCTCAACTAACTTTTTAGATGCATCAAAGTCTCCTGTGATACTTCTATGGAAATGTACAATTTGGAATTTCTTATAGAAATTCAAATCATTCATAGGTGGATTGTAATCAATCTCAACAAAAAAATCCTCGGGATATTGATTTTGAAGAAAAATGTGGGGGTCTAACGACCTGAATTTGCCAACACCTGAACGGTCAGATGGGACACATAAAACATTAATTTTTGACATAATATCGTATACTTTAAACTAAAATATACGAATTCAAATCATAATAAGAAAGGACTATCTCATTTTTTTAATTTTGGTCAGCTTACCTTCAAAAAGGTGTTTACCAACTCTAAATGTAAAAACATCATTCGACTTTTCTGTAGATTCAGTAATTAAACCACTTTCAGACAAAATTTCACGTACCGCTTCTTTTACCATTTTTTTAATATCTGAATTACTTGATACGGTTTGAGGTTGTGATTGTTCGTTAACTTGTGGTTTAGTGCCCATAAGTCTTGATGCCTTTTCAATTAAGTCATCAGATAATGTTGGACCCGACATTGTATTTGGATTGTCGATTGGGTGTTCAATCATTAATCTTTTAATCTCATCTGGTAACTTAGATTTCTTAATTGCATCTACCGATGGTTTACTAAAACCCATACCATTATTTTGTTTGGTAGGTATGTTCATTTGTGGTTGACCAATACCTTCCATTAAATCACTTGGTAAATTGTATTTGGCTTGTGGAGCATCAAAATTTTCTAGTTGCATTCTTTGTTGTGGTTTAGCAACCTCTCCCGAGTCCATTTGTTTGGTTCTATCCATAATGGCCTTTGCCATCATTAACTTTTCTATGTCCATAATTAAAATATTGCATTAATAATAATCGAAATCATACTTTTGTCACCATTTGGATTGTAATTTGGTCTTGCAGTTTCAAAATTTTCTCCTGTTGGTTTGAAAGATACGATTTTATCGACTTTAAATAGTCTCCATCCCGGCATAGGTCTTGTACCTAAGTAACCTCTATGCGAAGCTCCTTCATCGTCCCAAGCCCTTAAAACTAAATTATTTCTTTTACTCCTACCTAAACATACGGGTTCGATAACCCTCAAACCTTTACCACCTGGTTCGTCACCATCGTAGTAAATTACCACTTTTTGTTTATTGCGAATTGCATTTTGGATTGAGTCTAGTGACGCAACCTCATTCAGCAATCCCTTAAAAGTGGACAATAATTTCATTAGAAATTAGGGTATGTTTTAAATTTATCGTATTTGTTAATTTTAATCTCGTTTTTTCTTTCAAAAATATCGGTGCTGGTACCCGCAGTATCATTGTACACATCTAAGAATACACCAGTACCACGACCCATTTCATCACCATCTGCAAGTGCTTGAGAATTGGTCACACCATACTCATCAACACTTTGTGCAAAATCATTACGAGTTATTAATTTTTTTCTTTCAGCGTCTGCAATTGCTGTTAATTGATTTGATTCTGTTTGACTTAAATCAATGTTATATGGACTTGAGCTTGACATAAATTATAATTTTGACATTATTTCGTTTATCCTTTTAAGGTTATCAACAACTTTAGATTCAAAAACAGATGTTGAGTGTTTTTTGGAAGTTGTTTTGTGTTGTTTAGATGGTCTCATATAGTCGGACATATTAGTTTTTAAATCACTATGTGTCACCTTTGAATCATCAGGTTTAGTATCTTCTTGATTTTTTTGATGTGAGTTGTTCCTCATTTGATTTAACGAGTTATCAACCCAAGATTTCATAACACCCTCACCATTTAAAATCCAAGATAAATCGGTGTCATTACCCTTAAAATTATCAAAAAAGTTTTTAATTCTTTTTAATTGTTTGTAAGTGATTTGTGTTTGGTTTTGAAGTTCTTTGTTTCTATTAAAACCTTCGGTATTTTCATCGGCACCTTTGGCTTTGGCAAAACAAATTCTAAGATGATTTTTTATTTCATCCGGCAAAATAACAACACCTAAACTAGTATTATAAAGATTACTGTTCACGAGATGAATTAATTATGTTGTTTTTTAATGTCTTACTAATTTTTTTTGTTAAAACATCCATTTTATTTTTTTTGGACATATTTGTTTCTTTTGTCTTTTTAGTAAGGTCCTTATCATTTTTTTTCTTTGAGAGTAAAATTTCTTTTACAATTTTTTCCATTTCATCTTTTCTGAAACTATCAATTGCTTCTTTTTCTTGTAATCTAATTCTCATTTTACTACCACGAGCTTTTTTAGATTGCTTGATTTTTGGGTCTTTACCAAATTCAATCGCTCTTTCAACAGGGTTATCAACACCCATATCCGCCAATTTTTTGATGGTTTGTTTTGGTGGTAAATCTTTAGTTTCTTCATACCCAAATGCTCCCGACATATCTTCTTCGGCTTGAACAGACCTACCCCATCCACCTCTTGATGTCCACCATAGGTTTCCTGAAGGTTGTGTTGCAGAAGCAACTGTTTGGTCCATAGTCTTTTTAGGAAACAATCTTGGGTCAAGGATAGGAACTCTTGATGAATTTAAGTTTCCGTCACCATCGACCAATTCTTCCAATTCACTCTTAACTTCTTTTTGAGTTTTTGACTTTTTATTTTTTGTTAACCTATCCAAATATTTTTGGACCTTGCTTAACATATCTTTTGGGAATTTAATATAATCATCTTGTTCTCTGGCTTCATTAATAGTCTTAGATACAGAGTACCACATATGTATCCCATCCTTCTTTTCTCTCAAAAGAAAGTAGTATCCTGATTCGAAATATTCCTCATTAAGATTAATCATCAGTTTTTTTATCTATAAATACATCTAACCCGGGTATTTATCATATACACTATGGCATATCAAAATATTAATCAATACAATTATCGTAGAATTGGATTACTACCGGTAAACCAAGTAACTGATTTTTGTTTAGCATCTGACGAAAAAGATTATAACCAAGAGGTTATCTTTTCACCATTTCTAATCGCTGAAGATGATGGTAATAGAATGCCTTTGAAATTTGATTTCAATTCTACTGGAACAACAATTGCTCCTTTAAGAAACGAATTTTTATATGACACAATAGTTTCTGAAAATTATTACAACCCAAAAAACATTGACCCAAACTTTTGTGTTTGTGCGTCAACATTGTGTGACGTAGGACTTACAGGAATTGACAATGGTTTGACATTACAAATGTCAGGGGTTTCAATAGACATTACGACAGGACTGTACACAACAACCGCCGAAACATATAACAGATACAAGTACGATAGGAGATTTAAAATGCATCCAATTACTGGTAGTACAACTCCTTCAAACAGATTGTGGAATGACAACTCATATAACTATAATTTAAGTTGGTCTAATGCTGGCGGTCGTATCGGAACCGTGGCAACACTTAACGGAGGATTCTTCCAAGGGTTTTTTAAATTACAAGGATACGATTATGATACATTCCCTGTTAGAACTAATCAAGGTTGGACCGCTGAGTTTTTATTAAAATACAGATGGACAGGTGATACAAGTGTCGGTATTAATAATAGATACCCAAATAACAAAGGTACCTTCTTCTATTTGGGGACAAGAGCCGAAAATAAATTTTATCACTATCCTGACGGAAGTCCTGAAAGTGACACAGGATATACAAGAGTAACATCAGGTTTGACTTGTATGAAAACTTGTCTTTGTCACGAAACAGGTTACACAAATTCAAATCAGTGTATTCACGTTTATCAAATGTCAGGAGGAACATCCAAAAACTGTAGTTGTGGATGTGCTTGTCAGTGTGAGGTTAAAGCCGAATATCCTGAACTAGACCCGTTATATGACGGGGTTTCAAACGGTATGTCAGTTAGACTTAGCGGTGATACTGGTAACCCTAAAGTCTGTGTTAAAGAGTATCTAATAACGGGTTCTTGTGTTACAACGGGAACTTGTGAAACAGGAACAACATTTGTAACAGGAACCACGGTAATCGAGTGGTGTTCATCAAAAGGAATTTTTGATGGATGTACAGGAACAACATATCCAAATGTGGAACACTGGGTTCAAATTGATGTTGTGTTTAGAAGAAATGATTGGTTAGATTGTAAGGACCAATATTCTCTTGGTGGATTAGGACAATTGGTCACTGAGATTTATACCGCAACCACAGCAAACAATAGCGTCTCCCTAATTGAACCCCCAATTACACACAACCCTAAAGACGTTCCCGCAACAACGGATGTTGTTGAAATTAACGATTATTGGATTCAACAAAGAAAATACAGGTTAGGTAAACTTTATGTTTATGTTAACGGTAAACAATTTATGATTATCGATGATTTTGAAGAAATTGTTGCTCGACCATTAAACACATATAAAGAAAAACAAATTGGGGTTCCATACAACATTTCATTAGGTGGGGGAACTCAAGGATTAAAAGACAACTTAACTTTTTCGGGTGGATGTGCTCCGACATTGTCGGCAATTACATATCAACAAGACCCTGAGTGTTTGACTGATTATGATTTGGAACACACAATCTATTCAGGTTTAACAACTGAAATACATTTAGAAGAGATTTTTGGTGGTAGTTTCATTGGTGATATCAGTGCGTTTAGAATGTATACCGAACCTTTGGATGCGTCACAAATTAGACACAATTTTAGGTTACTAAAAAATAAGTATGATTTATTAGATACTGATTGTATTGATTGTACTATTGTTATACCGGCAAATGACTTCTATTACATATCAATACCTGATAACGATTTAGGTTTCGTATTACTTCCGAATAATGACCTGAATTATACATTATTACCAAATAACGATTTATCTTATGACATTTTATAAATCTTATTTGGATTCAACTATTTATTAGAATATGGCAATTGGAATTAGAATTTTAAGTAATAATTTAAGTGGTCAAACCGCTGAAGTAACGTATCTACCTGCTTCGGGGGGTACAATAGATTTGGGTACGCAAGTAATACCATTTAATTATATTTCATCATACTATTATGGTGTGTTTGAAATGTACATTCCAACATATGACTACACTTACACTTTAGAAGTTACGGTTCCACCAGTAAGCCCAACACCTACGCCTACGGTAACTAGTACGAGTACGCCAACAATGACTGTTACACCAACAACAACACCTACTAATACAACAACTAATACGCCGACGCCAACAAATACTGCAACTCAAACACCTACAAACACACAGACACCTACAAACACACAGACACCTACACCTACTCAAACACCAACGTCAACTTTAGGTTCAACCCCAACTCAAACTCCAAGTAATACAAATACTCCGACACAAACTCCAACTAATACGGTAACAAATACGCCAACTAACACCGCAACAAATACGCCAACTAATACCGCAACAAACACACCAACTAATACTGCGACAAATACGCCAACTAATACCGCAACAAACACACCAACTAATACCGCAACAAACACACCAACTAATACTGCGACAAACACACCAACATCTACACCAACTCAGACACCAACATCTACATTAGGTTCAACACCAACCCAAACACCAACTAATACAGAGACTCCAACACAAACTCCGACACAAACACAAACTCCGACACAAACACAAACTCCGACACAAACACAAACACAAACTCCAACCCCAAGTGAACCACCAAGATATGCGTTCTCAGTTATCAAAGGTGGTACATATGATGAGGCTTGTGGTAATTATGGAACATCAACTACCATATATGGTATTGAAACTATATTCGACCAAAACAATTTCTTCTACAATTCTCCGTCAGGTCCAGTAACCGTTGATATGACAGGTTACTACCAACAATCTGCACAAGTTGTTGAGTTGGATTCATCAGGTAATGAAACAGGTGGGTATTCAATATGCGTAACACTTACACCTACACCTACCCAAACACCAACCCAAACTCAAACTCCAACTCAAACTCAGACTCCAACTAACACAGCAACAAATACACCTACCCAAACTCAAACTCCGACTAATACCGCAACCAACACACCTACACCAACTCAAACTCCAACTCAGACTCAGACTCCAACAAACACAGCAACAAATACCCCAACTAATACTGCAACAAATACACCAACTCAGACACCAACTAATACTGCAACTAACACTCCAACTAATACCGCAACAAATACACCTACTCAAACACCAACAAATACTCCAACAAATACCGCAACTCAAACACCAACAAACACTGCCACCAACACACCTACTCAGACACCAACTAATACTGCTAGTAATACGCCAACACCAACTCAAACACCAACAAATACTGCAACAAATACACCAACCAATACCTCAACTCAAACTCCGACTCAAACTCCGACTAACACGGCAACACAAACACAGACACCAACTAATACCGCAACACAGACACCAACAAACACGGCATCAAATACTCCAACACAAACCCCAACTAATACAACAACACAAACACAGACTCCAACACAAACACAGACTCCAACTAATACCGCAAGTCCAACACCAACAAATACAAATACACCGTCAGTAACACCTACTGACACACCTCAAGGGGCTAAAAAATATTTAGTACAAGATTGTTCTTCAGGATTTGTTGGTCAGTTTGGTATTTATGATACTTTACAGACGGGTAAAATCTATAAATTAGATGTAATTAATGATGGTGTTTCTTGTTACACGATAATATCAACAACAACTGCAACAGTAACCACATTCGCAGACGTTATATCGGGTCCTTGGAATAATTGTATAACTTGTTTAAATAGTTAATAAAATATTATGTCTTGTAAAAAATATACTTTAACAAACAACACCTCACAAGGTTTAACTTTTTCTTATCAAGAATGTTCCAACAATATGTGGGAATACGATATCTTATTAACACCTGGTCAAGTTAGAAATATTTGGTTAGTTAACGGAACTTTTCAAGCGGCTTTAGAGGCACAATTCACAATCACTGAAGAAGTGTTTCCACCTATTTCACCAACACCATCTCAGACTCCGACTAATACACCAACGCCATCAGTTACTCCAACGTTAACTCCTACTCCAACACAATCAGTAACACCAACACGTACATCAACCCCGACTCCAACCCCAACACAAGTAGTGTTTGAATATTCTGATTTAGGGATTGATGATACTTTGTCGGTAAATGCTTGTAATAACTATCCACAGGGAAATGCACCAAGATATTCGACAAAACTATTTTCAAATTTGATTAATGGTGATATTGTTTATTTAAATTTTGCAATGACCTCAACAACTGAAGCATCATTCTATTCTGATGGGCATAATTATATCCAAACTAACGGGTCAGGAGTTATTATAGACACTGGCAGTTGTTAATAACATATTGATGATATTTAATAATAAAGAACTACTAAAATGGCTTGTAAAAAATACACACTAACTAATAACACAGCTCAGGGATTAACTTTCTCTTATCAAGAGTGTTCCAACAATATGTGGGAATACGATATCTTATTAACACCTGGTCAAGTACGAAATATTTGGTTGGTTAATGGTACGTTTCAAGCTGCTTTATCAGCACAATTTACTATTGTTGAGGAGACATTCCCTCCTATTTCACCAACACCATCTCAAACTGCGACTAATACTCCAACACCAACTAATACAAGAACCCCAACTCCAACACCGTCTATCACCGCAACTAATACTCAAACCCCAACTAATACTCAAACCAAAACGCCTACACCAACACCAACAAATACTGTAACTAATACACCAACAAATACTGTAACTAACACACCAAGTAATACCCAAACACAAACACCAACTAATACCGCAACAAATACACCAACTCAGACACCGACTAATACTATAACAAATACATCAACTCAAACACAAACACCAACAAATACTCAAACAGGTACACCAACGCAAACACCTACAAATACACAAACACCAACTAACACTCCGACTAGTACCCAAACTCAAACCCCGACTAATACTCCAACCAACACATCATCTAACACACCAACACCAACTATTACTCAAACACCAACAAACACCGCAACTAATACTCAAACACCAACTCCAACACCATCAACAACTGAACCTGCTAGATTCCAATTTGCCGTGAATTTCGCAAATAATGCCCTTGATGCTTGTGGTAATTACGGTACGTCTATTGAGATATATGGTATAAATCAATTCTTTGACCAAAATATTTTCTTCTATGATTCTCCTTCAGGACCTGTAACAACTGATATGTCAGGTTTCTATCAGAATTCGGGTCAAGTTGTTGAGTTAGATTCTGCAGGTTATGAATTAAATGGATTCTCAATATGTCCAACATTAACACCAACACCAACACAAACAGCAACTAACACACCAACACCAACTAATACTCAAACACCAACTAATACCGCAACTAATACTCCAACTAATACTCAAACACCAACTAACACAGGAACAAGTACACCAACACCAACACCAACAAGAAATAATTATGTTTACTCGTTATCATCAGGCTCAACCGCTAACTTAGCTTGTGCGGCTAGTCCTATTACAGTTTATGGTTCGGTATCAGGTGGTGTAGGACCAAACTTAGGTGAGACATTATATCAAACAATTGACCCATTATCAAACCCTGTAGGAGTTGCATATTGGTCTAACGGTACCGCTTGGTACAGAACAGATTCTTCAGGAGTTATTGTTCAGACAGACCCTAACGGATGTTAATTCAAATTATTTAAAACAACTTTCATATAAACCCTCCACTTTATTGGAGGGTTTTTTATTTTTTAAAAAAAAGTGTAATGAAAATTTTTGTTCAAATTGCGTCCTATAGAGACCCACAACTCGTTCCAACAATTAAGAATATGTTGGAAAATGCTAAAAAACCAAAAAATATTAGATTTGGTATTGCAAGACAATTTCACCCCGATGATAAATTTGACAGTTTAGAAGAATTTGAAGGGGATAAAAGATTCAGAGTTTTAGATATTCCACACGAAGAATCTAAAGGCGTTTGTTGGGCTAGAAACTTAACACAACAACTTTATGAGGGTGAAGAATATACCCTACAAATTGACTCACATATGAGGTTCGCACCTAATTGGGATGACGAGATGATTAAGATGATTAAACAACTTCAAAAGAAAGGTCATAAAAAACCTTTATTAACAGGATATGTTTCATCATTTGACCCTGAAAACGACCCTGCAGGTAGAGTTCAAGACCCTTGGAGAATGGTTTTTGATAGATTTATTCCTGAAGGTGCGGTATTTTTCTTACCTGAAACAATTCCTGGTTGGCAAGATTTAAAAGAACCAATCCCCGCAAGATTCTATTCTGCACACTATTGTTTTACATTAGGTGAATTCTCAAACGAGGTACAACACAATCCCGAATATTACTTCCACGGAGAAGAAATTTCAATCGCCGCAAGAGCATATACTTGGGGTTATGATTTGTTTCACCCACATAAAACATTAATTTGGCACGAGTATACTCGTAAAGGAAGAACAAAACAATGGGATGATGACAAAGAATGGGTTAATAAAAATAATCACTCACACTTAACAAATAGAAAGTTGTTTGGTATGGACGGTGAAACTCAAGAAGGTCACGATGGTCCTTATGGCTTTGGTACCGTTAGAAGTTTAAGAGATTATGAAAAATATGCGGGTCTTTTATTTGAAAAAAGAGCTGTTCAGCAATACACAATTGATAAAAAATATCCGCCAAATCCATACAATTATGAGTCTGAAGATGATTGGAAAGCCGATTTCGCACAAGTATTCAAACACTGTATTGATATTGGTTATTCTTCAGTACCTGAAAAAGATTATGATTTTTGGGTGGTTGCGTTCCACAATGAAAATGATGAAACAATCTTTAGAAAAGACGCTGATAAAAATGAAATTACTTCAATGTTAAGAGACCCTGATGGATATTGTAAAGTATGGAGAGAATTCCAAACAGCAGAAAAACCTAAATATTGGGTTGTATGGCCTCACTCAGAATCTAAGGGTTGGTGTGATAGATTAACAGGAAATCTTTAAAAAATGAAGTTCAATACAATACCAAAATTTGTAGTAAATCTTGAAAGAAGACCTGATAGATTAGAATCCATTAAAAAAGAAATGGAATATCTTGAATGGGATTTTGAGTTATTCAAGGCGGTTGATACTAATAGCCACGTGGGTTGTACACTTTCCCACACGGCTATTTTAAAAATTGCGAAAGAAAGAGGATATAAAGAAGTTCTTATTATTGAAGATGATTGTGTTGTTATGCCGTATGCAAAATCTTTATTAAAAGCAATCGAAGATGAGTGTCAAAGTCTTGAATACGCAGTTTTTAACTTGGCACCAACTTTAAATAGATATGTTAATAGGAGCGAAAAACACCCACTATTAAATGATATTACTAATCTACCACCAGCGTCTCCTGAACACAGAGGTATTTTTGCAACAAATATGATATTGTATCACGAATCATCATATGATGATGTTATTTCCATAGAAGAAGATGAACGTAGAAGATTTTACGCAGTGGATGATTACATATATCAAAAAGTATATTTAAAAAAACAAAGTTATTGCCCAATTCTACCCATAGCACCACAAATTACTAATGACTGGTCAGACGTTTCACAACAAATGTGTAATAATTTTTACGGTCAAACATACAATTGGAACCTTTATAGTGAGGTAAAAATACCTAATGAGTTTATGAATAACGTAAACAATAAAACAATGAAAAAAGAAAACATTCATAAAGAATATTATTATGTCAGTTAAATTTATAACCTGTATTTACGGTGACCTATATGGGACTGAGTTAGGCGGTAGACCATCAAGATTTGGTCATTACTTAAATTCACTTCTCTCACTATTAAAAATGACCGATGCTGATTTTGTGTGTTATACCTCAACAAGAGAAATTGATAGATTAAAAAATTTCTTTTATGTTGAAAATGGTATATCTGAAGATAAATTAAAATTTGAGTTGTCTAACTTAAGAACCACAAGATATGAAACACTACTTCAAAAGTATAAAAACTATGAAGACGCTAAAAAAAGTGATAGATGTTTTGAAATACAATATCAAAAGTTTAGTTGGTGGTGGAACGAAGATAAAACATACGATTATTATTATTGGATTGATGCTGGTTTATCACATAGCGGATTAATACCGAACAAATACCTTACGGTAGAAAACGGTCCAAGAAAGTTTTATGAGTCATCGTTATTTAATAATGATTTTTTAAAAAATGTTGTAGAATTTTCAGGAGATAAATTCTTTTTGATTGGTAAAGATAATGATAGAAATTTTTGGTCTCAAACAGTTGACCCAAAATGGTATACCAATTATGATAGAACAATTCATATTATTGGTGGTATGTTCGGTGGTAAACGAGAATTATGGGAGACATTAGTACCTATGTTTGAGAATTACGCTGACAAGATTATTGAAGAGGATAAAAGACCTTTTCCTGAAGAATTGTTTATGACACTAATGTTTTACAACCATTCAGAATATTTTGTTAGAAAACATTTTGATACTTGGTGGTGTAGAGATAACGCTCCAAGAGAAACCCCTGACAGTTACTTTGTTGAAAACAAAAGTTTCTATAAAATTTTAGAAGAATTAAATAAAATCGATGAGTAAAATTACATTTGTAACCGGACTTTGGAATATTAAACGTGACTCTTTGACTGAAGGATGGTCAAGGTCGTTTGACCATTATCTACAAAAGTTCTCGGAACTTTTAAGACAAGACACTAACTTTATTATTTTTGGTGATAAAGAACTTGAAGAATTCGTATTTTCACAACCAAATAGAAATAATGAAAATACCCAATTTATTGTAAGACCTCAAGAATGGTTTAAAAATGATTTTTATGAAATCATTCAGTCTATAAGAACAAACCCTGAATGGTATAGTCAATCGGGATGGCTGCCAGAATCAACTCAAGCAAAACTTGATATGTATAACCCTCTTGTTATGTCAAAAATGTTTGTATTGCACGATGCAAAAATATTTGACAAATTTGACTCCACACATTTGTTTTGGATTGATGCAGGTATTACAAATACGGTTCATCCTGGATATTTTACACACGATAAAATTCAAGAAAAATTCGATAAGGTATTTCCAAGATTTGGGTTTGTGGCGTTCCCATATGACGCTGAAAATGAAATTCACGGATTCAAATACCCAACGATTAATGATTACGCAGGACAAGATGTAAAACTTGTTTGTAGAGGAGGTTTGTTTGGTGGATTAAAAAGTATGATAACAGACGTTAATAGTCTTTATTATAGTGTTTTAAGTGAGACTTTAGGTAGAGGTTTAATGGGCACTGAAGAATCTTTATTCAGTATTATGTTATACAGACACAACGATATGTTTGATTACCACGAAATTGATGGTAACGGACTTATCTCTAAGTTTTGTGAAGATGTTAAAAATGATACCTATAAAGTTAAAAATATTTCAGGTAAACAGTCTTATAGTGATTTAGATTATGATAACACCTCACTCTATGTAATTACATTCAATAGTCCTAATCAATTTAAAACATTGATTAAGTCTATGGAGTTATATGATGAAAATTTCTTAACAAAACCTAAAAAGAAATATCTTTTAGATAATTCAAGTGACTTGTCAACTACCGAGGAATACTCGGAACTTTGTAAGTTATACGAGTTTGAACACATTAAAAAAGATAACTTAGGTATCTGTGGTGGTAGACAATTTATCGCTGAACACGCACAAGAAAATGGTTTTGATTTTTATTGGTTCTTTGAAGACGATATGTTCTTCTATGATGGTAAAGATACTGTTTGTAGAAATGGGTTCATTAGAAATATTCAGGACCTATACAATAAGTCTATGAAGATTACCCGAGAAAACTCATTAGACTTTTTGAAACTAAATTATTCTGAGTTTTTTGGGGACAATGGAGTTCAATGGTCTTGGTATAATGTTCCTCAAACAGTTAGAGAAAAGTTTTGGCCTGAAAAACCAAACCTACCTGTTCAAGGATTAGACCCTAATGCGCCAAGAACTAAATTTGACGCAGTATATTCATATCAAGGATTACCTTATGGTATTGGTGAAGTTTATTATTGTAACTGGCCACAAGTTGTTACAAGATATGGAAACGAGAAAATGTTCTTAACAACAAAGTGGGACCGTCCTTTTGAACAAACTTGGATGAGTTACATTTTCCAAGAAACTAAAAAGGGTAATATCAAGTCGGCATTGTTATTTGCAACCCCAACTGAGCACGATAGATTTGAACATTATGACAGAAGCTTGAGAAAAGAGTCTTAACAAAGTATTTATCTTTGTATGGAATTCTTTATCAGAAAAAATGCTACTTTACCTGTATTAAAAATGCAGGTCGTTCAAGACGGTAGGTCAGGTTATTTGGAGTTGATGGACCTTTTAGAGGTTTCAGCAATATACTTCTCAATGATTAATGAGGCAACGGGTATTCCCAAGATTGTTTCAGCGCCCTGTTCTATTGTTAGTTTAATTTTGGCTGACGGAGCTCCAACAGAATATTATATCTACTATCAATTTACTGCAAGGGACACAAATACTCCTGGTAGATACAAAGGACAATTCTTAATCAAGAACTTTGAGGGTGATTTAATTGTTCCTATTAGAGAAGAGTTGTATATTAATGTTGAAGACAGCTTTATTGCAAAAACTGCTTGTTGCTAATTGACAGATTCACTTTTACAATCTATATTTATAGTTGAATGAGTAAGACAAACTCCACACGGTGTGGAAGAAAATAAGTCACTCGGTAAAACTTAAATTATGATTGAACAACAAGAAATCAAAGAATTCTTGGAAGGGAACGACCCTGAAGAATTTATCGTGGCGGTAGAATTTGATTACGCCTCAGACTCCATTTATAAAATCAAAGAAATTCCTGGTAAGGGTAAAGAAATCCGAAAAGATACATTCATTCCATTTTGTTGGGTTGGTGATTTACGTGGATTAAATTTCTACGGAAACTCCAAAGGAGCTCAAAAAGAAGCAATGTCAAAACACGGGATTGTTATTGACAAATTAGATACTCACGGTGATGAACGAATGGAAAAAGGTTTGACCTATATGGTTAAATCTTTGAAGGGGTATAGAAGTTTGATTCAGTTCTTCCGTGATGGTGGAGCAGACCCTTGGGGTGAAAAATTTAAAGATAAGATTTTGATTCTACCACCTGTAGAACAATATTTCGTTTCAAAACAAAAACGATTATTTAAGGGGTATGAAGACTATGATGACGTGTCTCGATTGGTATTCGACTTAGAGACGACCTCACTCGAACCAAGAGACGGTCGTATCTTTATGATTGGTATTAGAACAAACAAAGGTTATAATAGAATTATCGAATGTATTGATGAGACACAAGAGAAGAGCGGTATTATCGAGTTCTTCAAAGTAATTAATGAACTCAAACCAAGTATTATCGGTGGTTACAACTCAGCAAACTTTGACTGGTATTGGATTTTTGAAAGATGTAAGGCGTTGGGAATTGACATCAAAAAAATATGTCACTCATTACATCCCGAACATTCCATATCACAAAAGAAAAACTTGTTGAAACTCGCAAACGAAGTTGAGGATTTTATGCAGACTTCTATTTGGGGTTACAATGTAATTGATATTATTCACGCGGTCCGTAGAGCTCAAGCAATTAACTCATCAATCAAATCTGCGGGTTTGAAGTATATTGCAGAATATGTAAACGCAAAAGAACCAGACCGAGTTTATATTGGTCACGACTCTATTGGTAAGATGTATCAGGAAAAGAAAGAGTATTGGTTAAACATCAAAAATGGTGAGTATCGTAAAAAGGGTGACTATGTTGATTTGGATAAAAAGTTTCCTGACACTTATCTATTAACTGATGGTGCCGAATTGGTTGAACGATATCTCCAAGATGACTTGGAAGAAACCTTAAAAGTTGATAAAGAATTCAACCAAGCATCGTTTCTACTTGCATCAATGATTCCAACAACATATGAGCGAGTATCTACAATGGGTACGGCAACACTATGGAAGATGTTGATGTTAGCGTGGTCTTACAAACATAATTTGGCAATACCAGCAAAACAATCCAAGACAGACTTCGTAGGTGGATTGTCTCGTCTACTTAAAGTAGGGTATTCTAAAAGCGTATTAAAGCTCGACTTCTCGTCACTTTATCCATCAATTCAGTTGGTTCACGATGTGTTCCCCCAATGTGACGTAACAGGTGCGATGAAAGGTATGTTAAAATACTTCCGTGATACTCGTATCTTGTACAAACAACTTGCTGAGGAGTATTATGAATCTGACCCCAAAAAATCAGCATCATACAACAACAAACAGTTACCGATTAAAATCTTCATCAACTCGATGTTCGGTGCGCTTTCAGCTCCACAGGTATTTGCTTGGGGGGATATGTATATGGGAGAACAGATTACTTGTACGGGTAGACAATATCTTCGTCAAATGATTAAATTCTTTATGTCTCGTGGTTACATTCCACTTGTAATGGATACGGACGGTGTGAACTTCTCGTCACCTGAAGATGTTGATAGTCACAGATACATTGGTCGAGGATTAAATTGGAAAGTAAAAGAGGGTAAAGAGTATACGGGACCTGATGCTGACGTTGCAGAATACAACGATATTTTTATGAGAGGTGAAATGGCACTGGATACCGATGGTGTTTGGCCATCGTGTATAAACCTTGCTCGTAAGAACTATGCTCTACTTACCGATTCAGGTAAAATCAAATTGGTTGGTAACACAATCAAATCAAAGAAACTACCTGGTTACATCGAAGAGTTTTTGGATAAGGGTATTAAACTTTTATTAAAGGGTGATGGTAAATCATTTGTGGAGTATTATTACGAGTATCTACAAAAGATTTGGGACCAACAAATTCCTTTGGCCAAAATCGCTCAAAAAGCTAAAGTTAAACAAACACTACAGGACTACAAGTTTCGTTGCACACAGAAGACAAAAGCGGGGTCTCTGATGTCAAGACAAGCACATATGGAACTTGCAATTCATCACGGATTGAATGTTAACTTGGGGGATATGATTATGTATGTTAATAACGGACAAAGAGCTTCTCACGGAGATGTTGTTAAGAAAGGTGATACTGTGACGTTAAATTGTTATATGTTGAACCCTGAAGACCTTGAGAACAACCCTGAGATGACTGGCGAATACAATGTTGCGAGAGCAATTACAACGTTCAACAAACGTATTGAACCGCTTATGGTTGTATTCAAAGAAGAAGTAAGAAAGAGTCTAATTGTTGCTGACCCATCAAAAAGAGGTTTATTTACCACAGCTCAATGTGAACTTATCAATGGTTTACCTTTGGGTAATGGAGACCAAGATGAACTTGAAGAAGTTATGACAATGTCTGACGGTGAAGTTTCTTATTGGAAGAAACGAGGTCTTGAACCTGATTATATGTATGAATTAGCCGAAGAAGGTTGGGAACAACATATTTAATATTATGAAACTGAAACACATCGTTGACTTTAGTGTTAACAATCCCGAAGCCGATTTTTGGTTAATTCGTAAAGGAGATGAAACAACTGTTGGAACACCTACTCGTGAGTTTTCTCCTGAACATATTGGAGTTACGGTAACTCGTCCTGATTTGGTTATACCTGATTATCTTTACTACGTATTTCAATACCTTGTAAGTCAAGGTAAGATTGCGTCGTTATCTCACGGTACAACTAGATTAAAAAATATTACGATTAGTGATTTAGGTAATATTTCTATAAATTAGTTTGATTGACGTGGAATGGGGGTATCATCAAATTCTGTGATACCATTATTACTTAATATCTCTCTACCAATATTCTGTAATTCACCTCTTCTACAAGTAGACCAATACCAAGCGATGTCGTATTGATAAATTCTATGGTCAGTATCATACCATCTTGGTGTTCCTTCCAACTCACTACTCCAAGGATTGTCAGTATCTAACACGTTTGATTTAAAGAAATTTTTATCCCAAAGACCCATTTGATGTCCCATTAAATACCGTGAATTTTGAGTATACCTAAATAGATTATCTTCAACTGAAACATAATTGATTTCACCCCAAGCACATTTATGAAATCTCAATGAGTGTATATCAAGTTCATAAAACTTGTCCAAATATTCTTGTTTAAATTCAAATGGTGCATACGCCCAATTGTCTTCTTGCATATAAAATAGAATATCAGAAGGAACTTGTTCAAAACCTTTTTTGAGTCTATATCCCCACTCACCTTTACCTGATTTAATGTGGTTAACTTCATTAACAAATGAAGGTTCTTTTTCTTCAGTTAAGAAGTAAATTGGTCCGTGATTTGTAGTGTATTTTTTAAATAAATGGTACCAAGTGTCCCAATATGTAGAGTAGGCATCCATTGTATGGATTAAAATTGGGACTTCATTAATATTTTCTATTCTCATAGAAAAAAAATATGATTAATCTAAAAAAATTGAATATTAAGATTGTTTTAATCCATCTGATGATAAGATATACCAATTACCTGCACAGAATCTAAACTCAACACAAGCGCCCCAATCTAACATAATCTCATCATAAGCTTCATCAACTCTACCAATATCAGGTATAACTAAAACTTTAGTTAATGCTTTAACGACTACGTGGTCAGTAGTTGTACTATTTAATCTTAATTTAGAATTATCCACACTTTTTACAACAACACAAGATTCTCCTGCAGTGTCATAGTAAGCTTCAGATACGATTGATATTTCGGAAGTTTCTTGAACTTGTCCGTTAATAATTCTTTGGGATGGAATACTTTTAATAACCGCCATAATTAGATAACATAAATTTGACGAGGCATTGCCCTAAATTTCATTTGTTTATTCAGGTTTTCTGCCGTTAGAGCTTCTTTTTCCATTTGTTTTTCAGGACGTAATCTTTCAAGTCTTGCTTTTAATTCTTCGTCTAATTTAGTCTTTTCGTCTTTAGCTTCAGTTAAAAGTGACTGATAATCCATTACAAGTTCACTATCAGGGGTTTTTAAATTACCTGAGTATTTTCCTCTAACTCTCGCTAAAGTTTCTTTACAGTAAGCGGTAAACCATCTTCTAACCCATTGTTGTGCGGGAGCATTTAAATCTTCCCAACTTAAGTCTTCGATTGGAACGTCTGAAGGTAATTTGATAACGTCAGGATTGTCTCTTAAACAATCTTTTCTACTATCACCATCAACATCATAATACCAATACCATACGGCTTTACCTGCGTATTCAGAATAGTTACTCCAGTTAAAATTACCACCAGGTGTATTATACAAATGAACCATTTTTTTACCGTCCGGTAATCCTGTAATTCTATAGGTTAATGAACCACCTAAGATTCGGTTAAGAATATTTGCTTCTTGATATCTAATTAGGTAGTCAAAACCACTCATCATAAAGTACGAACCTGCGTTACCATATTGTGCATAACCCGCTTGGTTACCACCAAGACCTACGCCTGCAAAACCAAAATCAGCGGTACCCCAAAGAGCCACGTTTTGCCAAGGTTGGTTTGAAAACCATAGTAATTCGTTTACCTCACGACCTGCTGGTATCTCATAAGTTTGTGTGTTGGCACTAAGAATAAAGTAATCTTTTTTAAGAACCCAAGGACCAACTGTTTGTAGACCAACAATCTTTGAATATGCATAGGTGTATTGGTCCTCAAGATTAAATGTTCTTGTAATTAGTGCGTTTGCAACTGATTTTTCACTCATATTAAGGTTAACCAAGTTAACCCATTGAGATTCTATTAACCAATCTAAAACATATTGTTCATAGTCTTGGATTGATAGTTCCATTAACGAGTCCATCATTTCATCTTCAAGTTCAACACTTCTAAGTGGTGCACCTAACTGATGTTTAATTCTCGTATAAATTTTACTTCTTTCTGGTTCTGGAATTGCTGCCATACCTATAAATAGTTTATTAAAGGTTTAAGTTGTAAATCAAATCTGACTCATCAAAAACATACTCTCCCATAACAATATTTGGTGTGTTTCTGAAGATAACAACTCTTCTCATTTTTATGTTAACAAACACCATCCAATCAACATTATAGTATCTTACTTCACCACTACCAATAATAACTATTTTACCATCGGCAGGTTTTAATTCCATAAAACCCTTTACCTGACAAGTATTTTTTTGACCATTTATGAAAACTTCTAAGTCAATTTTTTGGACGGCATCTTTGACTGAACCAGACCCTGCAGTTGTAACAACTTTTGAATTTGGTATTTTTTCGGTAATTACTTTTTTTGCAAATTCTTCTCGTTTAGACCCTTGTTCATTTGTACGAAGTAATAACGACATCATATTTTGGAATGTTGCACTTTTTGGGTCAAAAATTCTGTCCTGATATTTTTCAATATAGTTACAGAGTCTTTTCATTTCTGCAACTTGATTTTGTGGTGGTACCGCAAATGATATTGGTTCTTGACCTGAACGAGTAATAACTTTATTAATATCTTTTATTAATGGACAAATTACGGTGTAGTTTGTGTTTAAATAATTTATATCTGAACGACCTTCTTTTTCTAAATTGTATACACCCGCTAATTCACCTTTAGAATAAGGGAACCACTTGTCAGCAAATTTTCTTTTAATTATTTTATTAATTGTGTTCTTGTAAACCTCAACAACATTTTCATTAACACTAAATAAAACTCGGTAAAAATCTTTTTCTTCTTTAGAACAACTTTCAGATTTACCTTCCAAGATTAAACCTTTAACTTCTTTTATTTCAGTTAAACGAGTCTCAGACCTCATCTTGTATAACCCCTCGACAAAATCCCAATTAACTGCGGTCCAAAAGTTTTTAATGTATTCGTCTCTTTTGTTTTTGTATTTTAGATAGTAAGCGTGTTCCCATAAGTCTAAACCTAACAATGGGAATCCCCCATCCTCAATAACATTCATTAGTGGATTGTCTTGGTTTGGAGTGGACATCACCTTTAGAGTATTTTTTTTAGTAATAATCAACCAAACCCAACCTGAACCAAATCTTTCTGTTGCAATTTTTTCAAATTCTTTTTTGAATCTATCAAAACTACCAAAATCTTTTATGATTCTTTGTTTAATATCATTACCAACTTTCATCGGTTTTGGTGATAACATATTCCAAAACAATGCGTGGTTAAACGCCCCACCTGCATTATCTCTAACTGCCTTTGGATACTTTGAAATGTTTCTTATGATTTTTTCTAAATCGTTGTTTTTTGATTTTCTTTTAGAGAGTAAGTCATTTAACTTATTTACATAACCCTTGTAATGTTTGTTGTAATGAACATTCATTGTTTCGGGGTCAATAAATCTTTTCAGGGCTGTGTAGGCATAAGGTAGGTCTTCAATACCTATCTTCTTCATTTCGTTAATTAAAACTTTTACCTCTTCTTTTTTTTGTTCTTGTAAAATTTGTTTTTCAACTCTTTCTACTGATTCTTGTAAGTGTTGCATATTAAGGTATATTTCCTTATAAATAACAGGAAGATACACTTTTATCTCATTCTACTAATCTCTTTCAAAATTTCCTCAACAACATTTGTTTCATCTTGAGTATCACCCATCACGGTTCCAATAATTTTTTTCTTGTTATTGAGTATGTCATAGATGATTCCTTCGATTGTATTTTCAAAAATTGGGTAGTAAACCAAAACATTATTTTTCTGTCCGTATCGGTAAGCTCGGTCCTCAGATTGACTGTGGTCAGACGGTAAGAATGACAAATCGTTCATAATAACAGCTTCAGCTGCGGTTAGTGTGATACCCACACCTGCGGCTTTAATATTACCGACAAACACTTTTACTTTGTCATCTTCTTGGAATCTGTCAACCGAATCTTGTCTTTGCGTTTTTGACATTGACCCATCAAGACGCACCGCAGATTTACCAAAGTGTTCACATATTTTTTCTAAAGAGTTTGTAAAATTACAAAAAATGATAACTTTTTTTCCTTGTTCTATTATGTTCTCTGCAAGTTCAATTGTGTGGTTAACTTTTTCATCTGCGATAACCTGTCTAACTTGAGTTAACTTTGTAAACTGAAGAGATAAGTTTTTACTCTCGTCAGGATTTTTTTCATACCAATTATAATAATCACCCATTACCTCCTCGTACAATTTTGACTTGAGTCGTAAATAAACTGGTGTTATGATTTTATCAGGTAAATCTAAAACGTCTTCTTTTAAACGACGAAGAACCGTTGTTGTAGTTCGGTCTCTTAATTCCTCCAAGTTAGACGCTCCCATTACATTCCAAACTTTTCTTGGTCCTACTTTGAACTGATATCCTGCACAATATCTGACAACATACGCCATCCAATTCTTAGCAACAGGAGAGTCAACCAACGATAACAAATTAAAATAATTAATTGGTCTTGATGTCATCGGGGTACCTGTTAATAACCAAAGTCTATCAACATCTTTAACAATATCGTTAATTAATTTTGTTCTTTGAGCTTGGACATTTTGAATGTAGTGTGCTTCATCAATGATTACTAAATCAAACTTGTCTTTAAAAATTTGAGACTTTTCTTTGTTTTTTGTATCGTGGAAATTTTTGATAATATCATAATTCATTATCAAAATATCGTGTTCACTTGAGTAGTTTTTACCTTCACAAACATAACTTGTTTTGTTACTGTAAAGTTGATATTCTCGTTGCCAGTTAATCTTTAAAGATGCTGGACAGATAATTAAAATCTTTTTAGCACCTGTCTCTAATGATGCGATAATTGTTGAGGTAGTTTTACCTAACCCCATATCATCAGCCAAAATGTATTTCTTATTTCTTAATAATTGTTCGATTGCAATTTTTTGGTGGTCCAATGGAGGACGATGAGAATATTTTGAATAATCTATTTCACCAATATTAACCTTATTGTCTTTGATAATAGATGCCTTCGGAACCCAATATTCTTGTAATTCATCGGATTCAAAAAACTTTCCCCAAATATGAAACGCTTTATCTCTTTCACATAAAATCTTTTCCACCCACATTTTTTCGGGGACGGTCATTAAGAATTTATCATCAGCAAGTTTTTGTGAAAAGTATGAATCAAGTACCACCCATTTACGAGCAACTTTAGGTACAACATCTTTATTCTCAAAGATGTAATCACATTGGCTTCTTGTAGGGAAAAATTTAGGGTTTTTTTCTAACTTAATTTTTAAGTTAATAATGTGGTTATTGGCCCCTTGGTATTCCTCTAAAATCTTGATTGCCTTCGATTCTATTGTTCTTGGTTCTGCCATCAAAAAGCATTTTACATAATAATAATCAATATAATTGTATTTATCAATATGGGAGAAAAATTAGTTCCAATTACAAGATTAGGTAAATTCTTTGGTGGTGAGGATTATGCCCTTGATATTGCAATGGGTTCAGAGTGGTTAGAGGGTGATATGAACTTTACCGTAATCCTTTATAGAGTCGACAGATATAAAACAAATACTGATGATGTTTATGGAGAAGCTTTGGAAGGTGGTATCAAATACCTACCCCCTGTTGAACTTAAGGGTCTTGTTCAAATTATGGCACCTACCACACAATTCTTAGGTCAGAGTAGGGTTGAACAAATGGAACCTGGTAATATGAAATTTTCTGTTTACCAATCTTATCTTGATGAACTTGGTGTTGATGTAATGTTTGGTGATTACTTGGGTTATTATTTAACTGAAGATAAGGTTAGATATTTCTCTGTAGCCGATGATGGAAGGGTTACTTCAGACAATAAACATACGTATGGTGGTTACAAACCATTCTACAGAACAATTATCGCAACCCCGGTTACGGTAAATGAATTTGACGGATTTTAATGAAAATCATCATCACAGAGAGACAATACAATATGTTAAGACTACAACGAAGATTGGGGTATGTCGATGAACACATAAGTGACTTGGACCGTGATTCTGTTTGTGATTATTGGAGTAAAGATGAAATTAGAGAATATGTTGATTCATCAATGGCAAATATTGTCGAACAATTATGTGAACAAATTGGTAATGATGATTTATATGAGTATATCTATCAATATCTTATTGACAATGGGTATCAATCACAATTTAGGGATTTCTTTATTCACACCTACGATAACTATTGTTCAAAATAATTATAATATATGAAAATACTAATTACTGAATCACAATTTGAATCTGCCTTTTTAGGTAAAAGAGTTATGGTGTATTATAACCTACACAAACATACTTTTTCAGTAACGTTTGATGGTAAGGTTATTATGCACGCCGACTTTGTAAAATTAAGTGATGTGGAGTTCAGAGTTAGAAAGGGTGGTAGAGACCGAGTTCGTCGTGAAAAATCAAAAAATGTTCACGCATTTGTTATTGGTTACTTGGAAGATTTTTGTCAATACCCTTGTGAAAATATCCCTAAAGAACCAAACGGTATTGTTGTAACATATAAGCCCGATGTTTATGACTCATTTGTTTACAAAGATACTGAAGAACCAGTATTTCACGCCAATGCGGTTGATATGGTAAATCGTAAAAATAAAATTTTTATTGTTAATAACTAATATGGGGTTCCCAAAGCAAATAAAACCAAACATAGATTTAGTTCCACCAAAAATTTTATCCGAAAGAAGACGAGAACTTCTTGAGTATATTCAAAAAGATGGGACATATCTACCAAAGTCCGTATTACACGCTGATTTGGATAGGGGTATGCTCGATTTTGTTAAGGATTCTTTAAAACTTGTTGTTGAGGGTAAAACAGTTCCTGTTATTGATAAAATTATCACAACACAAAATTGGTCACAGTTTACTGAAACTTGGAACTTCAAAGACCCTGACTTCAATACGAACCCACCATTTATTACAACAGTTAGAAATCCTGAAGTTAAATACGGAACCAATCCATCCACACAGTATACTATTCCAAATAGAAAACAATTTTATTATGCTACAGTTCCTACTTGGAACGGAAACGTAAAAGGGTATGATGTTTATACAATCCCCCAACCTGTTCCTGTGGATATAAAATATAGTGTAAAAATAATCTGTAATAGAATGAGAGAGTTAAACACATTTAATAAAAATGTGATGCAAACTTTTTCATCAAGACAGGCATATACCTTTATTAAAGGTCAGTATGTTCCAATCATTATGGATAACGTTACGGATAATTCTGTTATGGATTTGGACAAAAGAAAATATTATGTCCAAAGTTATGATTTTACAATGTTAGGTTACTTGATTGACGAAGAAGAGTTCCAAGTAAAACCCGCGGTTAGTAGAGTATTAGAATTATTTGAAGTTGATGCAAGTTTGGCAAATGCTAAACGAGCAGAGATTATGCCACCAAACCCAAATGAATTTCCATTCAATTTTATTTACACATCGGGTAATACAAGTTTAAGTGATATTGTTGATTACCGAATTGATTTAAATTTAATGGGTACAACAAATGTTGATTCATTTGATGTTTACATAAATGGCGATTACTATGGTTCTGATTTAGACTTAATCCAACTCAACACAAATGATATTATTTTGATTGAGGTTAATAAAGAAACTGTTGGTCAAGAAGCAAATATAGACTTTGTTGCCAAGTTGGTTTAATCCTCTCCGTAGATATCTTTTTTTTCTTTACACTTTTCGGCAATTAAGTTTTCCAAAAACTTATAAATCTTTAAACCGTGTTTTTCACAGTGTTTTTTTAACATTGTGTGTGCTTCAACAGAAATCTTTAAATTCTTTATTTTATGAGGTGTTTTGTCCATAAGGCAGAATAAAGGCAGAATAAATTCTTACCGTTTACAAATACATATTCAAAAGTCAAGTTTTTTGTGTTTTAATCAAATATTTATGATAAAAATAAATTCATTTTTAGAAAAGAATAACTAAATGGCAACAGCACAAGCAAATCAAAAGGTTTTCGTCTCACCCGGCGTTTATACTTCAGAAACAGACTTATCTTTCGTAGCACAAAGCGTAGGTGTTACAACTTTGGGATTAGTTGGGGAGACTTTAAAGGGTCCAGCCTTCGAACCAATCTTCATTACAAATTACGATGAATTCCAAACATTTTTTGGTGGAACAGAACCAGTAAAATTTATCGGAACTCAAATCCCTAAATATGAGGCGGCTTACATTGCAAAGTCTTACCTACAACAATCTAACCAATTATTCGTAACAAGAATTTTAGGTTTGTCAGGGTATGATGCTGGTCCATCTTGGTCAATTAGATTAATTGCCAATGTTGATGGAACAACTGTTGGAATTGACACAGGATATGCTATCCCTCAAAACTTTACTGCAAACTTTAGTGGATATTCATCAGGTAGTACGATTACATTCACATCGTCATTACCTTCAGTGTTATCTAATGAGTTGAATGTTCAGTATACATTAGCGGATGGTTCAACATCAACTTATAATTCAGACATCACATCGTTTGTACAAAGTATATCAGGTAATACAAATCTTTCAGCAACAACTGCAGTTGTTTACGGAGCAATCCCAACAACAGGTTATACAAACCTTGATGGAACATTTACAGGTTTAACTAACCAATTTGGTTGTGATAGTATTGATTTGGAAGCTAACGATTTAACTGACGGAAACAACGACACTTGGTTCTACGCAGCATTCAATCCAACAACAGGTAATGGTTACTCAGGTTATTCTTGGGATTATGCGGTTTCAAATTACTTTACAGGCGCTTCGGGAACATTCTACGGAACATTGTCAGGTAGTATCTACACTTATAGTGGTACTGCTTATACAGATTACAATAACTTGGTTGTTGCAACTCTACGTTCAAGAGGTATTTCAATCTATGACGCTAACGACCACGGTATGACTTACCAAGTTACAGGTCTTACAGATTTACAAATGGTTACAACAGGCGCATACTCAGGTATATCACAAAGTCCTTTTGCAACATTCCAATTGAGTGGGGCAACTTATCAAGGTTCAGGATTTACATTTGATGTATCATTCCAATCAAATAATTCAAATTATATTACAAAAGTATTAGGTGTGACAAACTTCTTCAAACCAAGAACTCAAGTTCCTGTATTTGTTGAGGAGTCTTACCCTGGTCTTTTAAACTATGGTTATAATAAAGGTTACATTAGAGGTATTCAGCCAGAAATGGTTGCTTTACCTGAAGCGAGAGATACTTCATCTACAACGACAATCGCTTGGTACCTTGATAGATATCAAACACCTAAAACACCTTATGTTGTATCTGAATTAAGAGGTAACAAGGTTTACAAATTATTTAGATTTGTTTCTATCTCTGATGGTAACTCAGCTAACACAGAAGTTAAAATTTCAATTGCTAACCTTTCGTTCAGTAATATGACATTTGACATCTTAGTTCGTGATTTCTTTGACACAGATGCTAATCCTGTTGTTTATGAAAAATACACAAACTGTACGATGGACCCGGGTTCAAACAGTTTCGTAGCTAAAAAAGTTGGTTCATCAGATGGTGAATATCCTTTAAACTCGGCATATATTATGATTGAGTTATCTGACGAATATGTAATAGATGCACTTCCTTGTGGATTCTATGGTTTAGAATCAAGAGTTTACGAAACAGCATCAAATCCATCACCTTTCGCAATAATCAAAAACAAATATTATTATCCAGGTGAAACAGTATTTGACCCACCATTTGGTACAACTGCAGGTGGTTCTAACATTGTAACCTCATCAGGAGATATCGTAAGAAGAACTTACTTAGGTTTTTCAAGTTCTTTAGGTATTGATTCTGACTTGTTACAATACAAAGGTAAACAAAATCCTGTTACTAACTGGTACTTGGCTACAGAATCGGCACCTTGGAATTACTTAACACAAGGTTTCCATATGGATTCAGGAGCAACAATTGTAACTATCGGTGATGCATTCGTAACTAGTGGACAAGCGGCGTTTGTTTGTGGTGTAGCTAATTTCTCTGACGAACCTACAACTCAAGAAAACCCATACTACTTCTTATATTCAAGAAAATACACTATGTGTTTCCAAGGTGGATTTGACGGATGGGATATCTATAGAGAGTTTAGAACAAACCAAGACAGATTCGCATTAGGTGCATCAGGTTTCTTACAAGGTGCTTACCCATCAGTTAGATACCCTAACGCTACAGGAGACGGTACATTTAAAAGAATAGTTGTTGCTAACAACACTCAAGACTTTGCTAACACCGACTACTACGCATACTTACTTGGTATCTTGTCGTTCAACAACCCTGAATCAACAAACATCAATGTATTTGCAACCGCAAGTATCGATTATGTTAACAATTCTAACTTGTGTGAATTGGCAATCGGAATGGTGTCTAACGAAAGAGCGGACTCTGTTTACATTGTAACAACACCTGATTACAATATGTATACACCTGACGCTAACAGTCAATTTGAAATTATTTACCCTCAAGAAGCGGTTGATAATCTTGACCAAACAGGTATCGACTCAAGTTATACAGCAACGTTCTATCCTTGGATTTTAACAAGAGATACTGTTAACAACACTCAAATCTATCTACCCCCAACAGGTGAAGTTTGTAGAAACTTAGCATTGACTGATAACATTTCATTCCCTTGGTTCGCATCTGCGGGTTACACAAGAGGTCTTGTAAACTCAATCAAAGCAAGATTAAAACTAACTCAAGAAGATAGAGATACTCTTTACCAAGGTCGTATCAACCCTATCGCAACTTTCGCAGACGTAGGAACAGTAATTTGGGGTAACAAAACTCTACAAGTTTCTGATTCAGCATTGAACAGATTGAACGTAAGAAGATTGTTACTACAAGCTCGTAAGTTGATTTCAGCGGTAGCTGTAAGATTATTGTTTGAACAAAACGACGAAATCGTAAGACAACAATTCTTGGATTCTGTAAACCCAATCTTGGATTCAATCAGAAGAGATAGAGGTCTTTACGACTTCCGTGTAACAGTAAGTTCTTCACCTGAAGATTTAGACAGAAATACATTAACAGGTAAAATTTACTTAAAACCAACGAAGGCACTTGAATTCATCGATATCGAATTCTTCATTACTCCAACAGGAGCTTCGTTTGAAAATATCTAATAAACTACTAATTATAAGTGGGGTTAATCACCCCACTTTTTGCCAATATGAAAAGAGAATTTAAAGAAGGTATATCAAAACACGGGACACCAGACCTTAAGTATTACGCTTTTGACTGGGATGATAACATTGTCCATATGCCAACTAAAATTATTTTACAGAGTGAAGATGGTGATGATGTAGAAATGTCTACAGATGATTTCGCCGAATACAGAAGTAAAATAGGAAAAGAAAAATTCGATTACAAGGGTGAGACTATTGTAGGATTTTCTGATGACCCATTTAGAAACTTCAGAACACCTGGTGATGGACAGTTTTTAATAGATGCTATGAGAGCTAAACCAGGTCCTGCTTGGGATGACTTTGTAGAAGCGGTTAACAACGGGTCCATTTTTGCGATAATCACCGCAAGAGGTCATAACCCGAACACAATTAAAGAGGGAGTTTTCAACTACATCATAAACAATTATCAGGGTATAGATAAGGAAAAACTTTTAAAGAACTTAAGAAAATATCGTGAGTTTGCGGGTGAAGAAAAAATGACTGATACACAACTTATACGTTCATATTTAGAAATGAATCGTTATAACCCTGTAAGTTTTGGTGATGCGTCAGGAGCTCAAAACCCTGAACAAGCAAAAATAAAAGCTTTAGAAGATTTTATTTATTATATTAAATCGATGGCTTCTTTACTTAAAGGTAGGGCGACCCTCAAAAAAGACATTGCAAATAAATTTATTCCTGCTGAACCTAAAATAGGGTTTTCCGATGATGATTTAAAAAACCTAGAAGCAATTAAAGGATATTTTAAAGACAAAGAAGAAGGATTAACTACTTATTCAACAGCTGGAGGAATTAAAAAGCAATATTAAATAAACTGGAAACTAGAACTAGATACAATGCAATAGTAGAAAATTAACCTTTAAAAGTCAATAGGTAAAAAAACTACAAATTGTATATTTATAGATAAATTAACAAAGTAAAAGAAACAAAGAACAATGGCTGATTTATTAATGAAAATGCCGATACCTTACGAACCTAAAAGAATGAACCGATTCATTCTAAGGTTCCCATCATCTTTGGGTATCAACGAATGGTTTGTTGAGAGCGCTGCTCGACCACACATTACAATTAATCCGGTTGAAATACCGTTTTTAAATACATCTACATTCGTTGCGGGTAGATTTAACTGGCAGACAATTCCGGTAACATTCCGTGACCCAATTGGACCTTCAGCCGCACAAGCTATGATGGAATGGGTTCGTTTATGTGCGGAATCAGTAACTGGTCGTATGGGTTATGCTGCGGGTTACAAAAAAGATGTCGACCTTGAGATGTTAGACCCAACAGGTGTTGTAGTAGAAAAATGGATATTATATGGAACATTCTTAAGTGATGTTAACTTTAACCAGTTGAATTACAGTCAGGATGGATTAGCAACCATTGCAACAACACTTAGAATGGACCGTTGTGTGTTAATTTATTAAGAATTGTTTATTTACTTTTTTTTCAATTTATATTTAACCGTAGAGCTAAACTCTACGGTTTTTTATTATGGATGAATCAGCACAATATGGACAGATGGAATTTTCATTACCACACGATGTGGTACCGCTACCATCAAAAGGAATTTTTTACAAAAATAAAAAAGACAGTGTAAAAGTCGGATACCTAACAGCTGCAGATGAAAATATTCTTATGGCTGGTGGTAGAGATATGACATTGAATCTATTAAGAGCCAAAATTTATGAACCAGGTCTTAGACCTGAAGAATTAATGGAAGGTGATGTTGAAGCGATTTTAATTTTCTTACGTAATACATCTTTTGGTTCTGATATGGAAATTACGGTAACTGACCCAAAAACAGGTAACCCATTCAAAACAAATGTTGATTTGAGTGAATTGGATATCAATAAAGGAAAGTCTCCCGATGAAGATGGAACTTGGACCGTTATGTTACCAATGTCAGGAAAAAATGTTAAATTAAGACCACTTACATTCGGACAATCAATCGAATTAACAAATCAGTTAAATACATACCCCCAAGGTAGAATCGCACCAAGAAGAACTTTAAGACTCCAAAGAGAAATTGTCTCAGTGGATGGAAATACTGATAAAGGTGAAATTGCTAAGTTCTCAGAACAAATGCCTTTAGCAGACTCAAAATTCATAAAGAAATTTATGGATGACAATGAACCCAAATTAGACTTAAGTCGCGTCGTTATAGCCCCGTCAGGAGAAAAGCTCACAGTGAATGTTGGGTTTGGGGTTGAATTTTTTCGCCCTTTCTTCTGAACATAGGCAAACTCAATTAGACGAATTTTATTATATGGCAAAACTTCTTCATATAGGATGGGGGGAGTTTTTGTCTATGCCCATTTTTTACAGAAAATATCTTTTAAATAAGTGGATTGAGGATAATCAAAAACCATAAAATCAAAGTAGTCCTATTTATAGAAAAAAAGAATCGCTATGGGTCAAATGGATGAATTATTTGAAAATTTAGAAAAGTTTTTTAAACCTTTAAAAACTTCCGCTGATATTTTCAACCAAATTAGTGATGCTGTTACAAAAACCAATAACGCTTTTGGTGAATCAAGAACAAGGGTTACAGAGTTTTCGACAAGTGTTGCTGATAGTGTAAGAGAGGTTACAAGACTTGGTGGTACCGCAGCTGATGCTGGTAGGGTAATTGCCCAAGTCGCTGAAGGGTCTCGAAGAAATATGATTGCCACTACCGAAACAATCACAGAACTTTATGCCGCTGGTAAATACCTTGATACAGAAGTTCAAAACCTTACAGAATCTTTTGGTAAAGCTGGTATGGAAGCGTCTTTAATCGCTGAACGAACCGTTGATAGTATAAGTTATATCCAAAGTTTAGGGTTAAATGCTAGGGAAATTATGAAGGACGTTGTAGAGAATATGGATATGATGAACCGATTTAATTTCCAAGATGGTGTTATGGGTTTAACAAAAATGGCGGCTCAAGCGTCTATGTTGAGGTATGATATGAATAAGACGGCTGAATTCGCGGACTCAGTTATGGACCCTGAGGGGGCAATAAAAATGGCGTCAACATTTCAAAGACTTGGTGTAACAATGGGGACTTTGGTTGACCCGTTTGCATTAATGGATGCTTCGATTAATGACCCTGGTAAACTACAAGATAGTATTATCAATATGGCCAAAACATATGCTCAGTTCAACGAAGAAACGCAGAGATTTGAAATTAATCCATATGGGTTAAGAATGTTAAAGGAAATTGGTCAAGAAACTGGATTGGGGGCAGAAAACTTGAAAAAAGCTGCAATTGCTGCGTTAGATTTAGATACTCGTTTAGCTGATATAAGTTTTAGTATTGACGCATCTGATGAAGATAAGACTTTAGTCGCTAATTTAGCTAAAAGAGATGAGGGTGGTGAATATATTGTTAAAGTATCTGATGAGGAAGGATATAAGAAACTTTCAGAACTATCTCAGGGACAGTTTGAAAAACTTGTAAAACAACAAGAAGATACTCCAAAAACTATGGAGGAAATCGCCTTAAAACAATTATCTTTTGACGAACTTCAAACTAATTATTTGAAATCTATGGCAGATGGATTAGCAGCTTCTCTTGTTGGACAAACCTCAGTATTTAGAAACTTAGAAGGTTTTAGAAGAGTTGGAGAAGACGTGCAAGGGGCGTCTTTTAGTGCTATGGGTAGTTCCCAAGACATTAGAAAAATGTTTGAAGGTGTCGGTGATGATATTAGGTCTTTGGTTTATAACGCGGCTCAGAAAAAAGACGCTAAAAGTATCGATGAAGCGTTAAGTGCTATTGAAAGTGCTTATGAAGGTACTAAAGATAAGTCAGCTGAAATGATGAAAACATTCTTAGCTAACTTGGGAGATAACAAACCTAAGAGTGAGATTGAAGGAATGTATAATAAAACTATTAAAATGATACAGGATAGTGTTGGATTGAAGGAAAAAAATGTTAAAATCCAACAAGATGTGTCTATGAATGGTACTGTTAAGTTTCAAGTTGAAACATCTCCAGGAATGACAAGAAAAGAATTTGAAGATATACTAAACTCAACAGAGTTTAAAAACAAAATCTACCAACAAGTTATTGAAAGTGGTAATAGAGCGATTGTTAAAAACCAATAAAAAAATAGTATAGTTTCTATTTATTAAATAAAATAAGATGCCAAGTCCATTAGATTTTCCTAGCTCAGAAGTTTTTAGAAAAAAATTAGTAGTAAGGAATCTCGTGCCATATAAAAAGTCTTATGCTTTTAGTCCTCCACAGAACTATGAAGTTATACAAAGAGACTTATCACCCGTAGATAGTAACGATGCTTTAATTGATACTCCTGTTTTTGCAAACGATTTATATCCATTAAATCAATATGGTGCTGATGGGGGTTATACACAAGTTGCCAATCCAAATACCTTAAACAATACTAATTCAAATGAGGGTGAATATGGATTCCAAGATGCTGATTTAGTTGATGAAGGACCACAAGCTGCTCAGGTAGGATTTCCCGGTGTTGCACCTGCTTGGAAACCATTAAATGTTTTTGGTAATAATTCAAACGCGGTTTTAGATTCTGCTCCGTTTTTTGATAGTTTTGATACGGTTAGCCCAAGTTTAGCTGGACAAAAGTATTATAACAATCAACCATACCCAACATTTGTTTCGTCTTTTTACTCACCATCTTCAATCCTTTTAAGAAATGACCCACAAGGTAGTGATGGGTTGTTGAGTCAAGACTCGTTTATTGCACAATTAGGTGCTCGTAGACTTAAAGATGGTTTTGAACAACGAATTGCTGATGGTATTAGACAAAATACTTTAGACCGTATAAACATATTAAATGCTGCTGGTGGTACAGGTATATTGAATATAATAATGGGTAGAACACCCATATTAGAACCTGTATACAAAATTACTGTTGGTGGAACTGTTTTAGGTGCTGCGGCCGATTTTATTGCTAGGATTTCAGGGACTTATGCCCCATACTCAATTATACCTGGTTCATATTGGGACCCATCAATTAATTCTAAACAAGGGTTTACAACACAACAATTGGCGGGGGCATATTCCCAAGCTAATTTATTTTCAGGTTTAGGTAGATTTTTTGGTAGATTATTAGGGTCACCTAAATCGGGTTCAGTGTTGTTTTTAGAAAATACAGGAACAGGAACAAAAAATTTATTATTTGGTAATTTAGATTACAACAGATATAAGCCAGGATACAACAGAACATTCTTTGATAGGTTAAGAGGTGGTTTAGTTGGTGGAACAGAAGATGATTCGAATTATTATATTGGTTCACCTAAGTCTGAACCTGGTGATATTTTTTCACCATCTGGTGATTTACCTGTTGACCAATTTGGTAGAGAAATATCTGCACCTGTATATGGTCCACAAGAACTCGCTCAGTTATATGAAGGACCGAGTAAGGCTGTTAAGTTGGGGGCTAACGGACCGACATACAGTAGTGGTGGTGATATATTAGGAGGATTTACTTGGGTGTCACCTAAGTATAGAGGTAACGCTGGTAAAAAAGTTGGTATAGGTGGTGAAATAATTGCTGATGACCCTGACTTCCCGTCATTAGGTTATCAGAACACAGAATCAACTAATAATGATTTTAGGGATGGTTCTATTTTAGACCAAACTCAAAGACTTATTGATTCCCAACCAAGAGGTGGTAGAAGACTACAACACGTAGGAAACGCTATTGACCAAGTATCTAAAGTCTTTAATGATGGTTACAAAGAACTTACAAAAGGTTCAAGAGTTATTAGATATGTTGGCGCAACTGGACAAGAAAGAGGTGCGGAATATTGTAGAGTTTTCCAAAAAGATACTCCTTATTTACAATACAATGATTTACAAAAACAAGATGGTATTACAACCTCAGGTAGAAAGTTTGCATACTCTGTTTTAGACAATACATACAACTTAAACATTGCTCCAATGAAGGGTAATGACTCTACAAATATCACACCTGAAGGTGCTAAAAAATATATGTTCTCTATTGAAAACTTAGCTTGGAGAACATCAAACAGACCTGGTTTAAGTGTTCAAGATTTACCTGTGTGTGAGAGAGGACCTAATGGTGGTCGAGTTATGTGGTTCCCACCTTATGGTTTAGAGTTTAGTGAGCAAGTACAAGCCAACTTTAAACCAACTGACTTTATTGGTAGAGTAGAACCTGTATACACATATAACAACACATCAAGAACTGGAAGTCTACAATGGCAAATTGTTGTCGACCACCCATCAGTGTTAAACTTAATTGTTAATCGAGTATTAGCTAATGAACAGTCAAGAGAAAGAGTTCAAGGGTTGTTAGATTCGTTCTTTGCAGGTTGTAAAAAATATGACTTATATGAGTTGGCTGAAAAATACTACCAATTCAACACACAAGATTTATTTGAAATTCAACAAAAAATCCAAAGTAAAAATGTTACAACTGAAGAGATAAGATATCTTGTTAATACGGTACAAACAGGTGATGGGTCAACAGGGGCGAATGGAACTCCTGGTGGTGGTAATACTAATATTGGGTCACAAACGGCAAACAATACGGACCAAACTAAAACTTACTTGGAAAGTTTTAACAATTATGGTTTGTATTTTGAAAACGATTACCCACTTAAAGACCAAACTGTTGAAAATTATACTAGTTATTATTCTGTTTATACAAACGCTAATACGAGAGCAATTTATGACAGAGATAGTGCCAACCCATCTGCGGTAAACAACTTCTTCCCAAGTGTTATTGAGTTTAATAAGAATAAACTACAGGAGATGTTGTATAAGTTAGATGAAACTTTAAAAATTAATCCTGACGCAAAAGTTGAGTTAATATTAGAAGGTAGTGCGTCAAAACCACAAACCGTAAATTATAACGACGCTCTATCCCAAAGAAGATTGGATTCTGTTGTTCAATACATCCGTTCTATTGGACAATTGGCAAATGCTATTGACGTAACAAAACAATTAACTTTAGTATTAATACCGAAAGGTGAAAATACAACTGTACAACCTGTTGGTCAAAATAATATGAAATTTGAGACATTTAATTGTGCTAATTTGGATGCTGATAGATTATCAAGACCTGAAGCCATCTATAGTGTAAATGCGATGTCTTGTAGAAGGGTTAAATTCAATCTTAATGTCAATATCCCAAGTGTACCAAAAACACCACCAATTATTGACCAATCATCACCAAAATATCAATCACAGATATCAACAGAGGTTTCAACCAAAACAACTGTAGAACAAGTTGTTGAAACAACAACAAGTCTTAGAGATAATATCACTAAAAGAGTTTTAAGAAAATTATTATCTGAGTGTGACTATTTTGAATTGATTAGACAAGAAACCCCTATGGTTTATGACAACCTTAGAGATAAATTAAAATTCTTTCACCCTGCATTCCATTCAATAACACCTGAAGGTTTAAACGGTAGACTAACATTCTTACAACAGTGTATGAGACCTGGTGATACAATACCTACGGTTAAAAACGCTACTGACGGGTCATCATCGTTAGAATACAATAATGCTGTAAACACTGCGTTTGGCGCGCCACCTGTCTTAATATTAAGAGTTGGGGATTTCTACCATTCTAAAATTATACCAAATTCTTTAGGTATTTCATATGAGCAATTAGATTTAAATCCTGAAGGTATTGGTGTCCAACCTATGATTGCTAAAATTCAATTATCATTCAATTTTGTTGGTGGACAAGGATTAAAAACGGCGGTTGATAAATTACAAAATGCGTTGTCATTTAACTTCTACGCTAATACTGAAATTTATGACGACAGAGCAGACGCCACTGATGATAGTTATAAAATTTTAGACCAACAGTTTATCAAAAACTTAGGTATTGAAGTTCCACCACCTGTAGTAACTGATACTGAAGATGAACAAACTGAGTCAAACGCTGAGACTATTGGTAAAGTTTTAACAACCGAAATTGGTGAAAATGAGACGACAGGTACAATTGATTATCAACAATTTATGACGCAGTTTGTTGGGTCAACACAAAATTATTTTACAACAGTATTAAATAAAAATAAGGATATTTTGAAACAATATAATAATGCTGTTAGACAAATTATTGCTTACAATAGAAATTATCAATATGGAGATTTTTATTACAATATTGAACAAAAGTATATCTTTGGTAAACCATCAACAATCCAACAATCAGTTGATTCTGTTTTCTCTAAATTTATAAATGATATTGATGATAATCTTGAAGGGTTTATGCTTTGGATGAGTAATCCAACCAAAAACTTCTCTAACAAATCAATTAGGCAATTGAAAGAGAATTATATTAGTTTTATTAGAAATAAACAAAGTGGTTTCCAAAATGCTTTAACATCAATAATTAACGAATTAGTTAACACACAAACTTCTTACATCCAACAATTAAATAGGACTAATGTTATTACATACCCTAACTTAAAAGATGGTACTGATGGATTTAAAGAGTCTAATGGTAACATTGTTGTTTATGAGATAGAAGGTACGGATAAAGTATCTGCAAATTATGCGGGGGCGACAAAATCTACTTACAATGAATTAACTGATGATTTGACAACAATAACCGACAGTCTTTTCCAATTCACACTTGATATTGAAAATACTGAAGAGTTTACGTTTGATAATCAACAATATGAATCATCTTTAATACCATCTGTTGGTGATACTGAAAACTATGATAGTGGTTCGGTTTTTGAACCAATAACATTGTTAAAATACCCTGAATTTTGGGAGAATGATTCTAACAGAAGACAGTATTTTATTTTGAATAAAGATGTTACTGATTCTAATTTATATCAATCATTTAAAGATGCGTTAATTGCTAACATATTAAACAATCCAACTATTATTGGAAATCAGGCGACTAACTTTGGGGAACAATTTGACGCTTATTGGATAGGACCAAGACCCTCAAGCGAAACACCAATTAAGACAATTTACAATTACGAAAATAATGCGGCAACTACTTTCTTGGATGGATTAGCAACGGGTCCGTTAAAGAAATATGTTATTTACACACCATATAATGATATAAATAAAGGTAGATTATTTACATATACTATAAACACATTACCTGTTCCACCACAAATAGATTTAATTAAGTCTTTAGGTTTGAAAAATAATTCGGATACTAATAAGACAGTATGGTCAACAGAAATAACAACAGATGTTGTAATCGGTAAAGTTCAATTATTATAAAATGGCACTTCAGTATTATAATAGATATAACCAATTTTTGATAAACGGACAACAAACAGTTGTTCCCTTTGTCAATATTTCACCAAAACCATCCGATAAAGTATACATTTATAAAGTTGGAAGAAGTAGACTTGATAAGGTCTCTCAGGAATATTATGGAACCCCATTCTTTGGTTGGTTAATATTACAAGCCAATCCTCAATTTGGTGGTTTAGAAAATAACATATTTGATGGCGCAATATTAACTGTCCCATATCCTTTGATAACATCTTTACAAGATTATAAATCCGCAGTAGACACGTATTTCTATTATTATGGCAGGTAATTCTTTTGGGGATAATTCAGGTAGTATTTATGCAGAGTCATTTGACAATATCATTGTTGTTGACCCTAACAAAGTTGTGCGTGGTGGTGTAAACGGTCAAACAGTAATTGAAGAAAGATTAGTTGACCACGAAAATTTGGTAATGTATGCCAACTTAGAGTGTGAACTACTACCAAGAACAAGGTTAAACGTAGGGGCATCCCCAACGACACAAACCGAAACAATATCCATTGCATCTATTAACTTTTTAAAACCAAACAGTGACCAGTTTATGAATACGGGTTACTACGATGATTTAACAGGTTTAAATTCAAATCAAGGTAAAGCAAGACTCCAAAGGTCTGAAGAGGTTGTAGAAGAGTATGGGAGAAAAGTTTACCGAGGTTCAACAGTTACGGACAAGAATGGTAGGACTATAGACCCCGGGTTGTTAGGTATTACAAGTATTTCGGTAATCACCAAAACATCTTTTATACCTGAAGTATCGATTGAATTTGAAGATGTTAGAGGTAAAGCATTATTTGAACAAGGAGAACAGTCACCATATGCAGCCTTCTTTCATTTACCATATCCACCATTTTATTTAACACTTAAGGGTTACTATGGACAGGCGGTTAGATACCAATTAAATCTACACACATTTGAGGCGAGATTTAATACAATGAGTGGTAACTACCAAGTTAGTTGTAAATTTTACGGATACAAATATAACATTTTAAATGAAATTCAGATGGGGCATTTGATTGCATTACCCCATATGTATTCTAAAACATTTACATACACAAACTCTATTGTTGAAACAGAGTCTGCAGATGATAATTCGGCGAACAATGCGGGTCAGAATATTCCGTCAAATGCTCAATCTCAAAACAACCTGAGTGTTACTCGAGTTAATGAGAGGGGTAGACAAAAAATGCACGAAGTTTACTCTGAATACAAAGCCAAAGGTTTAATTGATAAGAATTTTCCTGAACTAACAATAATGGAATTAGGTTACAAATTACAACAATTTGAACAGAACATTATTAATTCATATAGGAAAGTTGATATGCAGCCGATTACGGATGCGACATCTTATAAAAAAACACTTAACCAATATTATAAAAGTGTCAGAGACGCCAAAAATTCTTGGTTTACAACATTTTTGGACCCAAAACCATTTGTTTTAAAGGATGGTCAGTATGCTTATGTCTTCAAAAAGAATCTAACACAATCACAAAGAGTTACCGCTCAAAGTGAGTTAAGTGCTATTACACAAACATACAATACTAAGTTGGCACAAAACGGTACGTTTGGTGCTGAAGCAAAACAAAACTTTAAGATACCAAACCCAATAACTCCTTCGATTTATATTGAAAACTTTCAATTGGATAATATTGATTGGGAAAAAACATTTATAGACAGAACCTCGATAAAATACCCAACACCTGAAGAAATTAGTGCATTTATTGTAAAAAGTGCTGAACAATATTTTAGTGTAGTGGTAGAGGCGACACCCGAAGGATTGAAAGAAGTTAAGAAAAACTTTTATGTTTTTGTTGGTGCCAATAGATTTGACACCATAATAAAAAGTATGGAATCTCAAATTGACGCTAAAGTTACTGAATTGGAAACCAAATTAAGTGCTGAATTGGCTGATAAAGTAGAAAGAGCTGATACTGGAATTGGATTTAGACCTACAGTTAGAAATATTAGTGCGGTGATTATGGCATCAACAGAGGCGTTTATCAGATTGATGGATGATGTTCATATTCAGGCATATTCTGTTAGACAAGACCCTGTGAGAAAAAATGTTGTTTTAAATAACAATAGTACTTCTATAAAAAGTCCTGATGATGTCAACTACGTTCCGTTAACAGCAAACGCTAGTCAAGAATTTATAGATAATTCCCAACAACCTGTATACCCTTGGCCACAAGTTTTTGTTGAAAATAACGGTACCGATGACCAACCAAGATATACATTAACATATCCTGGTGATATTGCGTTTGTAAATCAATCAAAAGGGTATCTTTACGACAAATGGCCTGAGGTCGAATTTGTTGAAGAATATTTAAAAGGTACTGCGCAAAGAAATGACCCACCAATTTCACAACCTCCCGCAGACAATGATGCTGCAACAGTAAAAAGATTAAATCTAAATGCTTTAGAATTCCCTAATATTGGGTTAGCTTATCTTAATAAAGAAGAGTTAAAATATTTTTATGAAATATATGAGAGACAATTAATATACCAATTTTATACAGGATTTGGTAGAGTTACAAATGACAATACGTCTAAAACTTTTGTTGGTGACATTATTGGTATTACGGAAGGTACTAACATTATAGAATCTTTAGGATTGAGTAATCCATACTTAACTCAAAAGTTAAAAGAATATCCTTTTACTGCTAATAATTTTACCCAAACATTAGAAGCGTTTTCAAACCAAGGAACTGGTTTATTTTGGGGTGAATTTATACAAGACATTTATATTACACCATATCTTAAGAATTATACTCAGAACCCGTTTTCAATTCTTAGTACAAAATACTTGTCAAATACTGTTTCAAACTCTTTTGTTTCATTACCACAAACGCCACAATTACAACAATTCTTAAAGAGTACTAGCACAAACCCAATACAAATTGTAGATACTTTCCCGTTTACAAATCAGGATTGGAACATTAAAAATTTAAGTCAGTATATTTTAGGTGGTTCGGTTGACGTTGCAAACAACACATCAAACACATATAAAGTTTACGAACCAAAAAATATAATTTCAAATTTTACGGGTATTGATGATTATAATACAAACAGACCTGTAACAAACTTTAACTATCTAAACACTGCAATACCGGCACTAACAACAAATGTTAATACGTTTTACATAACAAGACAACCAGCAACTTTGTTACCGACAGAAGGTTATGTTGATTACCCAACAACAGGTTTACCCGTAAGAACAACAACCTCTATGTTGAACACACCTTATTTTGTTAACGCAATATTGGAGGGTGTTGCTAAAGAAAAGAATAAAGAACAATATCCTTATGTCGCGGCAGCGTTTTTATTCTTAAACTCACTACCACTCGCAACATTTAAGGACAGATATAAAACAAATCTTGCTGGTGTGACAACACCTTTAGATTATATTTTTGCAAGTTTCAAAAAGTTTGGTGCGTTACACAAGGTTCCATATGTTTGGGTATTAAAATATGGTGCGATTTGGCATAGATATAAAACACAAGTACAAACCAATCAGGATATTTTAGGTGGATGTTGGGGTAATTTTGATTACAAACAAAACTACGACCCTATTAATCAAAACACCGCCAAGACTTATACATTAAATGGTGTTGGTAAAATAACATTACAAACAGAAACGGTTGACAATAATGTTAAATACACCACAATGCAGGTAGGGTTCTACCCTAAATTGATTAATGAGTTCAATTACTTTTACAACTCTCAAGACTTGTATACTGCATATACTGATGGTGAAATTAATGAGTCCATTAAAAATGGTTTAAAGATTCAAAACCTTTCAGAATCAAATATTAATAAAAATACAACCAAGGATTTACAAACAAGGGTTATTGATATTAAAACATATAGTGTTTTATTACCTGATAGTATTACACCATCAGTTCCAAATACAGTTGTTTGTGATGAACCACCAACAACTCCAACATATCAATATTATGTAATACCATCGTTTGGGTCACAAATGAACCAAGTGAACAACGCTTGTTTTAGTACTACAGGATTATTAACACAAGAGTTGTATAATAATGAAGCGTTATTTAACGGTTCGGTTAGAGCATTTTGGAGTTTACCAAATTACGGTTATTACGATAACCAAACAATATATCGACCTGGTACAGGAAGTTATATGTTTGATGAAAACAATCTATTTGGTAATGTCCCATTTGAGTTGATTCAGACGAATGAATATTCAAAAATTGATGATGTGTTCTCAGTATTTGACAAACAAATATTGGACATATTAGAAAATGAATTTTTAAACTTCAGTAAAGCGTTAACAAATTTTAATATCAATGAGGAAAATTCTAATGTAATTGACCCTGGTGCGTCACTTTCAGTAGGTGGTGGATTTGAACAGTTTTCTGATTTGGAAACAACATACAGAAACTTCCAAAAGATGATGCGTTCATTGATGAGTGTTCAAATACCATTAAGTAGCGCCACATCTGAAGATTTATTTGAAACAATAATACAGAGTCAATTCAGTAATTCGATTGCTCAAATCCAAAACATTATGGAATATGACGTTGTATTGAGAATGGGTAACCCGACTCGTTACAACAGAAGAGCGGTGGACTCATATATCGGATATATTACTAATACATCTCAAGTAATCAATCCGTTACAATTTGGACCATATCAGAACAATTTGCCAACCAATGGTGGTACGGTTAGTTTGCAGAACTCTATAGCGTCAAACCCTGACGCGTGGAGAACACTACAACTTGAAGTTGGGTTTTCAACAATACCTGAACTTATTTACGATAATAATGGTTCTTACATAACCGACTTTTTTGTTCAGTCTAATATTAACTTTACGTCTGCAAATATTACAGAGTTATCACAAGTTATTAGAATGTATGCCACCCAAAGACTTGAAAATCCAAATTTAACTATCACTGAATTTACAGGTCAACTCCAAGGATATTTGAACACATATAACGCATTTAAAAACGTTGGTTTAGATAACACACTAATAAATGTAAGAAAGGGATTACCCGAAATTAGTGAATTACCTGAAAAAACAATACAGAGTAAGTTTGATTCAAAACAAGCTAAAGTAGATTTATATGAAGCATTCAAAGCATTGAATGATAAGTGGATTGCGGGTACTGATTACAAACGATACACCTTATTTGAAGATATGTTGTTCCTTGACAGAGCGTCAAGAAATATTGGAGATAAGGTTGTTGTGGATATTTTCAAGTTAAAACAAATTATCAGTGAAGACACAATCAACCTTAATATGGGTGTGTTTGTATTTTTAGCAGGTATTTTGACCGATAATCACTTTACGATAATGCCAATGCCTGCGTATGTTAACTTTTATAATGTACAAGAACCTACTTTAAACGCGGTACCTAATATACCAAGCACGATTGATTTTGCTAATGAAATGTGGGGAACTTACCTAACTGTTGACTACAGAAGGTCAGGACCAAAATTAGTTTGTTTCTATGCCAATAGACCATCATCGTATATTGATACTACAGATAAGAGTGTTAACAATTATTTATTTAGAACCGACACTTTTGACTTAAGAAATCCTGTTGGTAACCCAAATGTTGAAAACCAAACAAATAAAACAGATTGGGCGTTATCTAATAGATGTGTTGGATTTACGGTAGACATTGGGGTTAGAAACCAAAATATATTTTATTCTTTTTCAGTGTCACAAGATAACGGTAAGGCGACCGCTGAATCTGTGTGGACCATAAATAATATGGCCAACGCAGCATCTGGTAGAGATACCGCAACACAAAACAACTCGTTGTATAACATTTATCAGAACAGGTCATATCAATGTGATGTGGTTGGTTTAGGTAATGCGATGATTCAACCAACAATGTATTTCAACCTTAGACACGTACCGATGTTTAATGGTTCTTACTTAATTACTGATGTTACGCACACTATTACACCTGGTCAGTTTGAAACCAAATTTACGGGTGTTAGACAAAGTGTGTTGTCGTATCCATACACAGAAAACTTATTACAAAGTATTAATCAAAATTTGGTTGGTAAATTGATAACCGCTGTTACTCAAAGGAAAGATGATGATAAGGGAACCAATGCGACAACTACCCAAGGTAATAATGCAAACGTGTCAACAAATTCTAATACACAACAATCCGCACAAAATTCTTGTGACTCAAAAGTATTGGAAACACCTTATAAACAAGCTGGATATACATCAGTAAGTGGAACTCAAACTAAGTTAACGGCAAAACAATTCTATGACTTGTTAATTCAAAATGTTAGTACAACGTCTACAGATGCTATTGAGATTGAAAGATATCAAAACTTAAGATTTATAATATTCTTAATATCTTGGGCTGCAAGTGGTAACAAAGACAGTAAAAACTTCATTGGTTTAAACAATAACTTTGGAAGAATTACTTTAGATTATAATTATGGTGAGTTAAGAACTTATTTTGAACCAACATATTCTTGTATGGATATTGAAAATCTAAATGGATTACCACTTTCATATCCTGTTGCTAATTTTGTTGACCCTGTAGAATTTATGTTATTTATGAGAGATAGATTGATAAATAGAGTCGGGGATATTCAAAACAAATCTATTGAAACTTTCTATCTACAAAACTGGCCAGCAAATAGAGGAACTGATTTAACCTCAGATACACAGTTGTCATTCAACTTAATTGAAGGTAATAGGTTGGCGAAGAATCTTGGACTTGTTAGTACAATACCTGTGTTTAAAATCACACCAACACCTACACCAACAGCTAACAATCAAAATATAATAAACAACATTCCACCTACTTGTACTCCAAGCCCAACCCCTAGTACGACCCCACAATAAAATTATTTGAATTTTATAGATATTTATAAGAAAAATTGGTTATGGACCTAAATAATATGTTAAATCAGTATCTTGGTAAAAATGTAAGAATGTCATCAAAGGATAATGGTGACGGAACCAAGCAAGTTTGTGACTTAGACACTGGCGATTGTTATATCGTTAGAGAAAGAGATGGCCTTATTGAAAGAGCAGGACACGATGTCACTGCTAACAGAAGAGTTAGAGTAGAGACTCCACACGGTATAAAACAACTTTTAAACGGTTAAGAAAATGAGTATTGACAAAAAGATTCTAAAAGAAATACAAAGATATCATAGTATAAACAATTATATCACAGAACAGGAACTACCTGTTGCTCCTGAAGCGGCAGGTGAACCAGCTCTTGATGCGGCGGCATTACCACCGGCACCTGCGGATGCTGCAGCTCCTGAGGCGGCCCCTGTAACTCCTGAAAAAATAGATGTTGCAACTGATGATGAGGTTACAAAGATTGATGATGAGGGAGAATCTGCTGAGGGTGATTCAAACACTGAGGAGATAGACGTTACTGATATTGTTAAAACTACTGAAAAAATAGATTCTAAGCAAGATAAGTATTTTGAACAACTTTTTGGATACATCCAAAATTTAGAAACAAAATTAAGTGAAATGGACGGTTTAGTAGAAAAACTTAATAGTATTGAAACGAAAATTGAAAAATACAGAGAAAAGACACCGCAAGAAAAATTACAACTAAGAAGTTTAGATTCAGGACCATTTAATCAAAAACTATCAGATTTTTTTGACGATAAGAAAGAAGACTTTGAAAAATCAGGTAAACACGAATATATTCTAACATCGGATGAAGTTGAAGATGTAAATCCGGCTGAAATAAAGAAGACATTTGATGACGACGAAGAAGACGAATTTAGAGGATTTAAGAGTAGATAACTTTTGACTTTTATGATTTCTTGATTACATTTAGGGTTGTGGTAACACGACCCTTTTTATTTTATTTGACTAGTAATTTTTTAAACCCTATATTTGTAACACTAATTTTTTAACATTTAATTTTTATGAGTTCACTTGACGCAGTATTAGCACAGTACGAACAATCCAAATCCGGTGGAGGAGGAATGAGTTCAGAGGAAAGATTGAAAAAGTATTTCACACTTCTCCTAGATGAAAAATCAAATTCAGGACAGCGTAGAGTCCGTATTCTACCCACAGGTGATGGAAGTTCACCATTCAAAGAAGCTTGGTACCACGAAGTTCAAGTTGGTGGTAAATGGCAAAAGTTCTATGACCCAGGAAAGAACGATAATGAACGTTCACCACTTACTGAGGTTTACGAAGAACTAATCTCAACAGGTAAAGAGTCTGATAAGAAATTAGCGGACCAATATCGCTCACGTAAGTTCTACGTAGTTAAAGTTATTGACCGTGACCACCCTGAAGACGGTGTTAAGTTTTGGAGATTCAAACACAACTACAAACAAGACGGTATCCTTGATAAAATTATTCCAATTTGGAGAAACAAAGGTGACATCACCGACCCTGAAAAAGGACGTGACCTTGTCATTGAGTTGACCAAACAAAAAACTCCTAAAGGTGCTTTCTACACCGCAGTTTCAACTATTATGTATGACGACCCTTGTCCGATTCACGAAGACAAAAAAGTTATGAAAGAGTGGTTGGAAGATGAATTGACTTGGAGAGACGCATATTCTAAGAAACCTGTAGAATATTTGGAAGCGATTGCTCGAGGTGAAGTTCCACGTTGGGATTCTGAAAAAGGTGGTTACGTTTATAGTAATGATGAAGAAGCCACTGAATCTTTTGGAGGTAGCTCATCTTCAAGTAACTACGAAGACCCACAAGCAAGTTCACAAGTTGACGAGGACTTGCCGTTCTAATAATAATGTGAAGGACATTCTCAAGGTCAAACTGTCTTTGAGAGTGTCCTTTTTAATTTAAAAAAAAATGAAAATCAGAGAAAAAATGTATGAATCACTTATCAAGAAATATGAGAGTGAAATTGCTGAGGCAGAAGCAACTTTGATGGTGTATATGGAAAATCCTGTTGGGATTGGTGAACACCCACAACACATTGAAGAAATGGACAAGTTTATTGAAAAACTTGCAAATGCTAGTGATAAATTACAAACATTACAAATGTTTTACAAATACAATTATGGCAATCAAGAAAAATGATTTTAGTTCAGTAAAGAAGAAGTTTTCTACTTCAGCCAAATACAAACCCCAAAGGTTTTTTGACTGTGGTCCTGACTTCTTGGATGCTGTTGGTTTACCTGGTCCTGCGATTGGACACATCAATATGTTCTTAGGTCACTCAGACACTGGTAAAACAACCGCTATGATTAAGACTGCAGTTGATGCTCAGAAAAAAGAAATTCTACCTGTGTTCATTATTACTGAACAGAAGTGGAGCTTTGAACACGCAAAAATTATGGGTCTTCAGTGTGATGAGATTGTCGATACAGAGACAGGAGAATTAGATTGGGATGGTTTCTTTATCTTTAACAATAACTTTGATTACATTGAACAAATCACTGATTATATTAATCAATTGTTAGATGCACAAGAAAAGGGTGAATTGGATTACAGTTTATGTTTCTTGTGGGACTCTATTGGTTCTATTCCATCTAAAATGACTTATGAAGGTAAAGGGGGTAAACAACATAACGCAGCAACCTTATCTGATAAGATTGGTATGGGTATTAACCAAAGAATTTCAGGTTCTCGTAAATCTGATTCAAAATATGAAAATACTTTAGTTATAGTAAATCAACCTTGGGTTGAACTACCTGATAATCCTTTTGGGCAACCAAAAATTAAAGCTAAAGGTGGTGAATCTGTTTGGTTGAACTCTTCTTTAGTATTTTTATTTGGAAATCAAAAAGGTGCTGGTACAACTAAGATTACAGCGACTAAAGACAAGAGAACTGTTAAGTTTGCTTCTCGTACCAAGATTTCTGTAATGAAAAATCACATCAATGGTTTGGGTTACGAAGATGGTAAGATTATTGTAACACCTCACGGATTCTTGGCGGGAAAAGATACTACCGAAGAGAAAGCGTCTATTGAGCGTTACAAAAAAGAATACTCTGATTATTGGAAAGAAGTAATCGGAACAGACGGTGATTTCACTTTGAGTGAGGAAAAAGAGGACTAACCATAAACCCCAAATTTGTGAGAACATTATTAGTAGATGGAGATAACTTATTTAAAATCGGATTCCACGGAGTCAGAGAGTTTTATGTTGACGGAAATCACATTGGAGGGGTATTCCACTTCCTCAACACCTTACGTAAACAGTTGGAACAAAACGAATACGACAAGGTCATCGTTTTTTGGGACGGTAACAACAACTCAGTCAAAAGACGTGAACTATATCCTGATTACAAACTAAATCGGAAGAATAATATGACTGAGGAAAAACTTCAGTCATATTACTTCCAAAAGAACCGAGTAAAACAATACTTGGAAGAATGTTTCGTTAGACAAATCGATATTGATAATAACGAAGCTGATGACTTGGTTGCATACTATTGTATCATTTCTGATACGGAGACCAAAACAATTTTTTCATCTGATAGAGATTATATGCAACTTTTGAGTGAGAAGGTATCCATCTACTCACCCATTCAAAAATACCTTTATCAAAAAGGAGACAAAGTCCGTTTGGAAAAAGAATGGATACCTCACGAAAATATTTTTGTTTCAAAAGTTATGTTAGGTGATAAGTCTGACAACATATTTGGTATCTACAGTTTGGGTGAAAAAACCTTTCTAAAATTGTTCCCTGAGGTGCTTGAAAAACCCGTTTCTGTTGACGATATTTTAACAAAGGCAAAACTTTTACAAGAACAAAACAAAGACAACAAAGTATTGAAAAATATTTTAAATGGTGTTACAAAAAATGGAGAATTTGGTGAACATTTTTATAAGACCAACAAACAAATCGTTGACTTACATAACCCAATTATTTCTGAAGATGCAATGGAAATGGTGAGGTTATTTTATGAGGAGTCTTTGGACCCTGAAGGTCGTACATCTAAAAACATAATTCAGATGATGAATGATGACGGGTTCTTTAAGTATCTTCCAAAAGATGACGATTCATTTGTAAACTTTATCAAACCAATATTGAAACTAACAAGAAAAGAAAAAAGAAAACACAAACAAACCCTTAATTAATTTTTTATGAAAGAAGAACAAGTAGTTAAATTGGAGCTCCTCCTAACATTGAACGACAACATTGTTGTTCAAAGATTCTTTAATGTTCGTAATTATAACCCAAGTGCACATCGTTCAGTACAGACACTTGAGATGTTAAAATACGTTCAAGAAACCCTTCAATATGATTTGAAGATGAAAACAGTAACGTATATGATGGACAATCAAGATGCGATTGCTGAAGACCCTGAAATCCTAAATACGTCAAACACCGACGATGCGGAAAACTTTAACATTTTCTTAAAATTGGGTGACAATGTATTACTTCACAGAATTTTTGATGGAAAACTTTTCCCACCAAAAATCCGTTACACTGTCGATGTTAGACCTTTCCTGAAGGAATTTCTTCGTAACTTTACAGAATTATTTTCCGTTGAAAATTTAACATACAATTACGCGGGTTATGACCTAAGTAAGTAATATTTATCAATACTCTAAAGCTCTATATGAATAAGAATTTCGAATATCTAGGAAACACGTTTCAAATACAATTACTCAACCAAATTATCGTAGACAAAGAATTCGCACAGTCCATTGTGGATGTGATAGAGCCCACCTATTTTGATAACAATTACTTTAAACTTATCATTACGATGGTTAGAGAGTATTATGCCAAATACCAGTCTACACCATCTTTTGAAACTCTTGAACAAATCGCTAAGGCGGAAACTTCAGTAGAAATGGTATTAAAAATCCTCTTGGATACTTTGAAAAAAGTCCAAGAGGCACCATTTGAAGGTGCTGTGTTTGTACAAGAAAAGGCGTTAAAATTCTGTAAACAACAAGAGTTACAGAAGGTAATGAATAAAGCCCAAAAGATTATCAACGAGGGGGACTTCGAATCGTATGATAAAGTTGAAGGTTTGGTTAGACAAGCTTTACAAGTGGGTGAAAGAGAGACTGGTGTCATTGAAATTTTCTCTGGTTTAGATGATGTCTTAAATGATGATTTTAGACACCCAATTCCTATTGGAATACCTGGTATTGACAGATTGTTAAAAGGAGGTTTGGCAAAAGGAGAAATTGGTGTTATCTTAGCACCTACAGGTGTTGGTAAGACAACTATTCTTACCAAAATTGCAAACAGTGCATTCAATATGGGATACAACGTACTTCAAATATTCTTCGAGGATAACCCAAAAATTATTCAGAGAAAACATTTTACCATTTGGACTGGTATTGAACCTGATAATCTCGCAACAAGAAAAGATGAGGTTATTGAAAAGGTACAAGAAGTACAGAACTCAATGCCAAACAAACTAATATTGAAGAAGTTACCTTCAGATACTATGACTATGAATCAGATTAAAAATCAAATTCGTAAGATGGTTGCTGATGGTACTAAGATTGATATGGTTACTTTGGATTACATTGACTGTGTTGTTCCTGACAATCTTAGAAATGATGAGTGGAAGGCTGAAGGTTCGGTTATGAGACACTTTGAGGCAATGTGTCACGAAATGAATATTGCTGGTTGGACCGCAACTCAAGGTAACCGTTCATCAATATCTTCTGAAGTTGTAACTACAGACCAAATGGGTGGGTCAATCAAGAAGGCACAAGTAGGTCACGTGATTATATCAGTTGCGAAGACATTACAACAAAAAGAAATGAAATTAGCAACAATTGCAATCACAAAGTCAAGAATTGGTTCTGACGGTATTGTGTTTGAAAATTGTAAGTTCGATAATGAATTGATTATTATTGACACTGAGTCTTCAACAACATTCTTAGGATTTGAAGAACAACAAGAAGAAAAGAGAAAAGACAGAGTTAAAGAACTCTTGGACAAGAGAAAACAAAGAGAACAACAAAAACAAGCTTAATTTAAATTATGGAAAAGATATTAATAGAAAACCCTAACAGATTTGTTATTTTCCCAATTCAGTATAATGATATTTGGGAGTATTACAAACAACACCAAGCAGCTTTTTGGACTGCTGAGGAAGTTGACTTGTCAAACGATATACGAGATTGGGAGAACCTTTCAGAGAATGAACAATACTTTATTAAAAATATTTTATCGTTCTTTGCGGCTTCTGATGGAATCGTAAATGAAAACTTGGCGGAAAACTTTATTAAAGAAGTTCAGTACCCTGAAGCAAAATTCTTTTACGGTTTTCAAATTATGATGGAGAACATTCACTCCTTAATGTATTCATTATTGATTGATACATACGTATCAAGTCCTGATGAAAAAGATGAGTGTTTCAACGCTATTGATAGATTACCTGCAGTTCAGAAAAAGGCTAATTGGGCGTTGAATTGGATTAAAAATGCTTCTTTCCAAGAAAGACTTGTTGCGTTTGCGGCGGTTGAAGGTATTTTCTTTTCAGGTTCATTTTGTTCTATTTTTTGGTTGAAATCAAGAGGTATTATGCAAGGTTTATGTAATGCAAATGCTTTGATTTTTAAAGACGAAAACCTACATTGTGATTTCGCAATTCACTTGTTGAATAATCACGTAGAAAACAAACCAAGTGAAAAAAGAATTAAAGAGATTTTATTGTCGGCTCTTGAGATTGAAAAAGAGTTTATTACTGAATCACTACCTGTTTCATTAATTGGTATGAATTCAAATCTTATGAAACAATATCTTGAGTTTGTTGTTGATGGTTTATTGGTTAAATTAGGATGTAAGAAGGAGTTTAATGTTGAACAACCTTTTAAATTTATGGAACAGATTGCTGTTGAAACAAAAGGTAACTTCTTCGAATCACGAACTGTGGAGTACCAAAAAGCTAAATTAAATGAAACAATTTCGTTTACTGACGATTTTTAATTAAATTTGTAGAATTATGATGTCACTAAAAATCCAAAAAAGAAATGGAGACGATGCTTCGTTTAATCCTCAGAAGATATATCTAAGAATTAAACGTTCTGCTAAAGGTCTCAATGTAAACTCTGATGAAATTTTCATTAAAGTTATAACTTCAGTACCAACTGAAGGCAATATTACAACTAAAGAGCTTGATAAGTTGGTTTATGAGATTGCTGCCTCATACACAGGTAGTCACCACGATTACTCAAGACTTGCATCTTCAGTTGCAATCTCTTCATACCACAAAGAGACTTCTGATAGTTTTTCAGAAACTATGAGAATGTTAAATAACAGTGGTGTGGTTAATGATGCGTTAATCAAGATTATTGACAAGTATGGTGATAAGAACATTGATGATGTTATTAAACACGAGAATGATTACAATTTTGATTATTTTGCTTGGAGGTCTCTCCAAGAAATGTATCTATTGAAAACACCTGAAGGTAAAGTTGTAGAAAGACCACAACATATGTATATGAGAGTTGCATTGTGGGTTACAAGAACATTTGAAGAAGCGGTTGAATACTACAACTCACTTTCAAATCAGTTAATCTCACCAGCAACACCAATTATGATTAACTCAGGAACTAAAACACCTCAGTTGGCTTCTTGTGTGTTACATTATAATAATAGCGACTCACGAGATGGTTTGTTAGGAACGTTAAACGACATCTCAACATACTCTTCAGACGCTGCTGGTATTGGTTTGTGTATGTCAAACATTAGAAGTAAAGAAAGTCGTATCAGTTCTTCAGGTGGATATGCAGGCGGTCTATTAAAGTATCTTAAGATTGTTAACGAATCATTACGATATTTTAATCAACAAGGTCGTAGACCTGGTAGCGCGGCAATTTATATTGAACCTTGGCACAAAGACATTATTGATTTGTTAGAAATCAAGAAGAACACAGGTGCTGAAGAATTAAGAGCTCGTGATTTATTTACCGCTCTTTGGATTCCTGATAATTTTATGAGAGCGGTTGAAACAAATGGTGACTGGTATTTGTTCTGTCCTAATGATATTCTAAAGGCGGGTGTCAAACCATTACAAGAATGTTATGGTCAAGAATATGAAGACAACTACAACAAAGCAGTTGCTTTAGGTTTGGGTAAGAAAGTATCGGCACAAACAATTTGGTCTAAAATTGTTGAGTCACAAATTGAGACGGGTGTTCCATATTTGTCTTCTAAAGACAATGCAAACAACAAAACAAATCACCAAAACATTGGTGTTGTAAAACAATCTAATTTGTGTAATGAGATTTACCAATACACTGATGAGGACACAACGGCAATTTGTACCTTGTCTTCTATGGTTCTTAAGAATTTCATTAAAGATGGTAAGTTTGATTTGAGACTTCTTCACGATGAAACAAGAAAAGTTGTTAGAGCTCTAAACAAAGTTGTTGACATTAATAACTATTCAACTGAACAAGGTAGAAAAGGTGGAATGGAACAGAGAGCAATTGCAATTGGAACTCAAGGTTTGGCAGACGTATTCTACTTGTTAGATTATATTTTCACGTCAGAGGAAGCACGTCAATTAAATAAAGATATTTTTGAAACAATCTATTACGCTGCTATTAGTGAAAGTAATGAATTGTGTAGAACAGGTCAGTACCAGCCATATAAGTTTTTTGAAGGTTCACCAATGTCACAAGGAGTATTTCAGTTTGATATGTGGGGTCTTAAAGAAGAAGAACTTTCAGGATTTTGGGATTGGAACGGATTAAAGGATGATGTTGCAAAATGGGGTGTTTGTAATTCATTGTTTACTGCTCAGATGCCTGTAGCATCTTCGGCTAAGATTACAGGTTCATATGAAATGACAGAACCAGCTCACTCGGCAATCTTTAATAGAAGAGTTGTTGGCGGTGAGATTATGATTGTAAACAAGTATCTTATTAGTGATTTTGAAAAAATTGGTATTTGGTGTGAAGAGTTGAAGAATGAAATTATCTTGAACGAAGGTTCTATTCAAAACATTAACTTTAACAATTACTTGGACCCTGAGGAGAAAAGTTATAACAAAAAGGTTAAGAGAATCGAACACCTCATTCCAAAATATAAAACCATTTGGGAAATTTCACAAAGAGAGTTGATTGATATGGCGGCTGATAGAGGTCCGTTTATTGACCAATCACAATCAATGAACATTTATATGGGTAACCCAACTCTATCAAAAATCACATCATCACATTTCCACTCTTGGAGGAAAGGTTTGAAAACTTTGTGTTACTATGTAAGAACAAAGGCGATTTCTACGGGGGCTAAACATTTGGCGGTTGACATTTCTAAAATTCAAAAACCAAAGGTTGCGACACCCGAAACACCAAAAGTAGATTATTCGAATATGAATCTACCACCAAAACCTGAGAATAGTGAATTTGAATGTTTTGGTTGTTCATCTTAATCGAGACACTAATCCCGACACTATGTCGGGATTTTTTATTTTATAGGTATTTATAAGAAATAATTACAATTTATATTAGTATAGAATGGCTGAAGGTTTAACATATGGATTGAATTTCCCTTTTGAAAACTCAACTCAGGGTGATTACCTTTTGTTGACAGAGACGCAGTATAATCAGATACGTTCAGATTTATTGCATTTGATTCTAACAAGAAAGGGTTCAAGGTATTACTTACCAACTTTTGGGACTAGAATATATGAGTTTATTTTTGAACCTTTTGATGGTTTAACCTTTGATGCTATTGAGGCAGACATAAGGGATGCGGTTAGTCAATTTATGCCGAACCTAATTATAAACAATATTTCAATTGAACCTGCGGACCCTACAGTTGAAGTTGAATATGCCCGAGGAGAAAATTTACCAATGCAATCTAACGAATACGTTTATAAAGTACCTGGTAAAGGAACATCAGAATATACCGCAAAAGTTAAAATAGATTATGCAGTAGATAATACGGCATTTGCACAAAGTGATTTTGTGATTATCAATATTTAAGAATAGATGGCAAATAATAAAATCTCATACACTTCAAGGGATTACGAAAGTATAAGACTGGAGTTACAAAATTATGTTAGAACATATTATCCTGAATTAATACAGGATTTCAACGACGCGTCAGTATTTTCAGTATTCTTAGATTTGAATGCTGCGGTTGCCGATAACCTACATTACCATATTGATAGAAGCATACAAGAAACTGTATTACAATATGCACAACAACGTTCATCAATTTATAACATTGCCAGAACATATGGTTTAAAAGTTCCAGGTCAAAGACCTTCAGTGTCAGTTGTTGATTTCTCAATTACTGTACCAGCATATGGTGACAAAGAAGATGAAAGATATTTGGGTATTCTAAACAGAGGGTCCCAAGTTTTTGGTGCGGGTATTGTTTTTGAAAACCAATACGAGATTGATTTCGCTTCACCATACAACTCACAAGGATTTCCTAATAGACTCAAGATTCCAAACTTTGACGCTAATGGAAACTTGATTAACTATACGATTACTAAAAGAGAACAAGTTGTTAATGGATTAACAAAAGTTTTCAAAAAAGTTATTGGACCTGCCGATGTAAAACCGTTCTATGAATTATTCTTACCTGATAAGAATGTTTTAGGTATTACAAGTGTATTATTGAAAAATGGTACAAACTATACAAACACACCAACAGCTGCGGAATTTTTAGGTTTAGCGAATAGATGGTATGAGGTGGATGCTTTGGCTGAAGATAGAATCTTCATCGAAGACCCAACTAAAGTTTCAGACGACCCGGGTATTAAAGTAGGTAGGTATCTACAAACTAATAACAAATTCATTTCTGAATTTACACCTGAAGGTTTCTGTAAGATGACCTTTGGTGGTGGAACAACCTCAGCACAAGACCAATTAAATGCCTTTACCAATTTAGGTGTCCCAGTTAACCTACAAACTTTATCAAATAACTTTTCATTAGGTTCAACATTAGTTCCTAATACGACCTTATTTGTTCAGTATAGAGTTGGTGGTGGACTTGCAACTAACTTGGGGGTTAATGTTATTAACCAAGTTGGAACGGTATCATTCTTTGTTAATGGTCCTTCACAACAAACCAACAGTAGTGTGATTAATTCATTAAGATGTACCAACCCGATAGCGGCTATTGGAGGTGCTAATGCGCCAAATGTTGAAGAAGTTAGAAACTATGTTACATATAACTTTGCAGCACAAAAAAGAGCGGTTACTGTAAATGACTACGAAGCAATTTTAAGAACAATGCCAAGTCAGTTTGGTGCACCGGCAAAAGTATCAATCACTGAAAACAATAACAAAATACAAATTAACTTATTGTCTTATGATACTTCAGGAAAATTAACACCACTCGTATCAAATACTTTACGACAAAATGTTGCAACTTATTTATCAAACTATCGAATGATGAATGATTATGTAGTTGTTGGTTCTGCCGAAGTTATAGATTTGGCTGTGGAGGTTTTTGTTGTATTAGACGCGTCTCAAAACTCAGGTCAAATTGTTACCGATGTTGTTAATAAAATTGGAGATTACTTTAACCCTCAAGTAAGACAACTTGGTCAGAATGTATATCTATCAGAATTAAAAAGTATTATTCAAAACCAAAATGGTGTTATTACGGTAACTGAAATAATAGTTGAAAACAAAGTTGGTGCACAGTATTCATCATCACAAACTTCGATGGCATATGCTGACCCTGAGTTAAAAATTATCAGACCTGTAGATGATACCATATTTGCAGAACCTAACCAAGTGTATCAAATTAGATACCCACAAAAAGATATTAAGGTTCGTGTTAAGAATTTCCAAAATGTTTCCTTCTCTTAACTTGTTTATTTAATTTACGTTTAGGTTATTTTTTAAATACGTGTGGAATTCCTTTTCAAAATTCCAAAATAACTATTTATCAATAAAACCTGAATGGGAAAGTCATATAGGATAAAAACAGAAGTTGGGGTCGATAAACATATCACCTTAGAATTAGAACAAGATTTTGATTTTTTAGAAATCTTATCATTACAGATTTCACAAAATGACGTTTATAGTCGAGACTGCTCACAATACGGAGTTATTGTGGGTAGAGTTATTGCCAATGGTGGTTTAGGATTAGCAAACGCTAAAGTATCAATTTTCATTCCTGTCACACAAGAAGATGTTGTGAATGACCAAATTTATGAAATTTATTCATACGCGACACCAAACGATAAAAACGTTGATGGGTATAGGTATAATCTATTACCTTATGAACCTCAATACGTAAAACACGCCGCAACAGGAACATTCCCAACAAGAGAAGATGTTTTAAAAGACCCTGTCGCAGCTCAATTATATGACAAATATTACAAATATACTGTAACCACAAATGAAAGTGGTGACTATATGATTTTTGGTGTTCCTACAGGAGACCAAGTAATATTGATGGATTTAGATTTGAGTGACATCGGAGAGTTCTCACTCACACCTCAAGACCTTATAAGAATGGGTAGGGCAACTGAAGCTCAAGTTGGGGGAGATAGATTCAACTCATCTACAGATATTGATACATTACCACAAATAGTTTCATTACAGAAAGTAATTGACGTTAGTCCATTTTGGGGTGACCCAAATCAATGTCTTGCTGCCGTTAATAGAGTTGATTTTGATTTACGACAAGAAGCAAATATTGAAATAGAACCGACAGCGGTTTTTATTGGTTCTATGGTTTCAACTATAGATAAGTTTAGAGTTGCTGCGCCTTTCTTTGGTAACGATGGACCTCCAGGAATGATTCAATCCGCTTGTAAACCAAAAGACAATTTAGGCAATCTTTGTAATTTAACATCAGGACCCGGTCAGATATTATCTGTGAGACAAACTATATTCCAAGATGACCAAGGTAGACCTGTACTTGAAGAATATAGATTACCAAATTCAGGTAATGTAATTGACCAAGATGGTACTTGGGTTACTGAGTTACCAATGAATTTAAATTACGTGATAACCGCTGAAGACGGAAGCAGAATTTTTTCAAATGACCCGTCAGTCGGAATACCAACTAAAGCAAAATATAGATTCAAAGTTAAGTGGGCACAATCTCCTCAAGCAACTGAAAAAGTTAGAAGACCATATTATTTAGTTCCAAATGTGAGGGAGTATGGGTGGAGTAATCCTTTCCAAGACCCGACATATAATACCACTTCAGCCGCAGTTGAAAGTGAATTACAAAGCTCATATTATTTTGGGTTAGAATGGTCGGGATATACAGGTAACAAGGCGGTTCCTGCAAGTATACAAAATCAGAAACTGGCTGCGGCAATAAATTGTGAAGATACTTTTTATGAGTTTGATTTTAATAAAGTCTACACAGTATCATCTTTAATTGACCAATATAAGAGAGGGACTAATCGTGCAAAATTTATTGGTATTAAAGAAATTGATGACGATGAATGTGCGTCAACAGTTAATAAATTTCCCGTAAATGAAGGTTTTAAAAACTTTGATGCAATATATTTCTTATTTGCAATATTGATGCAAATAGTCCAACTATTCGGTTCAATACAAATCGTAGTATGGAATATTTTGGGGTCTCTTTGGAACGCAATTTCAGGGGTATTAGCACCTGTTGTAATCGGATTAATTTTTTATCTATCAGTATCATTCTTTATTCAAGCAGGAGCGGCTTTTCCTGCGATAGGTGTAATGATTCTGTCCGCGGCTGTTGGAGCGGGTCTTTTAATTTTAGGTATAAGATTGATACAAAACTATCAAAATTTTAAATCAAAAAGATTTGGTCCTATAAGATTACCAATGATAACATACCCCGGTTGTACTGCGTGTGATTGTAAACCTGGTGATACTTCAGATGATAATGGTTCAGTTCCTTTTTCATTACTAAGTCAATTTTCTAATAATGGATTGTATTTTGAAAAAATAAATGAGGGTTCATTACCATATCAAACGGGTGATGATACAGAATTGTCTGAAGCAAACAAAGGTGTTGTTGCATTAACTTTTTCGCAAGCTATGGGTACTAGAGTTGAGAAGGTTAATGAAATTTATCAATTTAAATCAACCGAGTCTGAAGTTAGTAGATTACCTGATTCTAAATATGAGGTGTTAAATGTGAAGTTAGTACCAAGAAAATTCTTTGCTTACTCAACAAGTATACCTATGGGAGCGAGAATTAATACATTCAACACAAGAAAAAAATATTTTGATGATATCAATAAAATGAGTGTCAGTTTTAACTACACCGGAAATACGGGTGTAAATCACTATGACAACAGCTTAACAATTGTAACATCAACTAATTTTGAAACTGGTACATTACTTACTTTTGTAAATCCACAAAGCAGTAAAGACGTTAACTATCTATACACAGGAGAAACTTTTGATGGTGCTTACATTACTGGTATCTCAGGAGAAACTTTATTTCCATCTGCAGGACCGATACAGATTGATTACGCAACAGGTCAATTCACAAATAGTAGTGTTACCTACTATTTGAATACAGGTTCAACCGAAACGAATTACAAATATCCTATGGATATTGAGTATTATCAAGTTATCACTGCAATCACAATGAGTGAGGCGTTTAACTTGAGTGCATCTCAAGGTTGTTCTACTTGTCAAACATATACTATAACAACAATAGAACCGTATACAAATGCACCTACTTCTACAACTATAAACTACATAGATTGTAATAACACACCTCAAACAGTATCGTTAGGTCCTACAGTTGATGATGGATTTGGAAGATACGACCCTATTAGTATGGATATTTGTGCGTGTCAACCACCAACTATAGACCAAGGTAGTATAACAGTTGTTGGTAACTGTCCACCACCAATAAGTTATGGGGGGTTTGTTGAAATGTTAGACTCATCAACAATTATAAAATACAACGCTAGAAATCTTTTAGCTTGGCCTGGTAACAGTGATGGTAGTGATTTATCAACTAAAACATTAAAGACACGAGATGTCTTTAGTGATTTTGATAATCAATATGTTCTGATATTACAAAGAGGTGTTGACCCATATTCACCGAAATATACTAACAAGTATGGGGTTGGTAAAATACTTGGGTTTCCGAATGAAAATGATATTATTATTACGGGTGAAACAAGAATAAATGTACCAATTCAAGCGTTAAATAGTTCATCAACAATCTCAGTTCAAAATCATAGTAATCAAACTGAGATTTTCATACCATCTAAATTTTTTAGAGCGGGTAATGACTTTTCAGGTTTTACATCAGAGAATGTTGGATACTATAGTAGTTTAGATAAATCTACTAATTTTGGAACTTATTTTTATGGTCCGAACGCATCGAGTAATTTTTCGTTTGTAACCGGATTCTTTAACAGACCAACACTTAGCGGAGCCCAATCATTAACAACTAATAGTGTAAACAACAGTTATTCTTCGACACCAAATTGGGCTAGATATGATAACTCAGAAGATTTATCGGGTGGTGATTACTACTATACAATATCATCTGAGAAACCTAATAACACGAGTTCATTATACCTGTCTTTTTCACTATTACCTAAATTTACTGGTACAAGTTTTAATAACAATATTCAATCTAAGTTTTATAATGTTATGAGAACTGATAGACTACCTAGTTCGGATTATTTAGATGGGTCAAGTTGGGATTCTATTGTCCCTGTATTACAACAAAACAATGGTTTTGCGATATATGTTTTAAACACCGACAGTGAAGATTTTACAACTGAAAACTTCTCAACGGGATTTGAAACTGTAGAACCTGACATCCAAGATTTACCAGCAAGTACAAACGTTTTAGAAAGTTTTGATTGTGCTAATATGGTTAGTCTAAGTTGTTATGAGAATCAAGGAACAACATTTAGTATAAACCCTAACTGCCCCGCAACTGATGTTGTTGAAAGAGGGTGTTATGTGATTATGCCTGACGGACCAAAAATTAATGGAGCTGCCATTCGCAAAGATTTATTGGCGTTTAAAGAATGGGGTCTAAGATTTAGATTCTTTTACGCTTTATGTAGAGGAGTTTTAGCTCAAACTTTTACAAATAACTGGATAAACGGAACACTGTTTACGGTACCAATTCAAACAAGACCTATTTTTAATAGTGATAACACTTTGGATGAAATATTATATTGTAAGGAGTTTGTTTACTATGATAAATCAAGTGCTAACTTCTATATGAGAAGTAGTCCATATAGTGCAACAATAAATAGATTTATTGGTAAGATACCAACACCTCTAAATGAGACTGGTTCTTTAAATACTAGAAATTTATTATTCCCAACAACAGTTATAAACTTAGGACCTAAAGATTTTATTTACGCAGAGCTTAGTTTAGAACCAAGTATGAGAGGATACGTGATAAATCAAATCACACCGTCAAGCTATGGGGACACTTCAGACTTAGTTAACCTCTTTGTTGTTAGTAGAATTTCAAATTCTGAATACTTAAGTAAATTATTAACATTGGGTAATCCTAATGGTGTTGTTAACCAATTATTCTCAAGAGAAGAAAGAAGAGTTGATGGGGATTTGGCGCAACTTATGTCAATAAATTCTGAATTTGGTGTTGTTAAATTTTCACCCGACGCATATGAAAGTACTGGTAACACATCAACAAGTGAGATTCAAATTTTAGGTGCTCCGGGCTCTAAATCAGTTATGGCGGTGTTTTTCTCTTCAACAACGGAAGACCTTCAGTATAAAGACTTTATAACACCTGGTAGAATAAATTTTAGACCTAATCCTACTGCAAACGCGTATCAATATGTTTATGGTATTAAATCACAAACGGTTCCATTTTATCAGTGGAGGACAACTACATTTGGCGGTTCTAATACTATATTTGGAGGTGAAAATAATAACTGGGCAACGGATGGTTCAAATATACAACAATACAAGTATCAGTCACTTAGTAGAACCAACCCTGTCAGTCCAACATACTTCTTAGGTTCAAACGCTCTTACCAATGATTTATATGCTCGTGGTTATATCTATAATGTAGATAACAATGGATTATTATCATTAAACGCTGGTAATTACCCAAGAACATTTTTAGTTGGTGCACCAAATCATTTTTATTTTGGATTAATAAATGGTGCCAGCGCTTTAGATAAATTTAAGGAAAAATATTTGGCAGATGAATAATTTTACTATAGTTCCATCACGTTTAAGTTTTAAGTCTGCACCAATATTAGACTCTCAAGTTACTATTGATTTAAATCAAACGCAGAAAGAGTTAATACAATTCGTTAGAAACACATCAATTAGTCTTGCACAATTATATGAAGACGAAAGAGAAATTTCTGAAACTTATCGACCAACATTTAAAGTTGATTACATATACGACAACACCTACACTGGAACCACAGATTATTTACCATTCCAATATAATCTTTTTTATGTTGACGCGGTACAGTCAAAACTTTCTGGGATATGGAAAGGGTTTCCACAATATTATGAGTTTGATTTTTTTAGACCATATGTTAATGATAATCATTTTGTTTATGTTGCACAGAGCGCGTACACATACAATTGGACTTATTACATTACTCACGCAGCTGAAAATGATTATACAAAAAATATGGAGGCGACTTATAGTGGTAACACTCTAAATTTCCAAGCCCAAGATGGTATACCATTTGTGGTATTTAATTCTAAACAAGGTGGTGCAAATATAATCTCATTCCAATGTTTTATGCCTCACGGATTAACGGTTGCTGATTATGTTGAACTATCATTAACCTATAATGGAAATCAAAAAGTTTTTAACGTATTTTCTTTAGGTGATTCGAAGTCAAATAGTAGTGAATACATTTTTAACTTAATTGACGTTGGATACACTGGTACAACTTTTAGTAATGGTACCTTAGGGACATTTAAAAGAATTGCCAATCCTGACAACTTAGAAACTAAGTCAAAGTATTATGTAAGAAGAAACAAAGTATTGGCTAATGAATCAGACATATATGTTACTAAAACAGGTTTTGAATTAAACCCATTTAAAAATGTTAGACAATACGAATTTTCATCAATTACGCCTAATAATTTAGATAGGGTATCTAAAAAGACATCATCGTTAAATTATAACTTTACGATGAAAAAAGACTTGGATTTGAATGGTGTTGTTGATAACCAAAAGAGACCATTACCTGAAATATTTTTATCGATAGTTAATAAGGGTTATAGCGGTTATTTTAATAAACCATTTAATAATAGTGGTTTAAAACAAGGATGGTTTTTTAATATAACTAAAGATATTAATTCTTGGTGGGACGATAACAACTCATATTCAGATACTAACATAACCGTTTCAAGCCACACAAAAACAAATGGTTCAACAGAGACTTTTTATTATAATAATGTTTTAAATATTGGTGATTTAATTGATGGTGATTTTTGTGAGTGGAATGATTATGAACAAATTGAGAGAGTGATATCACCATACATTCAAAAGATAAAATTCAATCAAGATGTGTTTAAAACTGTTGATTCACCAACAGGAAATACGGGTGGATATTATTACAAAGTTCACTATCCAACAACTCTCAAAGTGTATTCAAGTTATGTTGAAACAGGTGTTCCTGATATAACTGAAGACGTACCTAATTATGCATTCTATTCATCATCTGATAATCTTTTCAGATGGAGAGAACCGTATAGTGTTGGTGAGTTTGATGATAATAACAGAGGGGTTATTTACCCATTCTTAAACAATGCTCAATACCCTTTTGAGAGTGTTATATTCAAGTTAATTCCAGAAGGAAGTAATTATCAAGATATAATACAAGGGGTGTCTATTGGAGCACAACCAATTATTGACGACTGTGAATAAAATAACATTAACCGTACCACGTAATAGTGACAGGATTTTAAATATACCTGTTCAATTGGATTGGGAACTTCTCGACACCGAAAATGAAATCAATGCAATTCAAACTGAAATTGATAGGGATGTTGCTGGTAGACCTATAGACTTTGAAACTGATAGGTTTTCACATTCAGGTGTTACCGATGTTAACAATACTAATTTAGGTGTTTATGACACCAGTTTAAATTATGATTTTTATTTCTTTTCGGGTGGCTCAATAAGTGGGACAGGTTCTACACAAAACTGGATTGTTGATTACAGAGCCGATGACTTCTCAACGGATGAGGTATATTACTTTTCAAATGGTTTTAAAAATTCATTTTGGAAACTTGATTATTATAACTCACCAAGTGATAAAGGTCAAACAATTTATTTAACTGTTATTTTACCAGTAACCCAAGGTTTGAAAATGCCTGCTGTAATGCAAGGTCAGGATGTTTCAATTATGAAACCAAGTTATGTTTTGGATTGGGTTGGAGATAAAGACGGTTATTTTATTTATTGGTTGAAATCACGAACATATTTGGATATAGATAAGTTTTATGTTTCTTGTAAGTTTTGGAACGCAAAAGACGGTTCATTTACAAGATTTGTTAATAGACCACAATCAGAACAAGTAACCAATAGTTTTGGCCCTAACTCATTATTTAATTTTTATTATTTAGTGGCTTTGGATTACCCGACTCAAACATACACAATGTATGATACAATAACTTTTGAAAGAGTTGGTACGGTGGCATCACCGATAAAATGGTATGAATATGTTGCACCCTAATGGATTATAGATTTGTTGTATCACCTGAGTTTATAAAGTCTGACCTTTCACAAGTTACCGTAAATGGTGAAACTTATGGGGTTTATTCTGGTATGTCCCAAGTATTAAGTGGTGGTCCAAATGGAACGTCAATAATGACAGGACTTACCGTCCCAATTATGTTAACTGACACTACCATTGAAATGGGATATTATAGTCCTTTTGATGGAGCAGCTTTTCAATCAGATGTAACGACAAACTTTGTATTCTCATCAACCACTGCAAATCCATATTTGTTTACTGTTTATAACACCTCATCAGACTTAAAAAAATTCTTGGAATTTTCTCAATACACTATTGATTGGGGAGACAATAGCCCGATTGAAAATTTTAATGGAGGGACACTTCAACATACATATCCTTTGTTCTCTTCTGGTTATACCATAACAATGAAACAGACTAATCCATTTGGAATTAATACTGTTAAAAAAGATGTTAAGGTTCCTTTCTCAAATACGGTTATTTACAACCCACTTGGTAAAGCATTTTTCCAACCATTAGGTGGTAGTTGGTCCGCAACACCTGTTAGTTATGATTACATTTTTAGCGGTGACGCAATTAACACAATTGAGGCTCAAGAAACAAAATCATACGAACAAGTTCCTTTTGTTGTTTCTGGTAACACAACATCACAATTAAAAATGTTGGAACAATACGGAAACGTTCAATATATTATTGGGGTTCCTGTAATTCAAAAAGGTGCGATTATTGGGGCAATAACTCAAATGAATCCTGTTTATACCGCATACACTGTAAATGGTGTTGATTACTATGATTATGTTGACGGACAAACAATATACTTTGAAAATAGTAGTGGTTTTACAGAGGATAATATCACTGCGGTACCGATTATAAAAAACCCATTACTGATGAAATCTGTTGACCAACCACAAATAACAACAGATGTATATGTTGAAAGGGGTAAGATTGCTGCATATGAACCTGTTAGAAGAATTGGTGAGGTAGACAATTTAAGTGATATGATTAACTATGGATATGGATATTTTGTCATAGAAAAAAAGGCATAAACTATTTATTAAAATAAGAACTAAAAAATGGCAATTGGAACATACGGAACGATTAGACCGGCAGATGTCTCACCCGAAGATGTTGAGATAATCTTAAATTACACGCCATCGAGAGATGAGACTGAGGATTTTGTTCTCAAGACCCTTGACGCACCTTCAATATTGAGACCATACTTCAATAATGAACAAACAGGTGGAAATGCTAATGTTGAGATTTTGGGAGGTTTATACAACCTAACATTACCTGCAGATGAATTTACTGACATAGGAATCTACACTTTGATGATTAGACCTGCACAAATTAGAACCACAATTACTGATTGTGGTGTTCTTAGTGCATTACCTAACGTAAAAGGTATTATTGTAGACCTAAATAACGTGCCTTCACAATATAGAAATAAATTTGTACCACAAGGTCTTATAGGTTTTAGAATTGAGTATTTGAATGCTGATGGTTCTAAAATACCAAACTTTTTTAGAATTGTTACATCTTGTTTTTATTGTGAACCTGTGGTTACAAATCAAATAAACACAACTCAAAAGGCGGTTAGATATAGATATGTTGATGGGGTAACAAATTTATTATTCCTAACAGTAACACCATCTTCATCACCAACAAATAAACCTAACGCAACACCATTTATTGGACAGCCAGGACAAGGTATCATTATCACAAATACCTACTTCAATCCTGTGACAGTTGAAATTGATATTGTTGAATACGATATCTCATCACTTGCAATTGCCCTTTACGGTAACCAAACCAAATCTATTGATGACGGTGTATACACAATGTATGATAGTCAAAACAACATTTACAAACAATACAACTTGTTTGAAATTCGTGACCAATTTAATGCGTTGTTATATGAAGTTCGTCAAGATAGAGGTAATAACATTGATTTCACTAAAAACTTCACGACGATTACAGGATAATGGCAATTAACAGCAACAAGTTTTTTTACCCACCAAGACCAGGAAATGGAACAGGTGCTTTTGACAACATCGTTGGATTCCAAGTTGTTGATGGGGGAGGTCTTACCTCGGCTGTTTTTGACTTTACAACAAGTGTAACCGAAAAAGTTAACAGAACCTTTTCAATCGGAACTTTTTCCGAACCAATAAATTTGGAAGGGTTAGACATCAACGATTTAAATGAGAGTAGAAGAATACAGGCAACACAATTCAGAGTGTATCCTAATTACGATGTCTCCCAAGTATTAAACTTTTCGTTGTATGGTTCTTTGGCAAAAAGATTTTCAGTATCAATCCAAAAGATAATTAATTTTTTTCCTGCTTCATTGGATGTGTATTATCTAATGACAGATTTTACAACTGGCGCTACGGCGACAAATATTGTTTATGATTCTGTTGAAGACGAAACAATATTTAAAATCCCTGTTGAAAGAATTAATAATCCGTTTATAATAGATTTTTCGGTAAGTGCGACAACAAATTTAGCCGCTCGTGAAATTATTGCGTCGGAATATCGAGATATGACAAAGTCATATTTGAATTACGCTTTAACGTTCTCTGGAATTGATTATCAAGTAATCGGATTTACACCAGCACAAAGTTTAAGTTCAGGTCAGATTCAACTGATTGTTTCAGGTCAACCATTTGGAACCGCAACAACAATATATGACGACTACCTTGTCAAGTTAAACGACTATATTACGGACAAAGTATTTTTAGAGAATTTTGATGAGATTGAGAAATTCTTACTTAATAGACAAATCCAACCACCATACACTGCAAATTTCCAAGTCCCAAGACAGAACGATGCGGGTCAGTTTTATACTGCTTACGACACGGTTACTTGGCCAAAAGATGGTCCTTGGAACTTAGACATTAGGTCGGCATCTTTTGATACTTATCTTGCCAAGTTGGCTGATATGGCTGAGTATTTGGATTCATTCAAAACAAACTTAATATCAAGATTTTTAGTTACGGATTCAATTAAAGAATTTGATACTATGGACCATAAAGTTGAAAAAGTTTTACAACTATATGGTAGAAGTTTTGACCAAATAAAACAATTCATTGATGCACTGGCATTTATGAATAACGTTAATTATGTTCCTCAAAACGATATTCCATCACAGTTATTGGTTAACTTATCAAAAACTTTAGGATGGTCTAACAATTTCTCACCAATTACAAATGAAAACTTTTTAGATTCTGTATTTGGTAATACAGGTATAAGTGAATACCCTGGTTATGCGGCGTCATTAACACCTACAGAGTTAAACTATCAGTTCTATAGAAACCTTATTTTAAATTCTGCCTACCTATTCAAATCTAAAGGAACAAGAAGGTCCGTAGAATTCTTATTAAGATTAATTGGGGCGCCTGATGCTTTGATTGATTATAATGAGCACGTTTACTTGGCTGACCAAAGAATTGATATGGCGAAATTTAATACGCAATTCGCTCAGTTATCAGGTGGAACATACGTAAATACGGTACCAAGTTTAGATAGTGCAAACACTTATAAATTGAAAGGTGTTTTGTATAGTGCCTACACAACAAATACACAATATGATGATGTGACAATATTGAGGGATGATTATCCTGTAGATATTTTTGGTTGGCCTAAAGCACCAACACCAGGATTGGGAACAAACTCAACATTCTTCCAAGAAGGCGCTGGTTGGTATGAACAAACTCCACAACACAGAAGTCCTAACGAATTACAATTAAATGGTTTAACATTTACGGGGGACAACACCAATATCCAAACACAATTACAACCTTTCACTTATGGTGGAATTTACCTTCAAAGATTTGAACAATTCCCATATATGAAAGAGGGATTCAAAATTGTTAAAGTTGTTGATAATAAAAAATCTTGGTTAGATGATGACAATAAGTTAAGAGTTTCAGTTGAAGGTGGTTTTAATTCATATTACTATACCGATAACGATAAGCTAGTTCTTAACGTTAAAAACGTTGACATATTCTTAAACGTTGGACAAGGTTTTACTTACGATGTTTGGGACCAGTCAAACAAATACGACTATCCAATTCCATCATCAGGATTTACTGCCGATTTCATATTCCCATATGGTGTTGATGATACGTTTATTGACCCCCAACCTCAGAGCAAAACATTCTTTGAATTTGCTCAGACTTTTTGGCAGAATATGATTAACACTCGTAATAGGATGTATTCAAGTGACGGTAAGACTGGCGGATATCTAACACTGCAATCTATATTTTGGAAATACCTTCAATCAGAACAGACAGTTGGATTACCTAACAACAAATACACGTATCAAAAACTTATTGAATATGTAAACTCGTTAGGTCCATATTGGATGAAGTTGATTGAAAATATGATACCCGCCACAACAATTTGGAATTCAGGAACAAGATTAGAAAACTCTATTTTCCACAGACAGAAATATGTTTATAGAAGACAAAGGGGTTGTCAAATCATTCCTGTTCCTGCTGAACCTTGTTTCATCACAACAAACATTTTCGATTACGATTGTAATACGGAGTATGTGGACTTCTTTATTTACCCTTGGTTGAATGGAGATACTAATGTTTCAAGTTTCACGTCCATATTGAACAACAGAGTTGATAATTTCTTGACAGAGTCAGGTTTAACACTGACACAGTGTATTCAGAACTCAATTAATTCTCAGTGGTATTTGGAGTTAAAAATTGGGGGACAGGTAATTATTAATCAATACTTCTATCAGGGTTATGGAATCAACGATGCACCAACAAACTTTATGTGGAGAACAACCTTGATAGATAATTTATACAAATTATTCCAATATGGTTTTACTTATACCCTAAACGGTAATAAGTTGACAATAACAAATCTGAGTTGTGCGACTCAGAATTTACAAGACTCGGTAGAATTAAATGTCTGCATAAACTTAAGTATCAATTGTAACTAATGGCTTTAGGTTATTATTTTTTCCAAAACTGTTGTGACTCCTCAGACTATAGAGTTTTTGAGATTGAGTTAACAAACTTTAGTTTGGGCGATTGTGTTGTTTACAATAGTACTTGTTATGCGAGAACTTCGGTACCGACTTCGGGACCTGGTTCTGACACGTTCTTAAATCCTGATTATCCTAGTTGTGCGGTTTGTAAGGCATCGGTTCCGTGTCCGACATCCACACCAACGCCAACACCAACCGTAACACCAACTCCAACAGTTACTGTTACACCAACACAAACACTAACTCCGACTCCATCAATTACCCCAAGTATTACACCGAGTGTTACACCATCAGGACCTTTTGGTAATGGTGGGGCGTTTGATTATTATCTGTCGGTAACTGGAGCTTGTGACAATGGAACGGGTACAGTTCAGATATTTGGAACAGGAGGAGTTCCACCTTATACCTTTGATTGGTATAGTCCTAATTTAGGTCTTGGAGATTACAAGACAGGACTTGCAGCCGGAAACTACTTGGTTAGAGCGAACGACTCTACATTGCCAATAAATAATGAATTTTATATCAACATTCCTGTATCTTCAGGATGTTGTACAACAGTCACAGGCGTACAATCAACAACTTGTGGTTCAGACAATGGAGCGGTGACGGGTACTTGCTCAAGTGTTTATTCCTCGGTTAATTATTATTTGTATACAACTGATGACGATTTTGTTGCTTCTCAAACGGTCAACACAAACACGGTAGTGTTCTCAAGTTTATCTGCGGGAACTTACTACTTGGAGGCAGTTGACTTGGGTGGTTGTACTTGTAGAAGTTCAGACTTCATAATCGAAAGTTCGGTTACTTACGATTATGGACTCTATGTGGTACCAAACGCTGCTTGTGGTCAGAACAATATTGGTAAGATTTATGTTACAGGACAAACGGGTATAGGACCCTATTCTTACCTATGGAGTAATGGACAAACCACAGACAGTATAACAGGATTAACTGAAGGTGTTTATTCGGTTACGGTTACAGACTACAACGGGTGTAGTTTAACCAAACAAGGAATTGTCACCCGAGTTGAACCTGTTGGGTTTGGTTCATTTTCTGCAACAACCCCGAGTTGCTTCAATGCCAATGGTTCATTAACCTTAACAATTACTGGTGGAACTGCGCCATACTATTATTCAGCGTCTACGGGGGCTCAAGAAATTAGTTATAGTCAGACATATACACTTTCAGGGTTAAGTAGTGGTAACTATGGATTTACTGTTACGGACGCTGGTCTTTGTTCATTCACACAAGAAACAACTTTAACAAGTCCTAATGGTATACAATCCGTTAATGTATCAACACAAAACTCTTATTGTAATTCTAACAACGGATTAATCTTGGTTAGTTTATTGGGTGGAACTGCACCCTATACATATACATTAGTTGATGACCAAGGTAACACCACATCACAATCATCTAACTTTACACAGTATACCTATTCTGATTTAACTGGAGGTGACTATACAATTTTTGTTCAAGATAGTTCGGGTTGTTTATTCACACAAGATGTTACCATTTTAACACAAGATAAATTTACAATTGCATTACAAACTTCGGGTTCTACTTGTGGAAATCCTTATGGTAGTATTAATATTGTTTTATCTTCAGGTGGAACAAGTCCATATGATTATTCTATTGACGGTATTCAAACAATTATTGATACGCCTTTAACTGCGGTTACGTTTAATAATGTTGCGCCTGGTCAACACGTTTTAAGTGTTACGGATGCTTCAGGATGTACACAATACAAACCATTCACAATTACAACAACGCCAAGTGTTCAGTTCTCATTATACAGTACGTCTTGTGGAACTGGTAATGAAGGAACAATTACAGCGTTTATTTCTAGTGGAGTTCCACCATTTACATTTGATTGGTCTGATAATGTTGCGGGTAATCCACAACAGATAACAGTTTCAGGTTTAACGGGTGGTACTTATGGATTGATTGTAACTGACTCTAATGGTTGTTCAAACGCAGCACAAACGATTATCGATTGTGATGCGACGTATGTATCACTCCAATGTTATACAATGGGTTCAGAAACCTTCAATATCGTTTCACCAACCAAACGAGGTATCAATCAAATATTAGTTGAAGGATTTAACGACTTAACATCAGGTAATACGGATTGTTCGATTAACACCGCAATTTATACCGCTAAAGTCCAAGTTCAACCACTCAACACTATTTTAACAACAACATTCTATACAGGAACAACATTGGTTGATGTACCAAGTGATAATTTATGGTACAACACAATTACCACAATGTTGGAAAGTATTAACGGGGTTTCAAATGTTACAGTTAACCCATTAACCAATCAAATTACTATTCAGGCAACTCAAGGAGGTCCTTTAACTGACCAAGAAATTACTGTTGAGTTACTTATAGTTTATGACATTATTTGCCTACAATGACACAGATAAGAATTGAAGCGGTTACGGGAGAAACTCCAATATATGTTTATGTTTCTGATGTTTATGGAAATAATGAATCATTAATTGGTACAATTACCAACACAGGTTTAATACCTCCCGCAGCAAATTTTTATCCACCAAGTTTATTCAATAATGCTCCTGCTGTTATGGTTACTTTAATCGATAACAGAGGATGTAAAAAGTTTGAAATTATTGATTGTAGCTATGGATGTGGATTTGATATTTCTGTGGAAATCGCATCTTGCACCTATACAATTTCTGTTACTGCCGAGTCTTGTGATTATAGTATTACGGTCGATTAAGATGTATGAATACTAATAATCTTGAGGATTATTTTTCCCTTTTCAAAAAAACTTACTAAAAACGATTTTTGAAACAAGGAAACCTATGTATTTATATTAAAAAAAATGTCGTTAGAAACTATAATTTGTGTCAATAAGGCAACGGGGTGTAATACTGAGGTTCAAAAACAGATTACAGTCACCGGGCCATCTTGTTATATTGTTAGAATACCAGCTAGTTCTAACGCAATTGGTCCATTTGATATATTCATAAATTCAACTTCTGAGCCGGCATATGCCACTGATATAACCAGACAACAAATGATTGATGGTTATGTGGTGTGCTTTGATTTCACCCCAACACCAACACCTACCCCAACTTATACGCCAACAACTACGCCAACACCAACACCTACTTCTACGACTCCAGGTGCCACAAGTACGCCAACACAAACTGTTAGCCCGACATCTACCGCGACACCATCTGTAACACCGACTATCACACCTACTAATACGGTAACAAATACCCCTTCGCATACTCCAACAAATACACCTACAAATACCCAAACTCACACACCAACTAATACTGCAACCCAAACTAAAACACCTACGCCAACAAATACATCAACTTCAACACCAACACAGACTCCAACTAACACTCACACGCCAACTAACACCGCAACAAATACTTCAACACCAACACAGACCCCAACTAACACAAGGACTGCAACACCTACACAGACTCCAACAAGAACCCAAACTCCGACACAAACAGCGACAAGAACACAAACTCCGACACAAACTTCAACTCCAACACAAACTCCAACGGTTACTCAAACACCGACCAATACTTCTACGCCTACTCAAACACCAACGGTTACCCAAACACCAACTAATACTGCAACTAACACACCAACACAAACTGCAACTAACACACCAACACAAACTGCAACTAACACACCAACACAAACTGCAACTAACACACCAACTCAAACCGCGACACCAACTCAAACTGCCACTAATACACCAACACAAACTGCTACGCAGACACCTACAATTACTGCGACTAATACGGTTACACCAACACAAACTGCGACACAAACAAATACACCTACACCTTCAGTTACATCTGATATCACACCGACACCAACACCGTCTATTACTGCTAGTCCAACTCAGACTCCAACTAATACCGCAACTCAGACTCCAACACCTACACCAACTAATACTGCAACTCAAACGCCAACGCAAACGCCAACTAATACTGCGACTAATACTCAAACACCAACCAATACTGCCACTAATACTCCAACTCAGACGCCAACTAATACGGCAACTAATACTCCAACTAATACTGCGACTAATACTCCAACACAAACAGCAACTAATACGCCAACCCCAACACAAACCGCAACATCGACTAACACTCCAACACCGTCTATTACTGCTAGTCCAACACAAACACCAACACAAACACCAACGAGAACTCAGACCCCAACACAAACACCAACGAGAACTCAGACTCCAACACCGACACAAACACCAACACCATCGCAAACTGCGACTAATACTCCTACGCCTACAAATACCGCAACTAATACTTCAACACCAACACAAACACCAACACAAACAAAGACACCAACTCCAACACAGACATCGACTCCAACACCAACACAAACCGCAACAAATACTCCAACTCAAACACCTACTAATACTGCGTCACCAACGCCAACCACTACAACTACTCCAACACCAACTCCATCGGCACAACCAATACAGGCGTATTTGTTCATCGATAGAAACGACGCAACAATCAGAACTGCGTTAAACAACTATATGCTGGCACAAGGAAGTGCGTTCAGAGGATTTAACATTACTTCACCATCAACAATACAGGCGACATTTAATACACAAATGAACACCTATATTGCCTACAGTGGATGGGGTGTATCTGAACCAGCAATATTCACAGCGCCAATTTCAACAACAAGTGGTGGTAATGACGCTTTTGGTAACCCGATAGTTGCTTATAGATTCCAAACAATCCAAGTTCCTGCTGCGACAGTACCAAATCCTACTGAAGTGGCGTACTATGTTTGGTTTGTATCAACGGGAGCGACTAACGGACAAAAGTATTCTACAATCTTGAATGGTAATGCTAACCCACCGGCAACTGATACGGTTGTGAGTTCAATTTATAATAGTTTAATAATAAACTACACAGGCTCAGCAAATATACCTGCGGGTACTTACAGAGTATATGTTACAAAACCTGCGGGTGGATTGACCATAACTAACAACGGAAACGCTTGGTATTTCCGAGGAGGCACGCTAGTATAAAGAAATTAAAAATATTTATTAAATAAAAAAAAAGAAATGAGTTTTCAATATAAAAACCCCGTATCAACAACCATTCTTCAGACTCCTGATTCAGTCATTAGAGAAAATAATACCGGTACAAATTTTAGTGTACTTGGAATTGGTGGATATATGGAAGTTTACTCCTTATCTGACCTAGATTTCATAATTCCAAATGACATTTTAATTAATGGGGGTGTTGTTTACTACTCAGGAAACTCAATTCCTATTAACTTAACTTATAACGTACCTTATTCATTACCAAACACGCTAACATTAAATAACGATGGTATTTCTTCAGGTCGTAGAAGATTAGGTATGCAGGTGTATGTCCAAGAGACAGACACTGTGTACCAATACACGATGACAGGATTTACGTCAATGTGGGATGATGCTGAAACTGCTGGTTCTATCATTGATTTAGGTAGTGGTTATGAGGTTTATGATGATACGCCACAAGGAGCGGCCCTTCTTGATGCTTGGACAGGCTCAACAATTGAAGGTGTTGGTGGGGTAACTAAGAATAATGCCAGATGGCAAATATTTTGGGGTAGTGATGTACAAATTACAGGTGGTACTTATTTCTCAGGAACTTCAGATTTAGATTTATACAATAATACAGGTGGTACTATTACAATTTCAGGATTTACTGCGCCAATTACAGGTGGAACTTATAATTCCGGTACACAAACTTTAACATTAACAAATTCACTTGGTGACGACATTCAAATTACAGGATTTACCTCAGGAGGAGGTAGTCCTTTAACAGTTGGAGACGGAGTTACAACCGTAAGTAATGTCACTGGTATAACATTCAATGGTGCTTCTGTTACTAATGATGGTGACGGTGCAATAACAGTTACAATAACAGGGGGAACTTCAGGTTCATCTGGTTCTTCAGGAACAAGTGGGACTTCAGGAACATCTGGTATTAGTGGTATCAATGGTACTAGTGGAACATCAGGTTCATCTGGTACTTCAGGTTCAAGTGGTTCATCAGGAACTAGCGGAACATCAGGTTCTTCAGGAACGAGCGGAACTTCAGGTTCATCAGGAACAAGCGGCACAAATGGTACATCGGGTTCTTCAGGAACAAGCGGTACAAATGGTACATCAGGTTCATCAGGAACAAGCGGCACAAATGGTACATCAGGTTCAAGTGGTTCATCAGGAACGAGCGGTACAAATGGTACATCAGGTTCTTCAGGAACATCAGGAACATCAGGTGTAAGTGGTGCTGACGGAACTTCAGGAACTAGTGGTTCGTCAGGAACTAGTGGTTCGTCAGGAACAGGCGGTTCCTCAGGTTCTTCAGGAACAAGTGGAACTTCAGGTTCATCAGGAACAAGTGGAACTTCAGGTTCATCAGGAACAGGCGGTTCTTCAGGAACAAGCGGTTCTTCAGGAACAAGCGGTACAAATGGAACTTCAGGTTCAAGCGGTTCTTCAGGAACAAGCGGTACAAATGGAACTTCAGGTTCAAGTGGTTCATCAGGAACGAGCGGAACTTCAGGTTCATCGGGAACAAGCGGTACAAATGGAACTTCAGGTTCAAGTGGTTCTTCAGGAACAAGTGGTACAAATGGAACTTCAGGTTCAAGTGGTTCTTCAGGTACTAGCGGAACTTCAGGTTCAAGTGGTTCATCAGGAACGAGCGGAACTTCAGGTTCATCAGGAACAAGCGGAACATCAGGTTCATCAGGAACAAGCGGAACATCAGGTTCATCAGGAACAAGCGGAACTTCAGGTTCATCGGGAACTTCTGGTACATCAGGTAGCTCAGGTTCATCAGGAACAAGTGGTACAAATGGAACTTCAGGTTCTTCAGGAACTTCTGGTACATCAGGTAGCTCAGGTTCATCAGGAACAAGTGGTACAAATGGAACTTCAGGTTCAAGTGGTTCATCAGGAACTAGCGGAACTTCAGGTTCGTCAGGAACTAGTGGAACTTCAGGTTCTTCAGGTTCATCAGGAACAAGTGGTACAAATGGTACATCAGGTTCTTCAGGAACGAGCGGAACATCAGGTTCATCGGGAACAAGCGGTACAAATGGAACTTCAGGTTCAAGTGGTTCATCAGGAACGAGCGGAACATCAGGTTCATCGGGAACAAGCGGTACAAATGGAACTTCAGGTTCTTCAGGTTCATCAGGAACAAGCGGAACTTCAGGTTCATCAGGAACGAGCGGAACATCAGGTTCTTCAGGAACAAGCGGTACAAATGGAACTTCAGGTTCAAGTGGTTCATCAGGAACGAGCGGAACTTCAGGTTCATCAGGAACTAGCGGAACATCAGGTTCTTCAGGAACAAGCGGTACAAATGGTACATCAGGTTCTTCAGGAACGAGCGGAACATCAGGTTCATCGGGAACAAGCGGTACAAATGGTACATCTGGCTCTTCAGGAACGAGCGGAACATCAGGTGTAAGCGGTGCTGATGGTACTTCAGGAACATCAGGTTCAAGTGGAACTTCAGGTTCATCAGGAACAAGCGGTACAAATGGAACATCAGGTTCATCAGGAACAAGCGGTACAAATGGAACATCTGGCTCTTCAGGAACATCAGGTAGCTCAGGTTCATCAGGAACAAGTGGTACAAATGGAACTTCAGGTTCGTCAGGTACTAGCGGAACTTCAGGTTCAAGTGGTTCGTCAGGAACATCAGGTTCGTCAGGTACTAGCGGAACTTCAGGTTTAAGTGGTTCGTCAGGAACATCAGGTTCGTCAGGAACAAGTGGTACATCAGGTTCATCAGGTACTAGCGGAACTTCAGGTTCGTCAGGAACTAGTGGAACTTCAGGTTCTTCAGGTTCATCAGGAACGAGCGGAACTTCAGGTTCTTCAGGAACTTCTGGTACATCAGGTAGCTCAGGTTCATCAGGAACAAGTGGTACAAATGGAACTTCAGGTTCAAGTGGTTCATCAGGTTCATCAGGAACTAGCGGAACTTCAGGTTCTTCAGGTTCATCAGGAACAAGCGGAACATCAGGTTCATCAGGAACGAGCGGAACATCAGGTAGCTCAGGTTCATCAGGAACGAGCGGAACATCAGGTTCTTCAGGAACAAGCGGTACAAATGGAACTTCAGGTTCATCAGGAACGAGCGGAACATCAGGTTCATCAGGAACGAGCGGAACATCAGGTAGCTCAGGTTCATCAGGAACGAGCGGAACATCAGGTTCATCAGGTACTAGCGGAACTTCAGGTTCTTCAGGAACAAGCGGAACTTCAGGTTCTTCAGGAACAAGCGGTACAAATGGAACTTCAGGTTCTTCAGGTTCATCAGGAACAAGCGGAACATCAGGTTCATCAGGTACTAGCGGAACTTCAGGTTCAAGTGGTTCTTCAGGAACTAGTGGAACATCAGGTTCATCAGGTTCTTCAGGAACAAGCGGTACAAATGGAACTTCAGGTTCTTCAGGTTCATCAGGTTCTTCAGGAACTAGCGGAACATCAGGTTCATCAGGTACTAGCGGAACTTCAGGTTCAAGTGGTTCTTCAGGAACTAGTGGAACATCAGGTTCTTCAGGTTCATCAGGAACAAGCGGAACATCAGGTTCATCAGGTACTAGCGGAACTTCTGGAACATCAGGTTCTTCGGGAACATCAGGTTCGTCAGGTTCTTCAGGAACATCAGGTTCTTCAGGAACATCAGGTTCTTCAGGAACTAGCGGAACTTCAGGTTCTTCAGGAACAAGCGGTACAAATGGAACTTCAGGTTCTTCAGGTTCATCAGGAACAAGCGGAACATCAGGTTCATCAGGTACTAGCGGAACTTCAGGTTCAAGTGGTTCTTCAGGAACTAGTGGAACATCAGGTTCATCAGGTTCTTCAGGAACAAGCGGTACAAATGGAACTTCAGGTTCTTCAGGTTCATCAGGAACAAGCGGAACATCAGGTTCATCAGGTACTAGCGGAACTTCAGGTTCAAGTGGTTCATCAGGAACTAGTGGAACATCAGGTTCTTCAGGAACATCAGGTTCTTCAGGAACTAGCGGAACATCTGGAACATCAGGTTCTTCGGGAACATCAGGTTCGTCAGGTTCATCAGGAACTAGTGGTACTTCAGGTTCTTCAGGAACAAGCGGTACAAATGGAACTTCAGGTTCTTCAGGTTCATCAGGTTCTTCAGGAACTAGCGGAACATCTGGAACATCAGGTTCTTCGGGAACATCAGGTTCGTCAGGTTCTTCAGGAACATCAGGTTCTTCAGGAACTAGCGGAACATCTGGAACATCAGGTTCTTCGGGAACTAGTGGTACTTCAGGTTCTTCGGGAACAAGTGGTACTTCAGGAACATCAGGTTCTTCAGGAACTAGCGGAACATCTGGAACATCAGGTTCTTCGGGAACTTCAGGTTCGTCAGGTTCATCAGGAACTAGTGGTACTTCAGGTTCTTCGGGAACAAGTGGTACTTCAGGAACATCAGGTTCTTCAGGAACTAGTGGAACATCTGGAACTTCAGGTTCTTCAGGAACATCAGGTTCGTCAGGAACAAGTGGCTCATCAGGAACTAGCGGAACTTCAGGTTCATCGGGAACATCAGGTTCTTCGGGTACTAGCGGAACTTCAGGTTCATCAGGAACATCAGGTTCGTCAGGAACAAGTGGCTCATCAGGTACTAGTGGAACATCAGGTTCATCAGGAACTAGCGGAACATCAGGTTCTTCGGGTACTAGCGGTTCGTCAGGAACATCAGGTTCAAGCGGAACTAGCGGAAGTTCAGGTTCAAGTGGTACATCAGGTTCATCAGGTACAAGCGGAACATCAGGTTCTTCAGGAACAAGTGGTTCATCAGGTACAAGCGGAACTTCAGGTTCATCAGGTACTAGCGGAACTTCAGGTTCATCAGGAACATCAGGTTCGTCAGGAACAAGTGGCTCATCAGGAACTAGCGGAACTTCAGGTTCATCGGGAACATCAGGTTCTTCGGGTACTAGCGGAACTTCAGGTTCATCAGGTACTAGTGGAACATCAGGTTCATCAGGAACTAGCGGTTCGTCAGGAACATCAGGTTCAAGCGGAACTAGCGGAAGTTCAGGTTCAAGTGGTACATCAGGTTCGTCAGGAACAAGTGGCTCATCAGGAACTAGCGGAACTTCAGGTTCATCAGGTACTAGCGGAACTTCAGGTTCATCAGGAACATCAGGTTCGTCAGGAACAAGTGGCTCATCAGGAACTAGCGGAACTTCAGGTTCATCAGGAACATCAGGTTCTTCGGGTACTAGCGGAACTTCAGGTTCATCAGGTACTAGTGGAACATCAGGTTCATCAGGAACTAGCGGAACATCAGGTTCTTCGGGTACTAGCGGTTCGTCAGGAACATCAGGTTCAAGCGGAACTAGCGGAAGTTCAGGTTCAAGTGGTACATCAGGTTCGTCAGGAACAAGTGGCTCATCAGGAACATCAGGTATTGATGGTAATTGTTTCCCTTATGACCACATAACAAGTGTACCGACAGTTCAAGGTCAGGCTCAAGTGGTAAACAATATCGATTGGACTTTAGCAACATCTATTAAGACTTTATTTAATGATTATAATGGTGTAAATAGAAGCGGTTTTTGGAGTAATGTTGGTGCTGGTACAGAAATAATAATTACCACACCATCAGGAACTTACATTTATCAATTAAATAATACCCCAACAATTGGTGGAGGTGGAATTACCTTTAGTGTTACATATATTGGAGGAACAGGTACTGGAGCACCTTTATTACCAGATGTTTATTATTGGTGTGTTACAACTACAGGACTTTCAGGTTCAAGTGGAACTAGCGGTTCTTCAGGAACATCTGGCTCAAGTGGTTCTTCAGGAACTAGTGGAAGCTCAGGTTCTTCAGGAACATCTGGCTCAAGTGGTTCTTCAGGAACTAGTGGAAGCTCAGGTTCTTCAGGAACATCAGGTTCAAGTGGAACTAGCGGTTCTTCAGGAACATCTGGCTCAAGTGGTTCTTCAGGAACTAGCGGAAGCTCAGGTTCTTCAGGAACATCAGGTTCAAGTGGAACTAGCGGTTCTTCAGGAACTAGCGGAAGCTCAGGTTCTTCAGGAACATCAGGTTCAAGTGGAACTAGCGGTTCTTCAGGAACTAGCGGTAGCTCAGGAACATCTGGCTCATCAGGAACATCAGGTTCTTCAGGTTATATTATTGATAATATTTGGGATTATACTACAGGAAGTCCTGGAAATCAAAAAGTTAGAAATGCAGTACCGGCTGACGGGTTTCCAATAACACCGTTTACACTATTAATTGGTGAAACTCCATTATCAAATACACCTAACTATAGTGCGATTTATGGAACATTAGGTAATGGTACACTTTGGAAAATTACAAGATTAGTTGGTGGTTCAGATGTAATATACTATACACAAAATGGTAATGGTGCTGACAATGGTAGTTATTGGGAATTTGCACTTGATTACTTATCAGGAAGTGATTGGGTACCGGCAAACGCTGACGATGTGTTAATCCAAGTCGCAGGTATAGGTCAATCAGGTTCGTCAGGTTCAAGTGGTTCTTCAGGAACATCAGGTTCAAGTGGAACATCAGGAAGTTCAGGTTCATCAGGAACTTCTGGTTCTTCAGGTTCAAGTGGAACTTCAGGAAGCTCAGGTTCGTCAGGAACTTCAGGTAGTTCAGGTTCAAGTGGAACTTCTGGAACAGGGTTTACCGCAGTTACAAATCCATCATTAACAAGAGTGTTAACTTCTGATGGAACTGCAAATGGAGCAATCGCTGAAAGTGGTTTGACATATGACCAACAGTATTTAACACTTTACGGAGGTCAAAGAACTCAAACTGTAGATTACGCAACCGTAAGTCCTGGTACAACAGTTATAGAGTCATTCCCAAGTTCAACAGGTAGCAGTTGTCATTTTGAATACGTTGTTATAGAACATAACTTAAATTATAGAAGAAGTGGTGTTGTTATGGGTGTTTGGAATGATAGTTTTGCAGAATTCACCGAATACTCAACACCTGACTTAGGAGGTTCAACACTCGGTATAGAGTTTAGAGTTGTAGTCGTAGGTGCTGACGTTCAACTTCAAGCTGGTGTTTCAGTAGGAGATTGGGATGTTAAAGTTAATACAAGAATAATATTCTAAATTAATTATAACTAAGAGAAATCCCTCACTCAAAAAGTGGGGGATTTTTTTTATTTAAACTATCCAAATAAGTTTATTAATCTATTTATAGAATAAAATAAACTTGAACCGATTCTTTTGGAAAGTGAAAAAAGAAGAAAATAATGGCAAATGAATTTGTAGCGCGCAAAGGTGTCATATCATTGGGGGGTATTACATTCCCTTACACCGCTGTAAATGGTACGTATACTATTACAGCAAATGATTATTTAATTGATGCAACATCAGGAACATTTCAAATAACATTACCAAGTGCCGTTGGCATTAAAGGTAAAATTTATGTTATTAAAAATAGTGGTAACGGTGTTATAACATTAGACGGTAGTGGTAGCCAAACTATTGATGGTCAAACAACACAAACATTAACAAGTAAAGATTCCATCCAAGTCACAAGTAACGGAAGTGATTGGATTATAGCTGGTGTTGATGGAACATCAGGTTCTTCAGGAACATCAGGTTCAAGCGGTTCATCGGGAACTAGCGGAAGTTCAGGTTCAAGTGGAACAAGCGGTTCTTCAGGAACATCAGGTTCAAGTGGTACAAGCGGTTCTTCAGGAACATCTGGCTCAAGTGGTTCGTCAGGAACTAGTGGAAGTTCAGGTTCAAGTGGAACAAGCGGAAGTTCAGGTTCAAGTGGTTCATCGGGAACTAGCGGTTCATCAGGTTCAAGTGGTACAAGCGGTTCTTCAGGAACATCTGGCTCAAGTGGTTCGTCAGGAACTAGTGGAAGTTCAGGTTCAAGTGGAACAAGTGGTTCATCAGGTTCTTCAGGAACATCAGGTTCAAGTGGAACAAGCGGAAGTTCAGGAACATCTGGCTCAAGTGGTTCATCGGGAACTAGCGGAAGTTCAGGTTCAAGTGGAACAAGCGGTTCATCAGGAACTAGCGGAAGTTCAGGAACATCTGGCTCAAGTGGTTCATCGGGAACTAGCGGAAGTTCAGGTTCAAGTGGAACAAGCGGTTCATCAGGTTCAAGTGGTACATCAGGTTCTTCAGGAACATCAGGTTCAAGTGGTTCATCAGGTTCTTCAGGAACATCAGGTTCAAGTGGTTCATCGGGAACTAGCGGTTCATCAGGTTCAAGTGGTTCATCAGGTTCTTCAGGAACATCAGGTTCAAGTGGAACAAGCGGTTCATCAGGAACTAGCGGAAGTTCAGGTTCAAGTGGAACAAGCGGTTCATCAGGAACTAGCGGAAGTTCAGGAACATCTGGCTCAAGTGGTTCATCAGGAACTAGCGGAAGTTCAGGAACATCTGGCTCAAGTGGTTCATCAGGAACTAGCGGAAGTTCAGGAACATCTGGCTCAAGTGGTTCATCAGGAACTAGTGGAAGTTCAGGTTCTTCAGGAACATCAGGTTCAAGTGGTACTTCAGGTTCAAGTGGCTCATCAGGAACTAGCGGTTCATCAGGTTCTTCAGGAACAAGCGGTTCATCAGGTTCTTCAGGAACAAGCGGTTCTTCAGGAACTAGCGGAAGTTCAGGAACATCTGGCTCAAGTGGTTCATCAGGAACTTCAGGTTCATCAGGTTCAAGCGGTACATCAGGTTCATCAGGTTCAAGCGGTACATCAGGAAGTTCAGGAACATCAGGTTCAAGTGGTTCATCAGGAACTTCAGGTTCATCAGGTTCAAGTGGAACAAGCGGTTCGTCAGGAACTAGTGGAAGTTCAGGTTCAAGTGGAACAAGCGGTTCTTCAGGAACATCAGGTTCATCAGGTTCAAGTGGAACATCTGGCTCAAGTGGTTCATCGGGAACTAGCGGAAGTTCAGGTTCAAGTGGTTCTTCGGGAACATCAGGTTCAAGCGGTTCTTCAGGAACAAGCGGTTCTTCAGGAAGTTCAGGTTCAAGCGGTACATCAGGTAGCTCAGGTTCAAGTGGAACAAGTGGTTCTTCAGGAACATCTGGCTCAAGTGGTTCTTCAGGAACTTCAGGTTCGTCAGGAACTAGTGGAAGTTCAGGAACATCAGGTTCAAGTGGTTCATCAGGAACTTCAGGTTCATCAGGTTCAAGTGGAACAAGCGGTTCATCAGGTTCAAGTGGTACGTCAGGTTCTTCAGGAACATCTGGCTCAAGTGGTTCGTCAGGAACTAGCGGTTCATCAGGTTCAAGTGGAACAAGCGGTTCTTCAGGAACATCTGGCTCAAGTGGTTCGTCAGGAACTAGTGGTTCATCAGGTTCATCTGGAACTTCAGGAAGTTCAGGAACATCTGGCTCAAGTGGTTCATCAGGAACTAGTGGTTCATCAGGTTCAAGCGGTACATCAGGAAGTTCAGGAACATCTGGCTCAAGTGGTTCATCAGGAACTAGCGGTTCATCAGGTTCATCTGGTACTTCAGGTTCAAGTGGTACATCAGGTTCATCTGGTACTTCAGGTTCAAGTGGCTCATCAGGAACTAGCGGTTCATCAGGTTCATCAGGAACATCTGGTTCAAGTGGTACAAGTGGTTCTTCGGGAACATCAGGTTCAAGTGGTTCATCAGGAACATCAGGTTCATCAGGAACATCTGGCTCAAGTGGTTCGTCAGGAACTAGTGGAAGTTCAGGTTCAAGTGGTACTTCGGGTTCGTCAGGAACTAGTGGAAGTTCAGGTTCATCAGGAACATCAGGTTCTTCAGGAACATCAGGTTCAAGCGGCTCTTCAGGAACAAGCGGTTCTTCAGGTTCAAGTGGTACGTCAGGTTCTTCAGGAACATCTGGCTCAAGTGGTTCTTCAGGAACAAGCGGTTCATCAGGTTCAAGTGGTACAAGCGGTTCTTCAGGAACTAGCGGTTCTTCAGGAACTAGCGGTTCTTCAGGAACTAGTGGTTCATCGGGTTCTTCAGGAACTTCAGGTAGCTCAGGTTCAAGTGGAACTTCAGGTTCTTCAGGAACATCAGGTTCATCAGGAACATCTGGCTCAAGTGGTTCGTCAGGAACTAGCGGTTCATCAGGTTCAAGTGGTACTTCGGGTTCTTCAGGAACATCAGGTTCATCAGGAACATCTGGCTCAAGTGGTTCGTCAGGAACTAGTGGAAGTTCAGGTTCAAGTGGTACTTCGGGTTCTTCAGGAACTTCAGGTTCAAGTGGTACGTCAGGTTCTTCAGGAACATCTGGCTCAAGTGGTTCGTCAGGAACTAGCGGTTCATCAGGTTCAAGTGGTTCATCAGGTTCAAGTGGTTCATCAGGAACTTCAGGAAGTTCAGGAACATCTGGCTCAAGTGGTTCGTCAGGAACTAGTGGAAGTTCAGGTTCATCTGGAACATCAGGAAGTTCAGGAACATCTGGCTCAAGTGGTTCGTCAGGAACTAGTGGAAGTTCAGGTTCATCTGGAACATCAGGTTCAAGTGGTACAAGTGGTTCTTCGGGAACATCAGGTTCAAGCGGTACTTCAGGTTCATCAGGTTCAAGTGGTACGTCAGGTTCTTCAGGAACATCAGGTTCATCAGGAACATCTGGCTCAAGTGGTTCGTCAGGAACTAGCGGTTCATCAGGTTCAAGTGGTACAAGCGGTTCTTCAGGAACTAGCGGTTCTTCAGGAACTAGCGGTTCTTCAGGTTCATCTGGCACATCAGGAAGTTCTGGTACATCAGGTTCAAGTGGTACATCAGGTTCAAGTGGTTCATCAGGAACATCAGGTAGCTCAGGTTCATCTGGTACGTCAGGTTCTTCAGGAACATCTGGCTCAAGTGGTTCGTCAGGAACTAGTGGAAGTTCAGGTTCTTCAGGAACATCAGGTTCAAGTGGTACATCAGGTTCATCAGGAACATCTGGTTCAAGTGGTTCGTCAGGAACATCAGGTAGCTCAGGTTCAAGTGGTACTTCGGGTTCGTCAGGAACATCAGGTAGCTCAGGTTCAAGCGGTACTTCAGGTTCTTCAGGAACATCAGGTTCAAGTGGTTCGTCAGGAACTAGTGGAAGTTCAGGTTCAAGCGGTACATCAGGAAGTTCAGGAACATCAGGTTCAAGTGGAACATCAGGTAGCTCAGGTTCATCTGGTACTTCAGGAAGCTCTGGTTCAAGCGGAACAAGTGGTTCATCAGGAACTTCAGGTTCATCAGGTTCAAGCGGTACATCAGGAAGTTCAGGTTCAAGCGGTACATCAGGTTCATCAGGAACTAGCGGTTCTTCAGGAACATCAGGTTCAAGTGGTTCATCGGGAACTAGCGGAAGTTCAGGTTCAAGTGGTACATCAGGTTCTTCAGGAACATCAGGTTCAAGTGGTTCATCGGGAACTAGCGGAAGTTCAGGTTCAAGTGGTACATCAGGTTCGTCAGGAACTAGTGGAAGTTCAGGTTCAAGTGGAACATCAGGTTCAAGTGGTACATCAGGTTCATCAGGAACATCTGGTTCAAGTGGTTCGTCAGGAACTAGTGGAAGTTCAGGTTCTTCAGGAACATCAGGTTCAAGTGGTACATCAGGTTCATCTGGTACTTCAGGTTCTTCAGGTTCATCGGGAACAAGCGGAAGTTCAGGTTCATCTGGTACATCAGGAAGTTCAGGTTCATCAGGAACATCAGGTTCTTCAGGAACATCAGGTTCAAGTGGTACTTCAGGTTCTTCAGGTACTTCAGGAAGTTCAGGTTCAAGTGGTACATCAGGTTCATCAGGTTCAAGTGGAACAAGCGGTTCTTCAGGAACTAGCGGTTCATCAGGAACTTCAGGTTCATCAGGTTCAAGCGGTACATCAGGAAGTTCAGGTTCAAGCGGTACATCAGGTTCATCAGGAACATCAGGTTCAAGTGGTACATCAGGTTCTTCAGGAACATCTGGTTCAAGTGGTTCGTCAGGAACTAGTGGAAGTTCAGGTTCAAGTGGAACATCAGGTTCAAGTGGAAGTTCTGGTACATCAGGTTCAAGTGGTACTTCAGGAAGTTCAGGTTCATCAGGAACATCAGGTTCAAGTGGTACTTCAGGAAGTTCAGGTTCATCAGGAACATCAGGTAGTTCAGGTTCAAGTGGTACTTCGGGTTCAAGTGGAACAAGCGGTTCTTCAGGAACATCTGGCTCAAGTGGTTCGTCAGGAACTAGTGGAAGTTCAGGTTCATCAGGAACATCTGGCTCAAGTGGTACTTCAGGTTCATCAGGAACTAGCGGTTCTTCAGGTTCATCTGGCACATCAGGAAGTTCTGGTACATCAGGTTCAAGTGGTACTTCAGGTTCATCAGGTTCTTCAGGTACTTCAGGAAGTTCAGGTTCAAGCGGTACATCAGGTTCAAGCGGAACAAGTGGAAGTTCTGGTACATCAGGTTCATCAGGTTCTTCAGGTACTTCAGGAAGTTCAGGTTCAAGCGGTACATCAGGAAGTTCAGGTTCAAGCGGTACATCAGGTTCAAGCGGTACTTCAGGAAGTTCTGGTACATCAGGTTCAAGTGGAACATCAGGTAGCTCAGGTTCATCTGGTACTTCAGGAAGTTCTGGTTCAAGCGGAACAAGTGGTTCATCAGGAACTAGCGGTTCATCAGGTTCAAGTGGTACTTCAGGAAGTTCAGGTTCAAGCGGTACATCAGGTTCATCAGGAACTAGCGGTTCATCAGGTTCAAGTGGTACTTCAGGAAGTTCAGGTTCATCAGGAACATCTGGCTCAAGTGGTACTTCAGGAAGTTCAGGTTCAAGCGGTACATCAGGTTCATCAGGAACTAGCGGTTCTTCAGGTTCAAGCGGAACATCAGGTAGCTCAGGTTCAAGCGGAACAAGCGGTTCTTCAGGTTCATCTGGTAAATCAGGTTCTTCAGGAACAAGTGGAAGTTCTGGTACATCAGGAACAAGTGGAAGTTCTGGTACATCAGGTTCAAGTGGTACTTCAGGAAGCTCAGGTTCATCAGGAACATCTGGCTCAAGTGGTACTTCAGGTTCTTCAGGAACATCAGGTAGCTCAGGTTCATCTGGTACTTCAGGAAGTTCTGGTTCAAGTGGTACTTCAGGTTCTTCAGGAACTAGCGGAAGCTCAGGTTCATCAGGAACATCTGGTTCAAGTGGTTCGTCAGGAACATCTGGCTCAAGTGGTACTTCAGGTTCTTCAGGAACTAGCGGAAGCTCAGGTTCATCAGGAACATCTGGTTCAAGTGGTTCGTCAGGAACATCTGGCTCAAGTGGTACTTCAGGTTCTTCAGGAACTAGCGGAA